CACCATGTCTTGCTAAAATTCCCTTTGTTTGTTCGAAACCCTTAAGTTCCAAGTGGGCCATGCAGTATTTTGCCTTTGAATTCTTGATAGCTTCCAGATCATTGTCGCGATTGGCCGTGGCCATCCATGGCAGCATCAGGAACTCGGTTCCTTCGATGACGACATTCGTCGGCTCCTTATATACAAAAAATTTATATTCGGGGTTCAAAATCTCCGAAAGGGAGTTGACGGCGTTGGTGTTTTTAAAGTATGTATCATGGTTGCCCAGAATGATATGAAAATTCAGACCACGAAACTGAGAGCGGATGGCCATCGGCTCCAGAAAATCCTCTCGGAGGCGCTTCGCCGTCTGAATATTTAGCTGTCGGCGGTTATCGACAAGATCACCCAGATGAATTACATGCTGGATTTGAAATTTGTCGATAAAAGGAAACAGGACGTTATCATAAAATTTCTTCTGATACTCATAGAAGGCGACGTTATCGTTACGGCACCCCGCATGAGTATCGGCCATCAGGAGAATTTTAGTCAAGTGTTATCTCTTTCCTACTTTGTTGAGATAGTCCTTGCGTGTGAACACGTCGGGCTTCTTCTTCTTGGCAAGGGCCTCGTTTAGATAGTCACGACAGGCCTCAAGGCGAAGCTGCATGTTGTACATCTCGTTCTCGCGCGTCGCCGCCTTGAATTTGTCCACCAGATTGAAAATGATTTCTGGTACTAAGTTAAGTTGTTCGTGGTTCATCGTTTTCTTCCTTTTCTTTAAATTCTACTCCAGCAGGAGTAATAATAGCTTCTAAACTTATGTATTCAATATGCTCTTTAGGTTTGTAATATATTGCTCCCAAACCAGTCTCTTCATCGAATTTGATATCAATATTTTCATGGCCGTACTTCTCCTGAAGATAATAACAAGTTTGGAGAGCATAGATATGATAATCCTCATAATCGACCCCATGAGTTTCTTTCCAGTGGTCCAACCATTCAATTAATTCATTAAAGCTTGACATTTTCTACCTTCTTCTTCAAAGTGTATAGTGTGATATTTAAAGTATATTTTCCTTTAAGTCTTTGTTTTCATTATGTTTTTTACGATTTTTAGAATAATCGAGGTTTTTGTGTGTTGCATAATTATTTTCTTTGGACTTGACGGCCTCAAATTCATTGATCACCTTATTGTGATCGTCGTTATTGAAAGCATCAAACATCTCGTCGCCGCCAAATTCATTCATAAAACTTCTTTCAAAATTTTTGTGTTTGATGTACTGTTCCTTCTTCTCCTTGGCGATGCGTTGGAGGAAGACATTCCACGCTGTCTGTGAGAAGTATGCGAAGGGATTCGGATTTTCCTTGTTATAATTAACATCAAATTTTTCGACCTTCTCGATCATCTTCTCGATGGCATCCAGAACCATTTCCTCCTTGAAGGAATAATTCGTAAAATTAAATTTATTGGAGAGATTGGTGGCCAGCTTGATAATACACTCTCCAATGTATTTTGGAATTATGGGCCTAGGTCCGTCTCCAGCCGCATCGAGAGCCTCATTATATGCGACGAGACTTCGATAGAAGTCGGGACCGTTGATATAATTCTTCGTAGATTTAGGCTTCCTTACGATACTACCACGTTTTTCTTCGATTTTCAACTTTTTTCCTTTTCTTCTTTTTGTCGTTGGCCTGATTATACTATGTTTTTCATGGATGTCAAACTTTTTTTTAGAAATATGAATTTTTCGCTTGACAGGCCAAATTTTCGGCGCTATAATTAAACTCTTAGTTTCTCCCAACCAAACCTTAAGGTTCCTCATGTACTTTACCCAACTATAATATGGGGAGGAACATTAACAAACGCGACTACCTTAATGTACTTTAAGGAACAGTAATTCTTTAAGGTTTTATAATGTCCCTAGTGATCCTTAATGTTACCTTAATGTAACTAATAGTGGCATAAAAGGGGCAATTTCACTTCAGATTGATGGTGTATTCTTTGAAGGGAAATTCTTCTTCGGTGTACATTCTGCGTCTTTCCAGCATGTGGAGCAGAGTTGTATTCTGTAATTTTTCTATGAGGTCATCTGAAATATCGAAGACGGTTAAATCTTTCTTCCCCGGATTCATTCTAAGGCCTCGCCCAACGGATTGAAGAGTTCTAATTCTGGATTTGGAGGGGTGGGGAAAAATTAAATTGTTCAACTTCTTGATGTTAATCCCGGTCGAGAAGACAGTGCTACAAACCGTGATGGAGTTCTCCAAGGTTTCAATATGATTAATTAATTTTAATCTCTCATCCGCACTGTTGCCACCATCTATGTAAAATACGGGAATGGTAGCTTCCTTGAGAATTTCCTCATACATGCGCCGCCCATGATCCTTCATTCTGAACATGATGAAGGTGTTGCCGGTTAGGGAGATGGCGAGGTTTTTAATGAACCGGGTTCGTTCTTCTGAATTCAGAATATAATTTATTTCATCTTGGTAGTTGATTTTCATCTGATTCTCCCTATATAAGGAGTTAAGATGTTTCAGCTTCAAAATCTTGAAGAAGACCGGAGCCGAGAATCCTCTATCTATTAAATCCTTGGTCGAGATGAATTTATAGATGGGTCCAAACGAGGCCTTGATGGACATGATGGATAATTCATCTTCCTGAAGAGTTCCGGTGACGCCAATCCGAACCTTGGTCTTGGTCGTCTTCTTCATCATCTTGGTCAGCGTCTTGGCTTGGAAGGTGTGTACCTCATCGGCAATGATCACTTCCTTGTCGTCAAACCATGCTTTATCCTCGTCATAGATCGACTGGTAGGTGGAGATGATCAGCTTCTCGTTTGTCTCCCGTCCTTCTCCTTCCATAATCAGATGGGCCGATCCCTGATATCCGTAGTCTCTGAAGTCGTTGAATATCTGATTCACCAGAGCCGTGGTCGGCACGATGATCAGGGTTCGGCGGTTAAAATATCTGTAAAAAAGATACATGATGAGGGACTTCCCTGAAGAGGTTGGGCTAAGACCGATCATTCTGTAGTTTCTGACACCCTTGATGAAATATTTTAATTGATAATCTCTGACCTGATACTTTTCAGGGAGATTCAGCGTCTTGATGAATTCTAGCGCCTCATGCTCGGAAAATTCTTCCGCTGCATAGTTTCCCTTAATTTCAAACTCATAATTATTTTCTATCAGGAACTTTGCCAGATCAGGGAGAAGACCGTTGAAGAATGTGTTGTCCATGATGTTGAAGAAGTTAATCCAGCCGTTCCATCGTCTCTTCCGATAGGATGGATCGAACTGGTAATTCTTGGGACGGTAACGAAACCTTTCATTAATTTCTCTTCTGATAGAAGTCTCGGCCAGAATTTGGCAGTAGACTTCATTGACTTTTCTAATTGTTATCAATTTCCCGAAGCCCAACGTTTGAACGAAATTGCCGAGTTGATCTGATAACTCCTGTTATTTATCATGTCGATGATGGATTTTAAGGTATTAACCTTCTCCCGCTGATAAGATACCCGCAAGGACTTCTTAATGATGTCAGGATCGGCGTCGAGGAAACCTTCAATTTCACTCTTTAGAATCTTTCCCTTGGGCGGTAGGGTCCATAGCTTGGCTTCCTCGGCGGAATCGACGCCATATACCAAGAAGTCATTCTTCGCCTGCCGGTAGGTCTTATATTCGGCCTGCTCCATTGCAAGCTGAAGATTTTCCTTGGCGTAGAAACGTAGATATTTTGCATGAAGCTTGGGGATTTTAAGTGAGTCCTCGTCCAGCGCCAACTCATTGGTGCCGACATCCGAATCCCAATGATCCAGTATTTCATCTAATGTCATAGTTTCTCCTTATAATGATCAGATATTATATCACAAATCTAGGATTAAGGAAGAGAAATATGATACTTCAAGTAAGAAAAGTTAACAGTTGAATCCATATAATTCACTGTTCCATCCTTGGTCACGAACTGTGGACCCGATAAAAAGATAGGAGAACATCTTTCAAAGTTGAAAACAAGTGTTGCCTGATGTTGTGAATCCATGACGAATAGTTGTAGGTCCGAATAAAGACCATAACCAAGGTAATTTGGGTTGGATTCTAGCTGGGTGTAATTATTTCCGGTGTTGTTGGGATTGCCGATTCCCGTCATCCAGTTGTGCATTTCGAGCCAGTTCTGAAATTGGTCATCGATCTTGAATGTCAGCGTAAGGTCTTCAAACACTAGGTGATCACCCTGCATAGGCACTCTCAGGGACGGGCTAGGCACCCTAGAAGGTGGCAGGGTGATGTTCGGCACCTTGAAAGTCTGACACCAATATTCCGTCGCGGGGGCTCGTCTGAGCACGAACTTGAAATTCAGTTCTGATTGTAAATTCAGTGAGATAGGATTTTCGGATAGGACGGTCATGGAATTCCTCTTTTATATATTTATTTCGCTTGACAGGGGTGTTTTAGAATGGTATTTTGAATTTCAAATGAAGGAGAATTTATCATGGCTGATAGTGCTGTAGATACGTATGGTCGTCCCTATGCCTTGGTTTCGGAAGTTGTGGAGGGGTCTGTCGTAATTGTCGATCATGATTTCGATTGCATGAGGCCATGGTCTGAAAAGGTGGTCAAGATTGATGACATGAAGCTGAAGAATTGGGGATATGACGGCTCACTCTATATAGATTGCGACGAGGGTCAACACTTTCTCCATGTACATTATGATAATGCGTCTGGCGTCGAATTTTACGTTGGTATTTACATGAAAGGAACAATATAATGATTAATTTTAAGGCTGGTGATATAGTTAAATGTATCAACGTTGATTGTTGTTCTTCACTTGAACTTGGTAAGAAATATAAGGTTCTCAAATCGACGGTATTTAACTCCGATGACATCATTCTTCATCTGTTGAATGAAGAACTGCAAATTGCCGGATATTTCTCCGATAGATTTAAACTTCATGAGGAAGTGAAGGAAGTGGAAAGGAACAATACAATGATTGATTTTAAGACTGAGGAAGTGAAGGAAGAATTCTATGTTAATTATAGTTATGGTAACATTCTTACTTTTCCCTCAATTGAGGCAGCGGAGGAATTTATCAAGAATGGTCATCGGAATGTTGACTACGCCACCATCTATAAGAGGGTCAAGGTTTTGAAGAAGAATGTTCCGGTTCCGGTTTGGGAGGAAGTAAATGTTTAATGCTGGTGATAAAGTCGTTTGTATCGACAACGATAATAATACACTTCCACTTACAGTCGGTAAGAAATACTATATAATAAGATCGGAAATAGGTTCCGTTCTTGTTTATGATGATCATCATAAATGTGAACAATTCTATTACGGCCATAGATTTAAGCTTGAGGGTGAAGAAAGGTTTGTCATCGCCTTCGGCCAACCAAAGACCTTCAACACCGAGGCCGAGGCGTTGGAGTTTATTAAAGATACGCCGATTGCTAGTCGCGCCTCGATTTGTAAAATCGTCTCCGACTATCAAAGTGTGGAAGGTTCAAAAGTGGAATGGACAAAAATTGTTTGATCATCGTTTTAATAGAATTTTCTTGGATATGGATGGGGTTCTGGCCGACTTTGACAAGGCGGCTATTCCCCTGATGGATGGTCTATCCCCGGAGGTTTTTGAAAAGACACGCGGATCGGATGAATTCTGGAAACGGATCAACTCCAATCCAACCTTCTTTTCCGACTTGCCACTGATGGAAGACGCCATGGATTTGTATGATGTCGTCAAGAAGTATCGACCCATCATCCTGACAGGTGTACCGAAGGCCGTGGAGGCTCATCGAAGTCAGAAGATCGATTGGGGACTGAAACACTTCGGCAAGTCCCAGATTGTTATCCCATGTCAGGCAAAGCGTAAGTCTGAATATCTTCTGCCGGGTGACGTTCTGGTGGATGATAGAACTGTTTACAAACACCTTTGGGAAAGGGCTGGTGGAATCTATATCGTTCATAAGTCTGCCGCTCAGTCCCTTGAGGCATTGTGGCAATTGGGAGTTCTAAATTGAAAACCATCTACGTCATCACCGCCACGGTCAGTGATTATTTTTCAGAGATGAAGCCATATACTTGCGAGGTTGCCTTTATTGATCGGGATGTCGCCGCGCAGATTGTGAAGTCTTTACAAAATATAAATATGAATGATATTGATAAATTCAACACAGAATATTTGTATTGGATTGAACATCGTGATGCTGTTCCATATCCGGCAAAGGTCGAACCGATAATTTATGATATTATGGAATTGCAACTGAATGAAAGGATTTCCAAATGACCTTAAAATTTTATTGGACTCATGACGGAAACCAGCATCACGCCGCTATCGCCAAGAGCATGAAGTCGGCGGCAAAGATTCTAGGCTGCTCCACGTACGAATTTACAACTCATGGTGGATCGTGTGATATGCTAGAGGCATGTTATATCAGAAATTTTCCTCGTCTGACCGATGAGGAATATAAAAATTCTCCCGGTCCTTGGTATCAGCCGATTGTTTTTAGAAATGTCGAAAAAGAAAGATATCCATGGTCATTGACAAAATACAAAAAGAAGTATAGGATTCTCGGCAAGAACGAATTTGGGGATGACATAAAGGAATTGGGTTATGAGCAATAACAGCATGATCATCACGCGTGTGATGGGTAGAATTTCTGTCATCAACGAGTTTTTGAAGCTTGAAAACTGGATTGGAGTGGATTATAATGAGGGCAAGGGATATTGTCTGATTCTTCCAGATAATGATTTCACTCACATGCTTATGAAGAAGCGTTACTACATCAACGCCGGGACGGAAAGCACCGTGAATTTCCTTCTCAATCGTTACGAGGAAGTCTTCATGAAGAAGTCTTTGAGAATATTTTCGAAATGGTTTCCAAAAATTTAGAGAAATGTATGGATGATTTCTTTCAGGAAGCAAAGACTCTGTAATAAATATAATAAATATTGTTGCGCTGTGGACGAGTCTGGTTAAGTCGTTGGTCTCATACGCCGAAGATCGAGGGTTCAAATCCCTCTGGCGCAACCATTAACATGGGGTTGGGGAAGTCAGGTCGTTCCCGGAAGTTTTGGAAACTTCAGCACATTGGTTCGAATCCAATACCCCGTACATATTCTGTAGTTTAACTTTTAAAATACTGTCATAGTGCCAGAGATAATGTGAAAATCGTTCGGAAGCGCCGTTTTTAAAGGATGAAAAATGAAACGTTGGTTTTTGTATTATTGGTATATATTTTGTGTCGTCACCATAGGATTGGTCATATTAATTCCATACTTACTTCGAAATTTATTCGAACAGATGGCTATCTTTATCGACTGGTGTGTGGTAGACAGAAGTCTGTCAATCTTGTTGGCGAAATACCTTGATAATTTAGAGATGAAAGTAAGGGGTAAATGAGATGAATTTCAAGAGCAAACAGGCGATTTTTGACTACGTGGGTGCCTTCCTCATCAAGCAGGGAGTTCGATCATACGATAATGTAGAAATGGTTTGTCGATACCGTGGTAATAATGGAACCATGTGTGCTGTCGGCTGTCTAATTCCCGACGAGATTTATAGAACAAAATTTGAAATGCTTACTGTTGATGGCTTGGTTAGAAATTGTTTTAAACTTCCTTGGTATATCAACCGATACGCCAAGTTTCTTAGGAGTTTTCAGCTTTTTCATGATGACAGAAATAGTTGGAATGAAAATGGTCTGAAAGTTGATCGTCTGATTGCTTTTGGAAAGCTTCATAATCTGGACACTTCCAAGTTTCAATAAATAGAACGGGGCGGTAAGCTAACGGGAAACTGATGCCTTTGCAAGGCATACTTGAGAGTTCGATTCTCTCCCGCTCCACCATTTCTTGGGTTGTAGGTGTACTTCGTGTGTAAGGAACCTTCACTTTTTTGGTGATAAAAAATAAATAGATCAAATGGGTTACTACTCAGTTAAAGACACTGATCTGTCTGTAAAACAGAAGCCTTTGCGCGTGGCTAGGAGCATTACCTAGGTGACCCACCATTTTAAAGAAAGTCAATGAAGAAAAAGAAGAACGTCAATCCCGTCCTTGATGATAAGGTGCGACTGAGAGGAAGAATCCAAGAGGGGTATCTTCGTCGTCTAGAAAATGTTAATTGGGCAATTGTAGACTGGACTTCCGAAGAAAAGGGTCCAATTATCGTTCATCTTTATGAACTGGAAAAAATTGATGACTAAAACAGCAATGTTAAATCGAATCGCCAAGCTTGAAGAGGGTCTCCTAGACGTGATTGATCCTTGGCGAGTCCTTCATAGAACGACAGAACTCGATCCAGAATATATGATACATATGCCTGTCGCCATCGAATGGGTAAATTCTGTAGAAACTCTTAAACTTATCGCTAGTGAGGCGCTTAAGAAATGAATTGGGATGAATATTTTATCGGATTCGCCCGTCATGCGGCGAAGAAATCCAAGGACCAGTCCAGCAAGGTCGGCGCTGTCATTGTAAAGGACAAGCGGGTCATATCGACGGGCTACAATGGATTTCCTTCCGGCGTGGATGATGACGTGTCAGAGAGGCACCAGAGGCCTCTTAAATACTCATGGACGATCCATGGGGAAGAGAATGCCATCGTCATCGCGGCGAAGTATGGCATCGCCTGTGAGGGTGCCTCGATCTACGTGACACCATTCCATCCATGTTCCCGATGTGCTGGCAGCATCGCTCAGGCCGGGATCAGGGAAGTGATTATTGATGACATCACCGACAATCCGCGATATGCCGAGGATTTTATCATTGCGAAAGAAATTTTTGCGGCGACGGGTATACAGGTTCGAAAATTTGGTGTATAAGATAAATAGGATACGAAATTCATTCCGACTAAGCTAATCTGGTGAAAGCGCCTGACTGAAAATCAGGAGAGTCTGGATCGTAACCAGAAGTCGGGACCAAAGTCTAAGTTGTAGGTAAAATGGGCAGATACATGAACCTTCATAGTTGCTTCAGTTGTGGGTACAATCGGCCTGTATGAACCCTCACTCTATTTCGGTGATCTTTCCACCATTCTTCGCGAGACATGCCGCCACGACGACCTTCGGTGTACATCCCTTTGGTGAAATATAAAGTCCAAGAGGATTGAGAATCTTAGCCGCGTAAATTGAACAAATATAGTCGTTTGTTGGGGGCGTCATATCAAGCCCGACTTCGACTTCGGCCAGAACAGAATATTTCATGCCGATGGCAGAATTTAAAACAGAATCGGCACCGGGATTCCATGTGAGATTATTTGGAATCCAGTAGCATGTTCCTGTGTGGGCGGTGATGGCTCCGGTGAGGGCAGGAGTCATATAGACGCAGCCTGTGGCTCCCGCCTGTGCAAACATGAGGGTATTATTGGTCCAATACGCCACCGCAACGTGATCGTAAGGGGAACGGGTTCAGAACGAAATCCATTTGTCCATCCATGATGTCTCGTTGGCCCATGTGATGATGTCGCCAGATTTGATCTGGGATATTACGTCAACTAATTTCATCTTCCCCTCCCATTTATGTTGACAATATTTATTATTTCATATATAAATAGAAGTTGAAGCCGGTTAGCTCAGAGGTAGAGCAGTTCCTTTACACGGATCAGGTCGAGATTTCAAAATTCTCACTGGCTACCATTTTGATAAATATGCTTGTGTAGCTCAATTTGGTCAGAGCGGGGGATTCTAAATCCCTAGGTTGTGGGTTCGAGTCCCTCCACAAGCACCAGAAAGGAAAATAAGAATGAAGAAGTATGAAATCTAGGTAAGTATACGTGATCCTCCTACGGATACGTGGAATACAATAAACTTTAACATTAATTAAAATTAGGAGAAATAAAAATGAAAACATATACGCAAGCATGGCAAAAAATTGCCAACAAGGCCACGGCAGTTAACGTCGTTCAACATATCGCCCTGAAGGCCTTCTTCGCTCAAACTTCAAACGAGACTAACCGGGAAGAAATCTTCCAGAGTCAGGCGCGTCGGGCATTTACGGAAGTTACCAACGAAAATAAGTTGGTTAATGGAAACCATCCATTTCAAGGGCTGAAGAAGGCTCTCTGGATTGCTTCTATGTCCCTGAGTGATGGACTTCTTGGAATGAAAGATCAAGAAAGTGTCGATACGATCTTCTCCGGTTCAGAAGAAGCATACAAGGAATTCAAAAATTTCTTGCGAATTTTGAATATTCTTTCAGGAAGAGAGGATGGTTTCGACAAATACAAGCGCCGTAATTATTCCTACATCTTCGTTGATAAGCGTTTCGATGATCCTATTTATCAGGCTGTTCAGGCGGCGCATGTGGCCATGGTGATCGGCCAGAAGATGAACAAATCCTTCGATGCTCACAAGATTCATTTTCAGGTCTGTGAGATGCCGGAACAATATGATCATATCGAAGTTGTGGCTGCTCATCTGGAAGCCGTGGGTTTCCGTGTCGAGGGATTTTATGAGCCCGACGTGGATCGTATCATCGCTATTGGTACTCATCCTGTTCCGTCCCATAAAAGAAAAGAACTTAGGGCTTCAACCCTATTGACTTTCTAAAAAAAGGGGCCTATTATGGCCCCTTACTGTTTTAGTAAATAGACTCTTTAGGGGTGCTCCGAAGTTGGAGAGTCGGAACGGTCTCCAAAACCGTGGCGTAATAGCCGAGACGGGTTCGAATCCCTCCGCTCCTGCCAAATTTTAATGATGACGTGTGGCCGAATGGTTAGGCACTCAACTGATAATTGAGACCAAATAGGTTCAAGTCCTATCGCGTCAACCAATGGGGATTTAGCTTAGTCTGGCCTAAAGCAACGCTCTGTCGAAGCGTGATCATGGGATCGAAGCCCATACTCCCCGCCATTTTCTTGAAAGGAATAAAATTGATTAATTTTGATTGTGTCAGCATCGGTGATAGTATTGCCACACGCGAGGGCCTCGGTGGGTCTCTCCATTGTCAAGAAATCCATGCGGTTTATGGTAAGCCAAGTTCCTTCATCATCCATGAGGCTGCGGCGTCGGGTCCACATTATGCCTGCGTCATCTCGGCCGGTTCGAATGATCCTCTGAATTTAAATCTGGAGAAGAATCTGGAGGCCATCCGTAGGAACGTCCATTGCCAGATCACGATATGGGTGAAGCCTGCCCATAGTCGTCCATCCTCGGTGGTAGGCCATGTGGCTGCTCTTTATGGGGATCGGGCCGTTCAGGTATATCCCGGTCGAGATGGGGTGCATCCAAAGTCCTATCCTGCTTTGGCCCAACAAATTAGAAATTCTATTTAAGGGTTTGAAATGTTAGATTATGATGTTGCCCAGACGGTGGTCTGTGTCGATGATAAAAATATTGGAAGTCCACAATTTTATACATCTCTTCCCGAAGAGGGTAAAAGATATATAGTCCGTAAAATATGGACTCCACCCGTTGATGATCCCAAAAAAGGATTCGGAGTCTCGTTGCATGGCATAACCGGCACCTATAATCCTGATTTTAAAAGAGAATGTGCCTTCAGGGCCTCTCGCTTCCGTCCCTTGGATGATCTGGATTTGTACATCGAAAAGATGGAACATGATATTGTTTCAGGAAATTATGATAAATCTCTTGACTTGGAAGATAATCCGTATAGGGTAGAAGAACCAGTTTCTATAAATTCTAAGGAAATCACATGTTCCCAATTATCGAGACCATTGACGACGTGCTGCCCCACATCCGAGGCAATGATAACTTCCACGTTAATTACAAGGAAGATTACATCGTCATCGATTACATCGTCAATACTCCCGACACCTTCCATAACGCTGTCGAAAAGGAATGTCGTGGGATCATCTTTTATAAAGATGGTCGGATTATGGCTCGACGCCTTCATAAGTTTTTTAACGTCAATGAACGTCCTGAAACGCTAGTCGAGAATCTTGATTTCTCCAAGCCGCATGTAATCTTGGAGAAGCTGGACGGATCGATGGTGACGACGATGATTTCCTATGGGAAGATGACGTGGGGTTCGAAGGCCGGTGTGACGTTTCTTACGCCACAGATCGAGGCTTTCGTTGAGAAAAATCCAAAATACCTAGAATTTGCCAACTGGTGTATGTCAGAATGGAGTATGACGCCCATCTTTGAATGGTGTTCAAATCAAAATAGAATTGTTATTTCTCACCCCGAAGATCGTCTTGTGCTGATCGGAATTCGTCATAATGTATCTGGAAACTATCTTGAATATTCAAGAATGAATCATATTGCTCTTGCTTTTGATGTTGATGTCGTCAAACAATATCCCGGCACCGTCGCGTCGATGCAGGAGCTAGTTGAAGCTGTAAAGCCTATGGAAGGCCTAGAGGGCTTCGTGGTGCGGTGGTCTGATGGCTCCATGGTGAAGATCAAGGCCGATCAATATTGCCTGCTACATCGCTCCAAGGACGAACTGGCGCGTGAAAAGAATGTCATCGCCATTCTGGTGGAAGGAATGGCCGACGACTTCCGAGTACTTCTGACTGAGCCTGATCGGGAGAAGTTCGAAGAATTTGAATATGAATTCTGGTGCAACTTCAATGAACAGGCCGACAACATTTTTGGTGTGCTTGAACATTATAACGCCACGAATATGACTCGTAAAGAATTCGCCCTTGAAAGTAAGGATTGGGTTAATTCCTATGTTCGGGCCACCGCCTTTACCTTCTTTGATAAAATTTCTATAAATATCACGGAAGTTAAACAACACCTTCTTGACATTCTAAAAAAGAATACAGGAAGCCAAACAAACGTTGACAAGGCTCGTTCTATCTGGGACAATGGCAACTTAAAGTGGGTCTACTAAGGAGATTATTTTGCGGTACACAAATACATTTCGTCTGGTGTTTTTTAATGTCTTCATCATGGCTCTCTTCATTGTTGGATACTTTTATGGATTTGTGGGTTACATCTTTACAAACGATGTGACCCACATCTCCTACGTTCTGGCGTTGCTACTCGTCACAGGCATCTTTCTACGAATTTTCGCCACCTTCAAAAACGATCAAACCTATGGATATGGCGGGAAGAAGATCAACAGATATCTGAATTATGTCTTGGGACAGTTTCTTTTCATCGGCCTCTGTGGCACCCTGATCGGTTTCGTGCATATGATCATGGGACTTCAGGACTTGTCGGACCCTCAATTCGTTTTGAAAAATATGATTTCAGGCGCGTTGACTTTGTTCAATACGACCTTGATCGGCCTCGTAGCCTTTCTATGGACGAGGTTCAACAGCTTCTTGGTGAATGGTGAATGACCGATCTAAGCGCGAAGTTTAATGAGTCGCTAGAGGAAAAGCTGTTTGGTTATGTTCTGGCCGACGTGATGGTTTCCTTCGCCGCCTTCGTCTTTATGCTTTTCGTGGTGGTTTCTATGGTTCCACACAGTGAAAATAATAATGATGGTGTGATGCTGGGTAGTCTTTGTGCCGAAATTTATTGGCCGAATGATCGTGATATCGATCTTGATATCTGGGGTAAGTCACCCAAAGATGGAAAGCCTATCGGATTCTCCAACATGCATGGCGGGGGACTTGATCTTTACCGTGACGTTATCGGCTTCCAGAATAATCTTGAACATTTAAATATGGAAATCGAATGCACCAACAAGATTATTCCCGGAGAATACACGTTCAATATCTATTATTTCTCTAACCATGAGACACAGGCATCAAGTCCCGCCTTTGGGAAATTTCCGAATGGAACGGTCGAGGCGACAATGATTATCAGACTAAAGGGTGCAAGCGTCTCGGATGGTCGTTTTAAAACTATGAGAGGGGTGCATACATTCACGGCAGAAAATCAAGAGAAGACGATGTTTAATTTCAGGGTCGGTGAGGATGGTAAAATCATAGACAGTTCTATTAATTCAAACGATAAGTGGATGGCTCATCAATGACAGTAATTTCATTTGTCTTCTTTGGTATGACGGCTGTACTATTTTTGATTACATCCTTGATGGTGAGACCGAAGCTTATGGGTCTGGCTGCTCTTATATACTGTTTATTTTTGGGTTTCTCTTATTACACAATTCATGATCTTCTGGGAACGGCCCGACCGATTATGAACATTCCCTTCTATCATCACATATTTACGAAGGAAAACAGTCCTAGGGTGATAAGTTTTGAAATGTCACCTGATAAGAAGAGTATTTACCTTCTCATTATGGAAGATTATCCGACTCTCTACATCGCGCAATTTAATCAAAAGTTGGTCGATGATTTGAATAAGGCTTTCGCCAAGCATCCTCAAGATGTTTTAATTCAGGGAGACGTGACAGAATATGGTGACGCCGACACAAATCAAACTTCTCATCTTCATATAGGAGGATTTGTGCTAGGTGATAATAACGAACTGAAACCAGATACATACACAAACAATGGGGTGGATGAATATAATGTTAAATGAAATAGGGTTCGTGGTTGTTTGTATCAACAATCGCGGCAGGGAGATGTATCTTAAGACAGGCTCACAATATACAGTGATTATCAATTATTTTATTGGTGCAGCCGAATTTTATCGTCTGAAGGAAGTGAAAAATATGGGATTTGAATCCCATCGCTTCATATTGGCACCCAAGCCGGGATTCTCCGCGCCTGTGGTCAATGTCGAGGAAGAGGAAGAAGATTACCGAAAGGCGGCTTAATTTAAAACCGCCGCCTTGACACGAAGGAGAGCCGTGTTACCAGTCTGCACGGCTCCCGTATTACTTGTAAATTTTGTGAAAAGATATAATACCCGCTCATTGATATTGACCGAGTTGGCAATCCATTGCGCCGTCAGGCTACCGGAAGCACTCAGCGTCAGGGAATAATTGGTGGCGTTGGGGGTGTTGGTGACGATAGGGGCGAGATTTGCCGTCAGAAGTCCAATCTCTGAATTTCCGTTAAAGACGTCCAGAAGGTCTAGCGTCGTAAGGAAGGCATTCGCCGTCCATGTCGCGCTGTTCGAAAGCGATACGTTTGACGTGTATGTGAAGTCAGCACCAGCGAAAACCTCTTGTGAAAACATTTTTCTCCCCTTTTTTGAATATTTATCAAAATTATCATTGACAGCGAAAACGAAATCATTTATAAGTTGGACATGGATGAGGGACTGGCCTTCACCGCAGATCAAGGATTTTAAAATGGCACATATGGTAGAAGAGATGGCTTATGTTGGTAAAGAGTGGGGAGGCGAAACCCCTTGGCATTCCCTTGGTTACAAGGTTGCCGGAAATCTCACCGCTCATGAAATGCTCGTCGCCGCGAAGTGCGATTGGGAAGTTGAAAAGTGTGAAATGGGTGACAAGTATGGTCCGGTGACGAAGAACAAGTCCCTGCGTCGCATGTCGGATGGCAAGCTGATGGATGTGGTGGGAGACGATTGGGAGCCTTTACAGAACGAGGTTGCCTTCGACTTCTTCCGCGAATTTGTGGATGCTGGTGACATGACGATGGAAACCGCTGGCTCCCTGCGTGAGGGTCAGTATGTATGGGCTCTGGCCAAGGTTAACAAGTCCTTTACCCTCTTCGGTGGGGATCGTGTCGAGAGCTACCTTCTTTTCACCAACACACATCGTTATGGTAAGTCCATTGACGTTCGGTTCACCCCTACCCGCGTCGTCTGCAACAACACGCTGACGATGGCCCTCAACGGTGTTTCTGACAACGCCTTTAAATCTTCGCATCGGGTGGTCTTCGACGCCACCGCCGCGAAGCAGACGATGGGTATCGCCAACGAGAAATTCGAGCAATACGGTGAGGCGGCGGCTTTCCTCGGTTCCAAGCGGTATTCTGAAGAGACTGTCAAGGAATATTTTAACGAAGTCTTCCCGGTACAGGTCGTCAAGGAAAATTCCAAGCGTAAGCCGAAGGAAGCCTCTTCGAATGCTACTCTGGCCGTCAAGGCTCTGGCCTATCAGCCCGGTGTTGAATTCGGGCCGGGAACTTGGTGGCAGGCTCTCAATGCCGTCACTTACGTCACGGATCACCTGATGGGCCGAACCGACGAAGCGCGGGTCGAGAATATGTGGTATGGACAGGTAAAGGATAAGAAGCTGAAGGCCTTCAGCCTAGCCGTTGACATGGCCAACAAAGCCTAAGTCTCTGAAAATCCCCGAGAAATCGGGGATTTTTTTTTGTCAACTCTGATGTGTCCAAAAGGTTCCTGTCAATAAAAATCTTATCTTTACAAAAAATTTCTTGACATCTTATATACATGCTGGCATACACAAGACGCCGAAGAGATAGTCTCTTCCTCAGCGTGACTTATGGAGTATTTCATCATGAATATCAAATCAAATGAAACCATTTCTGCTCAGGTTGCCAAGGTTATGTCAAATCTGAAGAAAGGCCACACACGATCCGAGGCCTTCGCCGCCATCAATAATGCCAGAATTGATGATAGAAATGGTAGGAGAATTGTTCCCTCCGTCTGGTACCACGCCCTCGCATATAACATGAAGGAAAATGGGAAGACCTACATGGAAGAGTCCTATCCTTATTTTCAGCCCACCGAGAGCCCGTATCCCAGAATCAAAACCGCCGCCTCGGCACCTGCCCCTCCCGCGCCTGCGCCGGTTCATGAGGCTTCCAATAAGGATGATGCGCTGGTGACCTTCCTGCACCGACTGCGTGACGACATAACATCGTTTATCGTGAGCGTCGAGGAAAATGGTGACAAGACGACTGCTCATACTGGTATCAAGTCGTCGGAAATGAACATCGGAAATGTCGTACAGTCCATGATCGGTAAACGCCGCGCCTAATTCATAATTAGTCATTAATAAGGCCGGGAGTTCTTCCCGGCCTTTTTCTTTTTTTCCGCTCACGTTATCTTGACGGAACCATTTTGAAGGAGTAGGTTCTTGTCATGCAGTTAGGCCATTCGGGGTGGCTGCGAAAAAAAAATTGGAGATTTGTGCAATGAATTATATCGTGATTGGCGGCGCTAACCAAGAATTGGTAGGAACCTTCAAGGATTTTATCGATGCTTGCGACATCGCCATCAACCTGAATTCCGAGGATGGATTTCTTTATACCGTCTGGGAAAGCCAGAAGGCTTGGACGACAGGGATGCTCGATAACAAGGTCGTCTACCACAATTTTCAAAATGTGAATGTCGCCGTCAAGTCGGCCTGATTTTCTTACGATGTCGAGGAAGGGGGTTTACAAACCCTCTTTTTTCGGCTATAGTCTTAGAAGTATAATAATGAAACGAATGAAAGGATATTAAATGTTTTGGAAAAATCAAGGTATTTCTATCGTCTGTGGTCTGATTGCTACGGCAATCTCTTATGAGACTGCTCTCTTCTTTGGATGGATTCCGAGCGTAAATCCGCTGGAGGCATTTTCTGTATTCACTTCTTATTGGTGTACATTCCTGTGCGTCTTTCAGTCTCGGTGGAATTATCCGATTGGAGCAATTTCCGTCGCCGCTCTCTGTCTTCTGTTTTATCAATCGAATCTTCTGTCTTCGATGGCTCTACAGGTCTACTTGTTTCCGACTTTGTTATATGGCTGGTTTCGATGGAAGCCCGATGCCGACACTCGCCCGGTAACTTTTATCGAAGCCAAGTGGTGGCCGGTTTATATCGTTTTGACAGCAGGCGTCGGTCTGGCCTGTATGGAAGCGAATAATTATTTTGGTGGCACAAATGCCGCATGGGATACTTCAATTCTTGTTCTTTCAATTTTGGCTCAGTTCATGCTGGACAATAAGAAAATCGAAAATTGGATTCTCTGGATTGCCGTTGACATCATTTCGGTGTTTGTCTACTGGAATGAAGACCTGAAGATTCTTTCCATCCAGATGGGTTTCTTCATTCTTAATGCTATCTGGGCTCTATATCTCTGGTGGAAGTCGATGAAGACTCCTTCGATTACCGCCGCCGTTCAGAAGTTTGAAATTGTAAATCATTAAGGATTAAAAACATGCGACGTGGCATCATCGTGATGACGGCTCTTCCTCCGACCAACGGTCATAAGGCATTGATTCAGTTTGGTCTTGATTTTTTTGAGACCGAGGGATATGATTACACGTTGCATGTTCTCATCAACTCTCGTAGTTTCGAGCCGATGGATGGTTGGGTTCGTTATCTGGCCTTGAAGAATGAATTTCAGAATTATTATGATTCCTGTAATCTCATTTTTCATTTAAATCAGAATGATGACGTTCCTCAAAATCCACCAGATCATCCTGACTTTTGGAACTTCTGGTGTGAGATGATCGAAGATGAAACAGGCGTGACTAAGTTTGATTTTCTCTTTGCCTCAGAAAATTATGGGATCGAACTATCAAAGGTTATCGGCGCAAGCTTCATTCCCTTTGATATTGATCGAGTCATCAATGCGTCAAAGGCGACGCATCTCAGAGACAATCCGTTGTCTAATTTTGATGATTTAGTTCCTTCTCTTCGACGGAAGTATGGTGTCGTGGCCACATTTTTTGGACAAGAGTCTGTGGGCAAATCCACCATGACTAGGGCCGTATTTAATTGGGGGTCTTTCGATAGTACAAGAGTTCCAGAATGGGCTCGTGGTTATCTTGAGGCTGTCGGTCCTGAAATTACTGATGAGAAGATGTTAAACATTGTCTATGGACAATTTGCTTCTCAGACGGTGGCGCGAGAGAAATTAACTCCATTCATTCTTCAAGATACGGACTTGCTTTCCACGATTGGATACTATAAACTGTGGAAAGGTTCATGGCCTAAGATTTGTGAAACCCTATTTAAAGTTTCTAAATCTGACATTTATTTTCTGATGAATGATAGTATACCTTTCGAGCCGGATCAACTCCGTTATGGCGGTGATAAGCGTGAGACGGATATGAAATTCTGGCGAGACCTTCTCGTTGAATATGACTGTAAATTTCATGAGGTTAAGGCCACCAGCCCTCTTTTACAACTCGAAGAGGTAGAAAATATTCTCCTTGAAGAGTTTAATAAGAAGGCCGACTTCAAGGAGTTTACACGCGAATAAATATTTAATACCCTCGTAACCAGTTCGGTCTTCTAAGCCGTTATCTGTAGTGGAGTTGCAAACGCTGGTTCGAATCCAGCCGAGGGTGCCAATTTTGAAGGAAATTTACATGGAAATCAGAACAAAATATGCCATAGGACATGTCTTCTATGTGGCCCGTTCCTATAGAAGAACTAAGCAAATTAAACAGAGAATTGGTGACGTGGAGTGGGTATCGGAACAGATTTATTATGAACCTGTCGTCAGGCAGAAGATTATCGTCGGTTTAGAAGTCAGTATGTTCGGTAAATATCCGTATACTAATGATTATAACGTCGCCAAGAGCGTCAAATATTACGTGGAGGATATTGATCATGCCGGTGGGGATTACGTTCCTCGCCTGACCGACGAAGAGCAAATTACAACTTACTCCTATGAAGATGCGCTGACTCTCGCCCGAGAATATGCCGCCAACATGAAAGAATTGTTTTGAACAAGTTCGAATTTGATATCGAGGCCTTCCGCGCCAAGGTGGAGGCCCTTTGTGAAAAAAACATCGACTTCATAGATTCAATCTTGACAATCTGTGAGAAAGATGGTATTGAATTAGACACGATAGTTCCCATTCTCAAAAAAGACCCCGAGTTCAAGAGCAGGCTCTTCATCGTGGCCGAGAAGATGAACTTCATCAAGAAAACTCCCAAGCTTCCAAAGGATTTCGAATGAGTGATCGGCCTCTTAAAGAATATGATTTAGATGATCTTATCGATGAGCTAGAATATAGAAAATATGATTTCTTCGAAGATTTATCTGATGATGACCTTGAAGAGGAATGTGCCGATAGAGGGATAAGGCTCGAATCAGAAATGGTGGATTATGAACCAGAATTTAGAAGACTCCAAAAGCTTGTCTATGAGGCCTATATGATGTCAATTGAATTTAATTACTGTCCAGATCGGCTATATAAGTTTATCGAAAATAATTTCAGATTTGCTTAGAATTTGCTGGTATTTTCGATAGAAATGTGATAAATAGAAGTAGGGATAATCCCTGATCACATCATCACAAAGATCACAACATCACAGGAGAAAATAAGTTGAGTTTTAAAGACCTAAAGAAAAATCGTCAAGAGAGTTTCAAGAAGCTAGAAGAAGACGTTACCAAGCTGGAAAAGAAGACATTTGAGTCTGATCCAAACGAATGGTATCCTAGTGTAGACAAGAACGGCAACGGGTTTGCTGTTGGTCGTTTCCTTCCCCGTATCACACCAGACGATCTGGATTTCGCCCGTTGGTGGAGCCACGAGTTTCAGGACAAGACCACTTCTAAGTGGTATATCGAAAACTGCCTGTTCACATTGGACGAGGGTGCCGATCCTGTCATGGAATTCAATAAGAAGCTTTGGAACTCGGTTCCCGGCGCGAATGACGACAAGGTGGCCAAGACCCATCCTAACCGTCAGCAGGCCACGCACCAATCCCGCAAGATTCATTATGTCGCTAACTTCTATGTCATCGAAGATAGTGTGCATCCTGAAAACAACGGTCGGGTTGTCAAGTTCAAGTTCGGCAAGTGGGCGATGGATAAGATTGAGGCTGTCATGTTCCCGAAGTTTGCCGGGAAGAAGAAGATCAATCCTTTCGACCTGTGGGATGGTGCCAACTTTCGCATCGAAATTATTTCGGAGCGTAAGGACGGTCGGATGCAACGGAGCTATAATACTTCTTCGTTCGATCCTCCCGGACCATTGGCTCCCGATGAAGAGCTAGAGAAGATTTACGAGCAATATAAAACTTGGTCGATCAAATCCTATCTGGAACCCAAGAACTTCAAGCCTTACGCCGACCTGAAGAAGCGTTTGGATGACGTTGTTGGCTTTGATACTGCCCTATGGAATGGTAAGAACCTTACCTCTTCTCAGGCGGCTTCCGAACCGGCTCGGTCATTCGCCACGGCGGAACCAAAATCCTCTGCGTCTATTCAGAAGGAATCTGTATCTGACCAGACTGATGAATTTTTCTCCAGCCTGAAAAAGAATACAGTCGAGGACGACATCCCCTTTTAATTTGACACCTAATCATCCTACGAAAAAGATAAAGGGGGGCTTCGGCTCCCCTTTTTATTATCCTTTGGGTATACCTCGGTGTGGTGCCTGTAACACGGTTTTAGGGTCCACTGGCGGGTTTAGCGGCATATTGGGGGATGGTTGCTGCTCCATCTGTGAACCGCCTCCATAGCCTCCGTAACCACCACCAAAGTTAGAATAATCCGGCATGTTCCTTATCTGCTCCACCATCTGGCGACTCTGGCCCCATGTCGCCACGCCAATAACAGCCAACATGGATATGTGAAATATTCCACCACCTTGAAGTGTGATCGGAGCCCATGCGATGATGGGGTATTTAAAGTATGCCAGAATGACGACGTTGGTGATAGGCGCTATCAAAAAATCAAACGCTATGATGGTGAGATATAACCATGCCGCAAAGAGATGCCATTGTTTGAACCAAGTTTCTTTTAAAAGTTGCGACTGAATCGAGTCGTCGGGATCATATTCCATGGCCTTTGGTCCTTGAATAAATATTAAAAGTATCAGATATTTATTTTTTTCAGGGATTCCATGGCACAAGAACAAGAACAAGAACAAGAACAAGCAGCAGAAAGTACCTTCAGAACTTTATTGGCCGATAGCGCCAGATATCTCACACATGCGGCGTTTCCACAGATCATGGCGCTGCAAGATTTGGTTTCTAGCTACAAGAAGAAGGCCGACGAAGAAATCAAAGAACTGAAGGATGAAGTTCGTCAGGAACGTAGGAAGAAAAGTAGTAATAGTACAGACGACGAAGACGTTGTGAATACGCTTGAACTTGGTTTTGAACAAATAAATCAGCATAATGTGACCCATGGTGTTCTTCTTGACTCCATGCTGACCGAAAACAGAAAAACTAACTCTCTGCTTGAAAGATTAGTTTTGGGTGGTGGAGGTTCTGGCGGTGGCGGTGGCGGTGGAGGTTCAGGTGGCGGCGGGGGTTTTGGAGACCTTGCCAAGGATGGGATGGAAATCAAGGCCGTTCAATGGGGAAGTAAACTTCTAGGAAGTCTTAAGGGATTTTTGAGTGAAGGTCTGATGGGCGGAGGTTTGGCTGCTGGTCTGATAGGCGGAGGTTTGGCTGCTGCTCTTAATTGGGGAAACAAAGGAGAAAATCATACTCCTTTGAGTGGAGGTCATGAAAATGACAGTCCAAAAGACCTAAAGGATTATTATAATAGTCTTCAGTCGCAGAAATTACAGGCCGGTGTGAAGGAAGACGACTCTAATCTTGCAATACAGCGTGAAGCACTCATGAAGATTGTTCAGAAGCTTGATGAGATGGACAAGAGCGGAAAGCATAATCCTGCCGTCGATAAACGTAAGGAAGAGATTCAAAAAGAAATTGATGATCTGAGTAAGGACAAGGCCCAGAAGGAAAGCCAGATCAAGGCGCTTCAGAGTGGTGATATTATACAGACACCACAACAGCAGATTGCCGCCACGAGAAGTACCGGCCAAGTAGCCCTTCCTGTCGGTGGAGGCGTCGATTCTGTGTCTCCTGATCAAACACAACCAACATTCGGCCAGACCGTCGATGCTCAGAGAAACCAAGGCGCGGCTGATATTCTTGGAAGAAAGCTTGGTGGTGATCACACAATAACACAAGGTTCGGGCGGCGGTTCTGGTGGTGGTGATCACACAATAACACAAGGTTCGGGCGGCGGTTCTGGTGGTGGTGGTCATATTGGTGGTGCTGGTGCCGCTATTGGTGATAAACTCACAAAGCATCTGATGGAAAAATATGGTCTGACCAGAGAACAGGCGACTGGTCCCGTTGGTGTGATGGGTTATGAAAGTGGTAATTTTAAAACTCTACAAGAAATTGGTCATTCTGGAACTGGATCGGGATATGGATACGCACAGTGGACAGGACCACGTAGAACTGCATTTCTTGAATGGTCAAAGGAACATAAGTTAAATCCTTCCAGTTATGAAGCCAATGAAGGATTTATGGATCATGAATTAGAAACAACGTATAAACATGTAATTCCTCATATAAAGAATGAATCTACCGCCAGAGGTTCGGCACATTCTTGGGAAACACATTTTGAAGGAATGAGAGAAGGTGGTCCCGGTGTTCCTGCATTTGAAAAACATATGCAGAGAGCCCAAGATTACTATGATCAGGGTATGGGTACTCCCGGATTTAAGGGCGGGGGAAGTATTGGAAACGAATCTGGTGGCGGTTCTGGTGGTGGGGTGAACGATTTAAAGACATCGGATCAGGTCTTAGACCACGTAAAGGCCATGCGTGATAAAGGATTAATAACGGATGATGAGTGTGTTTCTTTGGCGATGGCAAGTGTTGGCGTCAGAAAAGGGTCGGGCCAAGACGGATCAAATGTTCATCAATGGACATTTAAAAAAGGTGAAAATGCCTTCGATAAGGATTTGCCTATTGGAACACCTGTTTCCACACATTTAAATAGAGATGGGTCGGAATCCGACAAATATGCTGGTGGGGGAGGGGGGACACGCCATGCTCATTTAGACCATGCAGGAACTATTGCGGGATATAGAATTAATCCTGCTACAGGTGCAAGAGAAATGGGTATTGTTGAACAATTTCATAATATAAGAGAAAAAATGGGAGTAAACGAAAGACTTCATTGGCTTCCTAGGGATGGTTTTGGTGAATCCGCAGGCAAGAATTATTCTCCAATAAGAGATAGTCAGGGTAATCCATTAAATGGAAATCAAAATCCATTATATCGACAGGAACACCCTGAGCATTATGATCAAACTCCTGCCGAAGCTTCACATCCTTCCATCGTTGCTGCCGCTCAAAATATTGCCTACTCTGTAGGTAAAGTTCTTGAACAACATACTGATGGTGTCAACGGCATGATGGGCCGTGACGACTCAGGATTTGATGGCGACAAACGATTTGGTCAGATGAGAAATCGTGGTCATGATCTTCATGCTGACATGCATGGAAGATTTGGTGGTTCCAATCCTATGGCCGGTGATGCAGGCATGATGGGCCGTATGGGTATTCAACCAACAGACGATCAGAGAGAAGCTGCCGAAATAAAGGCCAATGCCAATAGATGGAAAGAAAATCATGATCCTCGTTTTAACATGCATGGAAGATTAGGCGGTTTCAATTCTCGGGATAGTGATGCAGGCATGATGGGTCGTAATGATTCTATGTTTGATAATAACAGAATTATGGAAATGAAGAATAGAGCGGGTGGTCTTCAGCCAAGAGACGATGACGAAAAAGAAGCTATTGAAATAAAGGCCAATGCCGAGAGATGGCAACATAAGTTAATCGATCCTAAGATGCTGGGAAGAGGAAGACCTAATTCTATGGACAACATGAAAGGCCGTGATGACGCCTTTTATGATGGAAGTCTGGACAACATGCGAGGTCGTAAAGACGCCGGTTATGATGGAAGTAGAATGGACAACATGAAAGGTCGAAGTGACGCCGGTTATGATGGAAGTAAATTGATGGATTCTAACTTCTACAAGTCAGAAGACACCGACCTAGATTCATTGATTCAAAAGCCAGACCTTATAAACTACGCAGCCCAGATTAATCAGACGGCTATCAACAAGGATGCCTCTAAACCTAATGAGAAACCTCAAGACGCCATGCAAAAACTCTTTACAGAACTAAAATCTCATGATAAAGATGGTGCCAAGGATATCAAAAAGGAGAAGCATGAGGCCGGTCCTGTGTCTCCACCCGATGAACGAATTAAAAAACTGTTCACAAATTACGGTGGTATAGGCCACGGTCCACAGTAAGGATTTATTTATGTCAAAAATTAGGTTTATTGGTGATATCCACGGCGATACCAAGGCGTGGGAGCAGCTTATTCAGGATTGTGATGAGTCGATTCAGGTGGGGGATTTTGGCGCTGGTTTTGTGCCGATTCCCGATCCGCAGGATATTTCCGTGAATCACAAATTCATCCGTGGTAATCATGACTCGCTCCATGCGTGTCGCAATTCGTCGCGATGGATTCCTGATGGCACCTACGATCCCAAGCATCGGATGTTCCTGATGGGTGGTGCCTTCTCCATCGACTGGCAAAATCGCACACCCGGTGTCTCATGGTGGGGAGATGAGGAACTGTCCTATCAGGAACTTTATGGGATGATTTCTCGTTATGAGGAACTGAAGCCTCAAGTGATGGTGACGCACGACTGCCCTGAAAACATGTATTTTAAATTGTTTCCGGTGGAGACGAGCAAACACCATTATCCAAACCGAACGTCAAAGGCGCTTCAGGCGATGCTCGAAATTCACCAACCTAAATTGTGGATTTTCGGTCATTGGCATAGTTTTCGAAATGAAGTCATCGACGGCACCAGATTTTTATGTTGTGACATTAATCAGGCGATTAATGTTGACTTACCGACATATGAATGATATATTAAGAACTCACAAAAAAGGAGAATAAAAATGTCAGACAATACAAAAAATTGTATCCACGCCAGTATCCACGAATCAGATAAGGATATTGGCAACGACAAGAAGCCCGAAAAGAAGTCAAACGCAATTCATGCCTCGATAAGACCAGACGACAAGACGGGTCAGGAGCGTGAAGGTGGAGACAAGACTTCTTGGATCAAGAAGATTCTCACCAAGAAGAAGTGATTACATAGACTGATTGAGTCTATTTGCTTCATCAGCCTGTTGAATAGTCTTGGAAACCATTTGAAGGGTTAAAGTCCTTTCAAATGGTATTTCATTTTCAATTTCTTCCAGAGAATAACCGTGATGGTGCCGCAGGGCAAAGTTTGTCGAATAATACGCGCTTAGAGTATTATGGATTAGAGATACAAAAAAAAATCCATAAGTGAGTTAAAGGTCAGAATTTTTTCGTTGCCATTACTGTTTATATATTTCAGAGAGTGGCGAATTGATGGCGTTGATAGTAGGAAGTCCTTAATTTTATGAAAGGTCTTTACGTCGAGGCTGTCAATAAAATCCCGCAGTTCCAAGTGTGACATCTCGATATATTCGTCGTTACTGAACACCTTATCAACACAATTTACAACTAATTCGAACAGGCCTTCCGCTGCCAGACGTTCCTTGAAGTCTTTGTTGTCGTAGATCGAGGCCATCGGATATTGCATCACCATAACCGTCTTATCGTCCACCTTGATATTCTTGTCGGGGGCGTTTTCATCGAATTGAACCTCAACATCATTAAAATTAATTGAAAGAGGATATTCCTTTCCATCTTCAACATCTTTGACTACGAAATTTTCCATATTGTTGACCGAGGCGGCGCGAAGCCTTAGAAATATAAATTCCAGATCGAAGAGTGGAATCTCGTTGACGTTGAAGTCTTCTTCCTGACAGCATACATTCACCACGTCCTTGATAGCCCTGAGAATATCGTTGATGTCCTTACTCTCCTTGGCGAGAAGGAGAATCTTTTCCTCCTTGACGAGGTATCGGCGGAAGGCTAGTTTCTTTTTAGTAGAAGGCTGGTCAATAAAAAATATTGGATATACAATTTTAGGTATCATTTCATTTCCTTATGAAACCGCCAAAGACCACTCTTTGAAGGTGAATCCTACAGTTATTTTAAATAAGTTGTTGGTCTGTTCCCATATTAGGGGTGACGCCGAGAACATGATGGGCTTCGCTCTTGTCACGAAGACCGTCTGGATGATGTTTCCGAGGTTGTCATATATATTTATACTGATATTAGGTGCGACAATATCGTCGTCATACATCGTCGTATATCTAGGAAGCGTGATGCTGGTGGTGCTGCCGCCCGTCGAGGTTCCTGATGTGGTGCTGGTCTCAGAAAAGTTATAAATCGAATTAATCCATGAATAAAAGAATGTGTAAATAGTGCCACTCTTATCCGCGATGAAGGTTATCTTGATGTCGCCAAAGACGGCGTTATATGGCGTCTTCACCGATGGTCCAAGGCCATAACGCGCCGTTTCGTTCGAAAGAAGCGCGGCGACGGGGAGATTCACACTCTCGGCTCTGAAAGCCAGAAGTTGGGGCAACTCCGACTGTAGAATGACACCATTCTTGGCATTACTGAATATGTTTGGTAGGGTGATATTCACATTAAATTTAGAGCTACTGGATACCCCGTACTGCTGTATATTTGTTATGAAATCGTTGATATTAAATGCCATATCGTTCCCTTAAGTTTTTAATAAACTAGCAGCCCACACATACTCGGCAGACTTCTTTTTAAATCTATTTAATGGCAACAGGATGGCGTAGTCCCAAGCCGTGGGTGGAACATATTGGAAGGGACTTCTGATGTGGGCGAAGAGATATCGATGAACACAAGGTTTGAATAATTTAAACTGACCCGCCGCCTTGAGAATCTGGTAGGTGATGACCAGCTTGGAAGTCTTATCATACTTGTCATTATTCATGGTCTTATAAAGAGCATCCATCAACTTCGCTCTCATGAAAGGAGGAAGGTAATGGAGGTTGATGCCGAGAAATCCATCACTATAAAATTCAATTGGAAAGATAAGTGGAAATACGTCATAGTATTCTAGCGTCAGCTTATGCTTTGGATCATAGGCGAAGAAGTACAGTTTCCCGATAGAATTTGGGCTGATTTGTTCGATATTCTGGAAGGCGGTGGCATTTTTTTGAAAGTCTTTTGGATTGACATACTTCGTGCCATAGGCCTTCTGTCGGAACCACTCCCGCGCTTCCTCCGCATCCTTCTTCAGGTCGAAGCCTTTCAGCTTGGCCGTTTTCGCAAGTTGCTCAAACTTATACATTCATGAATCCTCTTGTTTTTCATATTTATTGCGTTTTAGGATTGACTTCTAAGGGACATTCTGTTAGAAGTTTAAAACTGATTATGGGGTTGTGTAACATGGGAAATGAAAAAGTCATCGTTTGGCGGCTGGAAGATGACGCCACGAGAAGTGGCGTCTACAACTATAAATTTGGAAGGCCACTTAGAAACATAACCGAACCTCTTTTTTATAAGAATGAAGGAAAATATAATTTCTGGTCGTGGAATTTTCATCCAAAAGACCCTCATCGTATGCCTGAGCCGCGAGAGGATGGAATAGTAGATTTTCGTGGTGGTATTGACTATTGTGGGTTTGAGTCTCTTCGACAATATTATAAATTTTTCAACCCAATTGTTAGAAAAATGCTGGCGAAAACGACGACAATAAAGTTGGTGGCATACGAAGTTGAAAAAAAGAGGATGAAATTCGGTAAAAGCCAAGTGATGTTCGAACGTTGCGAATCTAAGATGGTCAAGAAATATTCTCCTGCTCACCGGCCCCGAAAAAAAGTTCAAAAATAGAAATTTTCCTATTGACTTAGAAGTTCTAACCTCTTATAACCGGGACATGGAGACGGGGATCGTCTCTCATTCAAAGGATAAAGATCATAATGATTGAGGAATATAAGACTAAGTGGTTGGAGGCTCTTCGTTCCGGTGATTACAAGCAGGGGCGTGAAGCCCTGAAGAAGAGAAGCAGGGATAAGGGTGCAGGACCACGGTACTGTTGCCTAGGTGTTTTGGGTGAATGTATTCACAAGGATTTCTTCAGTGATTCTCGTGATGAGGCGCATTATATTCCAACTAAAAATCGATATACTTTCGAGTTGGATGATGAGCATCTTAAAAAGGTCGGCCTAGATTGGGATGATCAGGAGTATCTCATGAAGGCGAATGATCTTCATAACTGGTCTTTCAATAGGATTGCGGATTACATCGAAGAAAATCTATAATAAATAAAGGTTCCGGCTCTGGCGTTAGACGCGGGAGGGATTTATAAACCCTTTAGCATCAGATGGGTGTTCTTGACTAGGAGCGTAACCTAGAGGGCCGACCAATTTTTTCATCTTACATCTCAAAGGAGTTATGACGTTGCAGATTTATAATTTGCCTGCTGGTAAATATACTATAGGAGACCCTGCATATTTCTTTTCAGACAAGGATCAAGACGACTGGCTACGCTTTATCGAATCAAATGATTTTGTTGACGACGAGGGGATGGGATTTCTTCTGGATGTTAATACAATAGTTGTGGTCTTTCATACTACCCATGGCGATGGTAAATTTGAAGACGACATGGGTAATTCCTATCCTGTTGACTCCGGTTTGATAGGCATAATTCCTTTTCGGGAAGGTACCGACGTTCCTTCTGGTCATACCATGATTGAGTTTGATCGGAACTTCGAATGTTTCAACAACAACGGCTTCCTCCACTTTGGAGATATCTTTATAGATACGCAGGGTGATGACGAAGATGACATTTATTTTAACGAAGACGAGGGGAGTTTGTATGATGACGAATGATAATCTAGTAGGCCGTTACGACGCATTTCTCAACGCCATGACCTTCGGATACTTCCAAGGAACACGCTTTTATATCACTTCGATTATGAGGTTCTAATGACATTTATCATTATTATTGTTGTTTTACTACTCATAGGAGTAATATGATATTCTGGTTTTGTTTTTGTTTCGCTTTGTTTTCTTTTCTACTGTCCATGAGGTAATATAATGTTCTGGATTCTTGCATTTCTCTGGGTAACCAGCGGTATTGCCAGCTTTTACTTTAGTTCTACTAAAGCTATGCTTCATGATCGGACTATGGTTGTGCTGGGTATATTTTGTGGTGCCACCTGTGGACCGTTTGGGATTTTCTGGTTTTTTGATAAGGAATAAAAAATTGTTGAAAATTGGTGAAGGATATTTTATTTTTGTCAAGTATGACGACGGCTCGGTGAACCTTCTGAATACTTTCTATCCTGATAACATGGCTTATGAGCCTTTGAAGCTTCATAGGCTGTTGACAACGGCTCGTCATAAGCTTAATCAGTGGTATGACAGCTTCTATCAGGACCGTGAGGGACATCTCCTATTGGGAATCGGTACACATGATTCCACTGGTGTTTGGAAGCTGGTGAGTATTCTATGACCCTTGCACAACTCGTAAAATTGAACTACAATTTCCTTCGTTTTTCAAATGGGGAATTTACATACGCCTCGGATAATGAGGCATTTTTTAAGATTCGTATTCCTCTTGAAGAAGTTGGAAATGGAACACTTCTTTCCTATGAGAAGGGAATTGTTCTCATGAAGTGGATCAGGAAGGAATTAGAATTACGTGAACAAGTAGAGGAAACTAAAAATGACTGAGATTACACGAAAGTTGGCGACAGTTCGTCGCATTGCCGAGATTAGAGATATTCCCGGTGCCGATAGAATCGTCGCCTATCGGATTGATGGGTGGTGGGTTGTCTCTCGGAAGGGTTATTCTGTCGGAGAATTGGTTTGTTATTTTGAAATTGATTCATTTCTCCCGGTCGAGGAACGTTATGAATTTCTTCGAAAGAGCGGCTTCAAGTCAACCAAGAATTTGGGTGATGGCTTCCGTCTCCGCAGCATCAAGTTGAGGGGTCAGATTTCACAGGGTCTCATCCTGCCTTTGGATGAATTCCCTGAAATCATCAACGCCACGAATGAGGATGGTCAGTTGTTGACCGATTTTCTTGAAGAGGGAGAAGACCTGACCGAACTTCTCCATATTCAAAAGTATGAGAAGCCCATTCCTACCAGCCTTCAGGGCATCGCGCGGGGCAACTTCCCCTCGTTCATTCCGAAGACGGATCAGGAACGGTATCAGAACATTCGTGAATGGGAGTTGGAGAAATACAAAACAATGCCATTCGAAGTCACCATCAAGATGGATGGGTCGTCTATGACGGTCTATAAGAATGATGATGACTTTGGGGTTTGCTCCCGCAACATGAACTTGGCTGATGACGCCGAAAAGAATTTTCATAAGGAAGGAGGATCAGAAAATCTCTTCTGGAAGGTAACTCGTAAGCTGGGTCTCAAGGAGGCGCTTCTTGCCCTTAATATGAACGTCGCGCTTCAGGGTGAACTGGTTGGTCCCGGAATTCAGGGTAATCCATACGGTATCAAGGAGCATGATTTCTATCTGTTCGACATTTATGACATTGACACGAAACGATATCTTTCTCCGTTTGAACGTATCGTCCTGATTGGAATGCTGAAAGGTTATGCTGTTGAATTAACGTTGGCTCCAATTTGTTATGCTAGCATCTTCTTTAACGACCTTTTGAATGCTGACTTTATTCATGAACTTGCCGACAAATCCGTCTTCCAGAATGAAGATGGTAAGTCTTATCCCGCCGAGGGTCTTGTCTTCAAGTCAAACGATGGTGAGTTTAGCTTCAAGATGATATCAGACCGATATCTTCTCAACGAAAAGGACTGAACATGATCAAAGTCTATACACGAATAGAACCTTGTCCATTTTGTGACAAGGCCAAGAAACTTCTAAACATCCATGAAATCCCCTTCACAGAATTTGTGATTGGTAAGGATGTTAGCCGTTCATGGGTACATGAGGCATTTCCGTCGATGTATACCGTTCCGATCATTGTCGATGAGAATCGTCTGATTGGTGGGTATGATTCACTCCTGAATGAAATCACGAATGTAGGCTTTGGAAAGACCCTGCTTCAAGAGTAGTATTTTATTACCTAAATATTTCAGACAATGGCCCGAGGAAACTCGGGCCATTTTTTTTTGACATCTCCTTATAATAAATAATTAAAATTAGGAGATTGTACTTTGGATTTAAATGCTGTCTATAAAAAGGTTCTCGGTCTGAAGGAGGAAGACGCCGCGTCAGCGCCGAATCCTCAACAGAAAAAGATGCCGAAGCGCCGCACCAAGATTTTAATCAATCCTCCGCTGAACGAACTTTCAAAGACCATTCTTTCCAAGTACATTAAGAAGGCGAAGAATGATATCGGTAACAAATCATTCGTGGCCGGTGTCAACTCCACCAAGAAGGGCAACGAGGCGAAGGCGCTGACGGTAGCCCTCATTAACAAGGCGCAGGATCGTTCTAAACAGGTCAACAAGGCCGTCAATAAGATTTCCGAGGGATTGGTGGCGGATACATCGTCTGCCGTCAATGACCCTTATGGAGCCTTGGCTAACCCCAAGATGGGATTCTTTTTAAAGAACCTCGCCTTTCAGGTCATTAACAAGAGAACCGAATCGGTCGAGCAGATTGAGGAAAACTACGATCATCTTCTGGAATATAAAGAAGAATATGACGAAATCATGGAAGAGATTGAAGAGATTAATGAGGTCAAGAAGGTTGCTGCTGGAAAGAAGCCAAAGGTAACTCTTGGTGTAAAGGCGGCTGATTCCGTAGCCAAGAAGAAGAAGAAGCCCAATACGGCTGCTAAAATGCAGGAAGGTAGGGACTGGCATAAGAATCATCCTGTCGATCATATGAATATTGTCAACGCCTATAATGATTCAAATCCTGAAGAGAAGGCTTTCGGTAAGAACTGGTATTCCGACGCACATAAACTAACCAAGTTCCTTTCAAAGGGATCGGGCCATTCCATGAGCACCGTGGCCGGTGTTATCGCCAACCATTCCCCACAGAACGGAATTTATCAAAACTATCATGACGCCGTGCAAGTTCTTGATAAGGGTCAGGGGATCGGTGGTAAGGGTCAGGGCATGATGGCATCTGAAAAGCAGAAGGCCGTCGATGATAAGATGTTTGCTGGTGAACATTATGATACCGCGCTGAAAGGTAAGAAAGTCAAATCCTTCGCTCATCTCTTAGAACATGGTCGTCAGACCGATCCTTCACGCCCAAGAGTTGTTATTGATCGTCACGCTCACTCTGTCGCATCAGGAGCCCGTATTACTGACAATGCTTTCGGTATGGCAGGCTTGAAGAACAAGGGTGTCTATGAAAATATTGAACATCATTATCTGAAGGCGGCTGAACATCTTCGTGTCAAGCATGGCGTCAATATAGAGCCAGAACAGCTTCAGGCGACGACATGGGCATGGCGTCAGCGTAAGAATCAGGAAGCCGAGCAGGCTGGTCCTATTCCCGGTGAAAAGAAGAAGCGCGGCGGTGGTGCAGCCAAGAAATCTATACATCAAGAAAAAAGCTGGAATGAGTTTGCCAAGACTCGTTTTGCTGGCCAGAAGTTGCCCAAGGTTCCCGGTCATGGATTTAAGGAACAGAAGCCCGAATCTGAGTTTGCCGGTGAGGAACCACAACCATATCATCATAATACAAAGTGGAAACTTCATGCCGCGAAGCTACTAAAGGCAGAGGGGCCTTCCGACACTTGGACACACCAATTCTAATACAATAAATAATAAAAATAATAAGAAAAGGAAAACAAAATGCCACTTTGGGGAAATTCAGACGTATCGGCTTCAGCGCCAAAAGAAAAGCAGTTATTCATTAACAGCCAAAACGCTGGTCAACATGCCAACGGCTCAACACTATATCATAACACCACGCCTTCCGCGACAACAAACGGAATGATCGTCGGTCTCTATGGTGTGACAAAGACGATGATTCAGGCTGCACAGGCCAACCATGCGACTAATCTTTCTCAGCCGGGATGGGTTCTTGTCAGACAAGGAACAGGACCAGTAATGTCTCTTGCCGCGTCTCCCGGTGGTCTTTCTTATAATAACACCGACGTTCTGACAATTTCTGGCAATGGTTGCGCGAATGCGACGTTCCATCCTGTCACAAATGCAACTGGTGGTATTCTTTCCTTCACCACAAACTCTGCTGGATTTGGATTTCCAAATACTGCCTACGTGACACAGACATGGGCTAACTCAACAGGCGGCGCAACTGGTGGATCAGGCGCAACTGTTACCCTTACTCTTGGTGGTCGTGCAGGCAGAATCAATAGAGAAACATTGGTTTCCATGAAGTCGATGCAGAGTGCTTCCAATACAAATTTATTCCCTAACGTATAAGAGTAAAACATGGCCGGTAATAACTCAATCAAACTAAGCGCGATTCAAACTAAGAATAACGCCGATGGAACCGATCAGGTTGTTGCCGTCAGCAATGTCTCGGGTGGAGATGTTCTGATTCAGGTCTCTAATCTGTTTTCTAATTCTACTCTATGGGCCAACAATCTGGTTTTGAAACAAAATAATACGCCTGCAAATTCAACAGCAAATGTGATCGGTGGATCGATTTGGTCTGATGGAACCTATATTTACGTCGCCACATCGAACAACACCATTAAGCGTGTTGGTCTAACATCATTCTAAGGAGATTTTAAATGAGACTTTCACAACTTAATAACATCAACAAGGCAGCGGCGGAATTACTTGGTTTCGATACCATCAACGAGGCATATCACGCCAAGGATCGTGAAGCGAGAGAAGAAATCTTCGCCAATCAAGTGCATCATCAGAAAATGGTTGGTCGTCATCAGGCCATTTCTGCTGGTACTACAAAGGATAAAGACCTCACAAAACATGATCTTGCCATCATCGCCCACTCATTTGCTTCCAAGCATTTTAATAATCTAGGTCAGATTAGTGGTTATAATGGTCAGGTGCCAGAAGATTATCATCAGGATCGTGACTTCTATGACAAACTTAACAAACTTATTAGTGGTCGTGCTAATGCCAAGTCTAAAGATTGTGGTGTAGACTGCGACACTTCTAAATAATACTATAAATAGTTGTTATGAAGGACAATTTAACTCACGACAACTATTTACTTCTCTGTGCCACACACTACCGAAACGCACAATGTAGCGGGACGGAGGAATTTCTAGACGACCTTAAGCGTATCAAATACCTTAAGAAGATTTTTACAAGGTATGAGTCCAGTAAGAATATAGACGAAAGGCTAGTCCTAAATCACATCATTATTTTAAATAATGTATTCGGGCCGAAATTTTTAAATAGAATGTTATTTTTGAAAATGATTGATCAGATGAAATATATTAAACCCTTCCTAGTATATTTAAATATACTCCCTGTTATAGTCGATTCGGTTGATGGAAAAATATTTGACACGACGGATATCCAGATGGATGAAGTAATCATCACCAAACTTAGAGAATTTTCAAGGGATAAATAGGAGACATTCATTCTAAGGAAAAGTCATGTCTCAAATCAACGAACTAGATAATAAGACTCTGGATAAATTCATCACCAAGACGCTGGAAAAGCAAATGAAGTCTTACATTTCTGGTAAGGCAAATCAGGCTCTTATTCAAAAACATCGTAAATTCATCTCTCTTGCCCATGACAAGATTGAGAAGAAGGATCAATCAGAACTAAAGAAAATTTTTGGTGAGGGTGTCGAGTTGATGGGTAAGCGTAAGAAGCCTTCCCTGCTCCAGCGTTACAAGCATCGTCTGAAGATGAATGAAGACGGTGAGGCACCTACTAACGCCATGGGAAACTCGTCATCGACACAGGGGCCAATTCAGACTTTCGATCCACTTTTGGGACAGAAAAAGAAAAAGAAAAAAGACGTAAGCCAAGAAGGAGAATGAGATGATAGATTGGAGTCACCTTTTTGGTATAAAATATTTTGTTTCGATAGTGGGGGGGGCCTTAGTTATGCTCGGGTCCGGTATCGAACCGTCTGTTGGTATCTGGGTTGTCTCTCTCGGCGGATCACTTCTGACTGTTTCCCTTGGGCAGGATCAATCTATATTTAATATCTTTATTAATGTGATGATCGGATTATTCTTCGGTATATTTGGCTCTCAGATTATTCACACATGGGAACCGCTGATGCCGCAGATTGCCGCCTCATTCTTTTTATCTATGTTCGGTGTGAATATCACACAATATATGATTAGAAATCTTAGAACAAATACATTTTCAGAAATTGTGGCCACAATTATTGATCGTATCATTCCATGGAAAAAGGAAAAGGAAAAGGGTGGGACTAGAGGATGAACTTCATAGACAACTTTAATTTATTCTTCATCTATATTTTACCTATAGATTTTTGGAATATCATCGAGATGACAGCAGGCATTGGAATCACCTTTGCCTGCATTATTCAACGTGCCAAGTGGGATATATTTTCTTCTTCGGAAAGTAATATTATAGGAAAATGGACGGTGAAGGTAGGTCAGTTGGGTCTCTACTGTCAGATGATGTTAGGTGTCGTCACATGTATTGATGGTTATTTTAATTATATTCATAATTCCAGCCATGTTGTTTTGGCCATGTGGGTGTTGTCGGCCTCATTGGTAAAATATAGTGTATATCTAAACTTCATAAATGTCCTCGTCTTGAACAAGGTGCCGCACATATCCCTTCAAAAAATTCATTCCGACCAGATCATGGAATGATCTTGACAAACTTCTAAAACGGGAATATCTTCCACCTTCCATTGGAGGGTAGATGAATTATTTAGTAATTAAATATCTTAGCTTCGTGTCGGCCCAGCTTAGAAATTTCAAAAAGAAATCCGACAATCTCTATAATTTCTCATGTCCATATTGTGGAGACTCCAAGCGCAATCCGCGTAGGGCTCGTGGTGACGTGTTCGAACATGACGGAACAACATTTTTTAAGTGTCATAAGTGTGGCAAGTCCCGCAGCTTCGATGATTTTCTCAACGATCAAGACGCCAGTCTCTTCAGGGAATATATCCGCGAGAAGCTTTTTAGACCCAAGAAGGAACAGGTCTTGGATTATAAGACCAAGGCACCAGAATTCAAGTCGAAGCTGGTCACGCCTTCTCTCTGCTCGATTAAAGACCTTCCTGACGACGACGCCATGAAACAGTATGTGCTTGGGAGAAAGATTCCAGAGAATCGTCTGGGGTTGCTGTTCAAGTGTCCCAACTTTCGAAAATATACAAATGATTTGATTCCTAATAAATTCAGTGAGGGAGCATTGAAGCATGACGAAGAGCGGCTGGTGATCCCCTTCCTGTCGGAGAGTGGCGACTTCTTCGGCTTTGCTGGTCGATCCCTCGATCCAAAAAACAGTCAACGGTATATCAATATTATTCTTGACGAGAATGTGCCGCATGTCTTCGGCCTAGAACGATGGGATAAGACCAAGACCACTATCGTTTTAGAAGGTCCATTAGATGCTCTATTTTTAGAAAATTCTCTTGCCACGCTGGGTAATGACATGGTATCATCCATGAAGAATTTCGACAAAGAGAACCTTGTTTTTTGTTATGATAATGAGCCTCGGCATCCCGAAACCAAGAAGAAAATCGAGAAGGCCATCAAGGCGGGATATAAAGTGGTCATCTGGCCACGGTCCATACAAAAAAAAGATATCAATGCGATGATTTTAGGGGGTCTGTCCGTAAAATATGTCGAAGAAGTCATTTCTTCTCATACTTTCCAAGGACTTAGAGCCCAAGCAGAGATTATCTCGCGAAACTTCTCATAAACCCAAAATCGATAAATAACCAACACACCAAGGAGCTATTTTTGAAAGAGACTGATTTTCAGGCTAAGGTAATTCTTATTTCCGAGCCTTCATGTGGTAAAACACTTACTTTCGATTCTTTAGGTGGTAAAACACTTACTTCTTGGCCTTCATGTGGTAAACCGCTTATCACAATCCAAATCCGCTATCCACGCATCATTCATTCTGAAGTAATAACGCATAGGGCATTTTCACGCAACGCTCGTTCTAGTCGGGCCGTGCCTGTAAAGAATTTACTGGCAGAAGAAATTTATACACCCTACTTCATGAAAAATCAGCCGGGAATGCAATCTTTTGAAAAGTTTTCTATCGAAGAGCAGGACGAAATTCAAAAGGAATGGAATCGTTTCGCCAAGGAGACACAACGTTTCTCCAAGTGGTTGTCATACAAGGGTGTTCATAAACAGTGGGCCAATCGTCCTCTGGAGTGGTTCGGCTACATTGATACGCTGATCACCGCCACCGATTGGGATAACTACTTCGCCCTCCGTATTCATAAAGACGCCATGCCGGAAATCCGCGAGTTGGCCAAGGTCATGGACAAGGAAATCGCTCGGGTCATCCAAGAAAAAACTAAAGGCGTATACCAAGTTCTTTATCCAACGGAGTGGCATCTTCCTTATATTTCTGTAGATGATTATACTTCTATTTTGGAAAATGATAATCAACATAATGGAGAAGAATTATATATTCCACTTCTGAAGCTTTCCGTCGCCAGATGCGCCAGAGTTTCTTACGCTCCTTTCGACGGTAACGCCAGTCTGGAAAAGGAATTTCAACGGTTTGAATTGCTTCGTGACGCCAATCCAATTCATGCAAGTCCTTTCGAGCATCAGGCCAAGATGGCGACATGGACAGAAGACCCTACGGGATATGGTGGAGACGATGATTATATCAGAAGTAATCTGGCCTTTCCATGGATTCAGTACCGTAAGATTATCGAGCAAACGTTATGAGTGAAACACCACTAAATTTTATTGAAGATATAAAGGCGGCTGTTTCTTATCATCTCTTCGAACCTAATAATGAGTATACACGTCAACAAATCAAGTCTAGTATTTGGAAGGTAGTTTTTCAACATTATGTGATAGGTGAATGTCTTTGTGATTATGATGGAAACTTCTATACACAAGAAGTAATAATCACAAGAAAAGAAAAAGAACCGCCGTTACCAGTATCCGTGTTAGAAGCATATGATCAATACGTCAACAATGGATATGGTTGTTATGACGACAACGGTGATTTAAAAGACGATTACAGAGATTTCATAAAAAATAAAAATAATAAGGAGCAAGATGTTTAAGGATTCACTATATTCACAGTTCATTTTTACGAGCCGGTATGCACGATACATTGATAGTAAGAATAGACGAGAGACTTGGTCAGAGACCGTAAAAAGATACTTTGATTTCATTGGGGAGTCTTTGAAGGAGAAGCATAACTACGATATCGCTCCTTACTATGACGAATTATACAATGCCGTTCTGAACCATGATATCATGCCTTCGATGAGGGCTCTGATGACGGCTGGTCCCGCCGCGAAGAAGAACCATGTCGCCCTGTATAATTGCGCCTACCTTCCGATGGATGACATGAAGTCGTTCGATGAGGAAATGGCCATCCTCATGTCAGGCACAGGCGTCGGCTATTCCGTCGAGTCGGATAACGTCAAGCAGCTTCCTGAGTTGCCCGACACCTTCTTTGAGTCAGACACAACCATCATCTTTGATGACTCTCGCCTTGGCTGGTCCAAGGGCTACCGCGAGTTTTTGAGCCTGTTGATGATTGGTCAAATACCCAAGTGGGACGTGAGCAAGCTTCGGCCTGCCGGGGCTCGTCTGAAGACCATGGGTGGTCGTTCTAGTGGACCGGACCCATTGGTCGAACTTCTACGCTTCACACTCAACACCTTCAAGAAGGCGGCTGGTCGTCGTCTCACCACGCTAGAGGCACATGATATAGCCTGTAAGGTGGCGGATATCGTCGTGGTTGGTGGTGTGCGTCGTTCGGCGCTTATCTCGCTCTCCGACCTTAATGATGACCGTATGCGCGACGCCAAGAGCGGGACGTGGTGGAAGACCAATCCTTATCGTCGCCTCGCCAATAACTCGGCTGTATATAATGAGAAGCCCGACATGGGCGTCTTCATGAAGGAATGGTTGAGCCTTTACGAGTCTCATTCTGGGGAACGTGGGATCGTCTCCCGCAAGGCCATCAGGCGCGTGATTGACAACGCCAACGAATATCGTTCAATCAACTTTGAGGATGCTCCGCAACGTGACACCAACCATGAATTCGGGGTAAATCCATGTCTTCATCCCGATAGTATGGTCGAAACGATCCATGGAAGAGTAAAAATTAAAGATATTAAGGAACCAACCATGGTTTATTCTATGGACAAAAATGGTAAACTTTGTATTAGAAATTCTTCTGCTTCTTGGATTAGTAAGAAAAAGGCTAATACATTGAAAATTACAATTTCTTCTTGTAAAGAATTGATTTGTACACCCGACCATAAGATTTATGTAGAAGGTCGTGGGTGGCTGGAAGCACAGAATATAAAAATTGGTGATAGAGTAGTTCATCTTACCAGAAATCGTAGGGGGGCAGCATATTCTGGTGTAAAATTAACCACACAAACAAAACAAGAAATTGTGATGGAACATAGATTAGTTTTCGAGGCTTACTATGGAAAAATTCCTGTCGGATATGATGTACATCATATTGATGGAGATACATATAATAATGATATTGATAATTTAGAATGTTTGTCTCATGAAGATCATGCGCGTTTAACCGGCATAGAACAGCCAAATAATCATGGGGTTGTGGGATATAATGATAAATGTGTAAATAATATTGGATTTATTTCTCCCGAAAATTCTAGACATGGGGCCAAGGTAATTATTCCTATCCCAGAAGATTTAAAAAGCAATTTACATCAATATGCAAATGTAATTTCTATTCAAGAAGGACCGATTACAGATGTTTATGATCTTAGTGTGGAAGACACTCATAATTTTATTGCAGATTTTATTGTTGTCCATAATTGCGCGGAAATCATTCTACGTCCCTATGAATTCTGTAACCTGACATCAGTCCAGATTTATGAGGATGACAGTAAGCAATCCATCCTGAATAAAATCAAGTTGGCGACGATCCTTGGCACCTTCCAGTCTTGCTTCACAGATTTTAAATATCTGAAAAAGAAGTGGCAGCGTAATTGTGAGGAAGAGCGTTTGCTGGGTGTCTCTCTCAATGGCGTCTTCGATAATGGTTGGACGAATGGTCAGGCCTATGAGAATAATGAGTTTGATGAAAATGCTCAATTTGATTTTGAAAATTTCCGAACTTCTATGAAGGCGGAAGCCATCAGAACAAATATGAAGGTGGCCAAGGAAATCGGCATCAATGCCTCCGTCGCCATCACCTGTATCAAGCCAGAAGGTACCTCGTCGGCCTTCAACGGAACCTCATCAGGCTTCCATCCATCCTACTCACCAACCTATGTGCGGTATGTGAGAAACGATCTGAAAGACCCTCTGACGAAGTTCATGATGGATGCTGGCTTCCCATGGGAGACTGATGTGATGGACCCAAAGAATGTCGTCTGTTTTAAATTTCCAATCAAGTCTGCTCCCGGCTCCATCGGGCGTAAGGAAATCTCGGCCATCGAACATCTTGAACTTTGGTTGGCCTATCAGAAGGATTATTGTGAGCATAAGCCTTCCGTCACCATCTCCGTCAAGGAAGATGAATGGTTGGAAGTCGGCGCATGGGTCTATAAAAACTTTGAATGGATGAGCGGCGTTTCGTTCTTGCCTGCCGAAGAGGGTGATACTGTCTATCAGCAGGCACCATTCACCGAGTGTAATTCAGAAGAATATGAAAGTCTGGTGGCGAAGATGCCTCAGAACGTTGACTGGTCGTCACTGGTTGAATTCGAGAAGGAAGACTCAACAACAAATACGCAGGAATTGGCCTGTGTCGCGGGAGGATGTACATTTTGAAATCACATTATTTGAGACAGCCATATATTGGTGAATATTACAAGGATTTGGTTCTGAATGAATCATATAAAATCATTGGTGAGGGCATCTACTCCAAGCTGCTCCCCGACCGTACCTTCGATTATATCACAATGATTATTTTTAAGGATCGAGAGGGGATTGTTAGGGTCATGGAGAAGGAATTCTTCTTCGATGGCTCGTTGGTTCCCGGAGAGATTAGTTGAAGTTCCTCTACGCCTTTATCATTGTTATCTTTTTGATGGTGAAGGCGCAGGCGGGGCATCAGGAATTTAATACTCTGTCGTCATGGTATGGAAGCGAATCAGGTAAATTTACGGCCAATGGAGCCCACTGGAATCCTAATGGGCTTACCGTCGCACACCGAAGTCTGAAACTAGGAACCAGAGTCAGGCTGACAAATTTAAGAAATGGGAAGACCGTTGTCGCCACCGTTACTGATCGTGGACCGTTCGTTAGAGGCAGAGACCTTGACTGTTCCAAGGGTGTCGCAAATGTTTTGGGGTTTTTGGAGGCCGGAACCGCAGTTTTGCATGTGGAAGTCCTATAAATAGAGATGCATCAAGTCCTAGGCAGGAAAGTAAGTTCCTAGGCAGTCTCAGAAGGAGAAACACATGCAATGCTCTAAGTTTACGTTCGAAGTCCGTGTTAAGAATGCTCCATTAAAAGAATATGAACATGGTGCCGACACCTACGTCGAGGGCCGAAAAGGCACAGAATATGAGTTGTATTTTTACAACAAAACCCACAGAAAAGTAGAAGTCGTATTTTCGGTCGATGGTCTTGACGTTATTGAAGGCAAGACGGCATCCGATAAGTCAACAGGATATATTGTTGGACCTTATAGTTATGTCACCATTCCCGGCTGGAAGATCAACTCCAACAAGGCTGCTGCATTCCAGTTTAGACCACAGGATGCCAAGGCCAATACCACCTACGTAGAAATTCTAAAATCAGAGGGGTTTGATGTTGACACTTCTAACCAAGGTGTGATAGGTTGCATGGTGTTTGAGGAAAGATACATTCCTCCTGTGACGCCAGTGGTTCGTTATTTACATACTAATGCGTATGTATATCCCCAGCCACAGTTTGGTAATTTTCCGATGTGGAGTAGTGATAGACCCATCACCACGATGGGTGGGGTCGGTTTGAGTCAGTCATCGCAGCAGATGTATTGCTCTAGCGCCGTGCCTGCTCAAAATATGGGTGCTCTTAGAAATTCAACAGGTTTTGTTGGTAATGAAGTGAAGACTAGCGGCAGAACCATCATCACCTATGCGAGTGATATGGATGCTACCGCCAGTCTGGGAACCGGATTCGGTGAGGATGTCAAATTTGATACCGTCAATGTGGATTTTGAAAGAAATTCAAATCCGGTCTGGATTGCCGTCTTGAACTATGATACAATTCAGGGTCTAAGAAAAAGAGGGATTTTCATCCAGAATTCAACTCCGAAGGCCTTCCCAGGTTTTCAAGAGACCGGATGTTACGTTCCTAAAAATAGGTAATTAGAAGGAACTTCATCATCAATTTCGATAGGATCATCTTATCCAACCTCATGTTCAATGAACAGTACACGAGGAAGGTACTTCCATATATCAAGCCGGAATATTTCGAGGATGCTCATGATAGGATCGTCTTTGACGTTATTGGTAGCTACATCGCGAAATATAACACACTACCTTCAAAAGAAGCAGCATGGATCGATCTTTCCAACAAGGATAAGGTCAATGACACACAATTTGAAGAGTGCAAGAAAATTGTGGATGAACTGGAGATTGATCCGGCCACAAGCGTTGATTGGCTCTTCAATGAGACGGAGAAATTCGCCAAGAACAGGGCCATCTACCTAGCCCTCCTGAAGTCTATTCAGATTTGCGACGACAAGGATGGTAAGCTTGATCGTGGCGCTATTCCAGACATCATGTCGCAGGCCTGTGCCATCACTTTCGACAACAGTATTGGGCATGATTATCTTGATGATGCCGAGTCTCGTTTTGAATATTATCACCAGATTCAGAACAAGATTTCTTTTGATATCGATATCTTAAATAAGATCACCAAGGGGGGCGTGTCTCAGAAGACGTTGACGATCCTGATGGCCGGTCCCGGTGTCGGTAAATCCTTCGTCATGTGTGCCTTCGCCGCCAATAATCTTCTTCAGGGAAAGAACGTCCTTTATATCACCTTGGAAATGTCTGAAGAGATGATTTCCCAGCGTATTGACGAGAACATTCTGGACTTGGACGTTGATCAACTTCTAATGCTTCCAAAGGAACATTTCGTTAATAGTATCAATAGATTGAAGGCCAAGACGACAGGACGGCTAGTCGTCAAGGAATATCCTACCCGACAGGCTGGCTCGGCCAACTTTCGGGCCGTTATCAAGGAATTGAAATTAAAGAAGAATTTCGTTCCCGACATCATCTATATTGATTATCTGAATATCTGTCTTTCCTCCACCATGAAGATGGGTGGTGGCAGCATTTATGAATATGTCAAGGTGGTGGGTGAAGAAATACGTGGTCTATCGGTTGAATTCTCGGTGCCGATTATCACCGCGACTCAATTTAATAGATCGGGTTATACCTCGTCTGATCCCGGCATGGAAGATGTTTCTGAAAGTTTTGGCACCGCCATGACGGCGGATCATATCTGGGCTCTCATGTCGTCAGAAGAGCTAGAGCGGGATCGTCAGATGCAGTTCGTTCAAATTAAAAATAGATATAACGACGTGAACACCTATAAGAAGTTTCTCGTCGGGATTAACAAGGCCAAGATGCAGTTGTTCAATCTCGGCGCGACAGACCAGAATACCATGTCCAACACTAAGGAAGAGAAGGAAAGATTTATAAATGATACTAGTAAGAAACTTGACAAGTCGGCTTTCAAAGACTTTTTCTAGGAAACCTGTCATTAACAAAGACTATGAAGAGGCCAAGCTGGTTATTCGTACCGATATCGAAAATATTTCAGAATTAATCAAAAAAGAAGAGAATTGGTGTCAATATGCTCTCGCAAAGGATATAAATAACATACATCTATTCGATCCTTCCAGTGCAGATGCCTGTAAGTTTTGTATTCTTGGTGCCGCCTATAGGCTAGATGCCGACACAAAAACGTTAGCTTTTCTTAACAGAATGTCCTATCTTAACGGATATAACGGAATCGACCGTTTGAATGACCAGAATAATTTTGAAGACGTGCAGGGGTTTTTGCTTGCATGTTTGAAGTCTTTGAAGTAGAATGATGAAAATGAAGAAGGAATTTTAGAATGACAAACACATGGGTAATCTCCGATCCACACTTTGGACACGCGAATATCATCAAGTTTTGTAACCGCCCCTTCGCCTCCGTCACGGAGATGGACGAGGCTCTGATTAAAAATTGGAATTCTGTTGTCGAACCTACAGATCGGGTGATTTGTAATGGCGACTTCATGTTCTACAAGAGTGATACCGGAATATTTCAACGCCTGAAGGGTTATAAGGAATTGGTGCTGGGCAACCATGACCATACGGCGACGAGAAATTTGGGCTGGAAGGCCATCCACACGCGGCTTGAATTCGTTCATAACAGCAAACATGTCGTGATGGATCACTATCCCATCGAGTCGTGGAACAAGAAATTCCATGGTTCCATCCATCTCTATGGTCACGTTCATGATGAAATTGGAGATTCCCGAGTCGCAAATATGGCTCGTCGTTATAATATCTGCGTCGAGATGCTAGATAACTATACTCCCCGTAACCTAGACTATTACACAAAGGATTGAGTTTTGAAACTTACAGACTATGATGGTGACAACCTAAATTTAATGTCGAAGATTGTTGGTGATTTCAATATCAAGCAGGGCTGGCGTAACAAGTCCGATGAAATCACCAGCATTTTGACTGAACACGCGCCTAAGCTGGTTCCGGTCTTCGAAAACTATCTCATTTCCACCATGATTGCCCTGATTCATTCGGAACTATCCGAGGCGTTGGAGGCGCAGCGCAAGGGCCTGATGGATGACCATCTACCGAACCGCAAGGGAATTGAGGCCGAACTGGCCGACGCCGTGATCCGCATCTTCGATCTTGCCGCACAACAGGGGTTGGATATCGGTGGGGCCGTGGTGGAAAAGTTTCTTTATAACACCACTCGCGCCGACCATAAGGTTGAGAACCGTGAAAAAAAGGGTGGCAAAAAATTCTAATGTTTAAAGATTACGTAGCACCATGGACAACGACAACAGGAATTTCATCTATACATGTCGCGGATATCGATATAAGTTTGGCCGGATATATCTTATCTGAGTATGCAATAAAGATAAGTGACAACTGGAATACGGTTACAATCGACATGGAAGAGTGGGATTCAGTAATGAAAAATAATAGACTGATCCTAACAAGAAAATCCCAAAAACAAGAAAAGGAAATATAAAACCATATGGAAATTAAGTTAACTCATGAGGAATTGGCCAAGAAGAAATTATTTGTTGCTACGCCAATGTATGGCGGTATGTGTGGTGGTATGTATACCAAATCAATGGCCGACCTGACGGCCATCTGCACACGTTATAATATTGAACTTCAATTCTTTGCACTTTTCAACGAGTCTCTGATTACCAGAGCCCGTAATTACTGCGTCGATGAATTTCTTCGTTCGAAGATGGATTATCTTCTGTTCCTAGACGCCGACATCGGCTTCGATCCCGGCGATGTTATCGCCATGATGGGCATCATGACCGATGATTCACCATACGATGTGCTTTGTGCTCCTTACCCCAAGAAGTGCATTAGCTGGGAGAAGATCGTTCAGGCCGTCAATTCAGGCGTCTGTGGACCCAACGACGAGAATCCCCAAGTTCTGGATAAGTTCGTTGGTGACTTCGTGTTCAATCCCAAGTCGGGAACCGGCAACATTCCGATTGGAGAGCCTTGTGAAATTCTAGAAGGTGGGACCGGATTCATGATGATCCGCCGCAGCACCTTGGTCAAGTTTCAGGAGTCTTTCCCTCAATATATGTATCGTCCAGATCATGTTCGTACTGAGCATTTCGACGGTTCAAGAGAGATTTGCCAGTTCTTTCAGGCAGAAATCGACGTTCCTGATTTGAACGTCTTTAAAAATCGCGTCGTGATGGCGCTTGAGAAGACCAAGGAAGCCGAAGACACAAAGGTTCTAGCCGGTCTTCAGGCCGACTTGACAACGCTCTTAGAAGAGTATAACAATGCCTTCAGTCGTTCTTCTAAGAGATATCTTTCCGAGGATTATTGGTTCTCCCAGAAAATCCAACAGATCGGTCTGCATATCTGGCTTTGCCCATGGATGAAGACAAATCACACCGGCACGATGGTTTACGGCGGAAGTCTGGCCGATCTTGCGGGTATCGGCGCTTCTCCAACGGCGGAAATATCAAAACTTGGAAAAAAGAATAAATAACAATAAGATAGGTTAAATTATTTTAAATAATAACTACAAGTAGATGTTGCTCCAACAAAAAATAAAGGTAAGTAAACTATGTGGCCTCAGTATTGGATGTTGATTTGGAATATGTATATAATCATCAATGGATTGATACGTCTAATATACAGTTCTAGTGTTACTTTTTATGAAATTTATCACCATAAAAACTTCGATGAAGAAAGGAAGGGGAAGAATATCGGTACAGGACTTGTCTTCTTTCTAAGTGGGATTTTGACTCTCATCGTCCTTCGTAGTGGTGGTTTCTTCTCAGTCTGGGGTTGGTAATTTGAAGTTTACAAAGGCGTTTGTGGAGATTTTGAAAAACTTCTCCACAATTAACCCTCAAATGCATTTTGTTGAGGGATTTGAGCAGTCGGTCATCTCGGCTGCTGGAAGTGTTTTCGCCTCCACGAAGTCAGATGTTGAGGTCGAAACAGCATTCTCGATCTTTTCCCTGCCAAAGCTTCTCTCCATCCTCAGTCTTTATGATAACCCCGAAGTCGTCGTTTCGGATCGTTTTCTGAAGATTTCGACCGAGGGCAAGACAAATGTCTGTAATTATCAGCTTACAAAGCCAGAATTCATTAAATTTGAAAAGAATCCGGCCAAGTATGCCAAGATGACGAATGATGTTTCTTTTGGCTTGAAGTACGAAGATTATTCGAGTACCATGAAGCTGGCCAATATCCTGAAGTCGGACTACATCACCTTCCGGGGTAATGGAACCAAGATTTATCTGGAAGTGGTCAACGCCAACGAGAATGGCGACTCGGCAGCGACGCTGATCGGAGAGACCGAGGCGGTTTTTAAAATTGTCGTGCCGCGTGAGCTATTAAACCTAATTGATGCGGATTATGCCGTCGGCGTTTCCAAGAAGGGGGCCATCTCCTTCAAATCCGACAGAATTTCTTACTACTTCGCATATAACAAAGATAAGTCTTCGTGTTGATTTGCCTTCTCGCCTATGGACCCACGGTTATTGTTTGTGGTTTCTTGGCGTATTGTGTGACAAAAATGATTTTATTGTTTATGAAGGGATTTAAGGATCATGCAGGGCGATAGAAAATATTTTGGATGGGCCGACAAATATCGTCCAACGACGGTAAAAGAATGCATCCTACCAGAGCGTATCAAGAGCCTCTTTCAAGGATATGTTGATGATAAGAATATTCCAAATCTTGTTCTGGCTGGCCCTCCCGGTGTTGGGAAGACTTCCGTGGCTCTTGCCATGCTTGATGAAATTGATGCGGATTATATTAAGATCAACTCATCCCTAAAGAAGGGGATTGATGTGATCCGCAACGAGGTAATGGACTTTGCCTCGTCTGTAAGCTTCAAGGACGGCAGAAAGTACATTGTCTTTGACGAAGGTGACGGAATGCTGAAGGCCTCTCAGGAGGCGCTTAAAAGCTTCATAGAAGAGTTTGCTTCCAACGCAGGTTTCATCATAACGTGTAATCATAAGGAACGGCTGGATAGCGCCTACTTCTCCCGCTTCGCCACCATAGATTTCAACCTAACCAAGGAAGACCTACCCATTCTTGGTCGGGAGTTTCTGATTTCCGTATTTACTATTCTCGATCAGGAAAGTGTCACCTATGACAAGAAGGTTGTGGCCGAGGTTGTCAAGAAGTATTATCCTGACTGGCGTAAGACGCTGGTGGAGCTACATGCCTATTCGGTGAAGGCCAAGACAATTGACACAGGAATTTTGTCTATTTCCTCGGAAGAGTCGGTAGATGATATCATCGACCTTTTAAAGTCGAAGAACTGGAATGGTATGCGAAAGTGGGTCGGAGAGAACTACAACTCCGTCAATGATTTCAACGCCTTCGCGCGTCGGCTCCTAAATGGCGTCAGATTGAAGGTTCAAATTTCTTGCCTTCCGTCCTTCGTTGTGCTATACAATGAATATGACTACAAACAGGCCTTCGTGATTGATAAAGAAATCAATACCGTGGCATTTTTAACACAGATTATGTCTGAAATGGTGTGGAAGGAATAAACCATGTTGCTTGATCTTATATTTAATATTTTTTACGGTTTCATCTGGTGCTCCATATTTGTCATATATGGATTTTCCATCTTGGCTCTTCTTTCAGGAACATTTATGATGCTCCATCGTGAATTAAAGAAGGATGATTATATATATCTTTTCATGTTTTACTTTATATTTATTGTGATGACATATGCCTTTGTTAAAACCTTTTGAGCATATTGCGGCTCTCAGTAACCGTCAGGAGACGGAACTAGACAAGGGCTACGACAAATACCTTACGGATCGATTCTTCTCGTATCATGTTGACACGATCCTTTATGCTGCCGAGGCGGCTTCGTTCTCCAAAGATATCCCGAAAGAATTCCATAAGGATTTTTACTTCAACTCCATCAAAGGAAGGAAGAGATATTCGAAATGGTTTAAAAGTGAGGCCGACGAAAACATCAAGATAATATCAGAATATTATGATTGTTCCATTAACCACGCGGCGGATACATTAAAAATCCTTACCGAGGAACAGTTACAGTATATCAAAGAATGGTATGAAGAAACAATAATAAGAAAAGGAGATTAATATGTCTACTGTCGTTGATTCTCTCGTAGAGATTGAACTAAAATATGATGAAGACTTTTTAAAGGTCAAGGAAACTCTTTCCCGAATCGGGATTGCCTCACATAAGGACAAGACACTGTATCAGACTTGTCACATTCTACATAAGCGAGGCCGGTATTACATCGTTCATTTTCTAGAGATGTTCATGTTGGATGGTAAGGGCAAACATTTCTCCGACGAGGATCGGGGCCGTCGCAACACCATCGCCAACCTTCTGCAACAGTGGAATCTGGTCAAGATTGTCAATCCCTCCGTCACCGAGTCACCTGTGGCCAGCATGAAGACAATTCGTGTGGTTCCCTTTGCCGAGAAGCCGGATTGGAATTTTGTCGTGAAATATAACATTGGAGTTAAAGGCTGATGGATTGGAATTTGATTTTAACGTTTCTTTTTGTGATTGGATACTTTGCAATAGCTGCCTTGTTTGGCGGCTATGCGCAACACAAATTTTGGTCTGCTCCTATTGTTATATGTGGAGCGTTATTCTGGCCTTTCATGATTCCTGTTATTGGGGGGCTTTAAACTAGGTGTAAAAATATCGGAGATGTTCTGATGGATTGGGTTTATCTATTTCTCTATTTTGCTTTCGCCTTCATCTTCTGTGGATATACACATATAAAAACTGGTGAAGAGGTTTTTACGAATCAAGGTTTATACCTTGCATCAATCCTATGGCCCATAACAATTTTTATTTGGTTCTTTATGAATTTAGGCAAAAAAATTGGAATCTTCTTTCATGGAAAAATGTAATTGGGTCATCGATGAAATCCTTCTGGAACGTCATGATGGTGACAGGGGATTTCCAAGCCTAGGAAGTGCCGCCGTCGATCAGGGACATAATGTCTTTGTGACAAAGTATGTTCCCTTCAGTGTTCAACCTATTTTTAATTTCACTCAACTTGATCCAGTGCCGACCATCCTTTATGGTTCGATTCAGTTTTTGAATCAGGTTGAGCGATGTGGGATTTTGAAAAATCTGGGATATCCGGGGGCATATTTCAAGAAGGAGGCGCTGAAGTTCTCCAATTATTGTTGGAGATATCCCGGCCTCATGCTGAGTGATCGGTGGCAGATTCTGCCCTATGGTGAGTTGAAGCGTAGGTTGGATGCCGACCTTTCTGATGGTCTCCAACCTCCTTATTTTGATGATCACCGCATGTTCATCAGGCCTGACGTGGTGACCAAATCATTTGCTGGCCGTGTCTTCGACTTTAATACCGCCGAGGATAACCCAGAGCAGCTATCGAGGTACGAACATATTTCTGACGAAGAACTTTGTGTCATCGCGCGGGAGAAATCAATTATTGGTGAGTATCGCCATGTGATCTGTAATCGAGAGGTTATCGCGCAGTCCCAATATCAGCGTGACGGAAAGCTTGACATCAGAATCGATGTTGAACCTGATTGTCAGGCCTTGGCGAAACAGATTTCAAGAGAAGAGTATCAACCAGATAATGTCTATGTGGTTGATACGGCGCTGACCGTGGATGGTCCTAGGATCATCGAATTCAATGCCTTCTCATGCTCGGGACTTTATGCCTGTGACACAAATAATATCATCAAGAGAGTCTCTGAAGCCGCTGTCAGAGAATTTAATGGAGAAGATGTTGACTGATAAACCAGTGTTTCGCGTCGGTGTGACAGGCACCAGATCGGGTATGACCAATTACCAAAAACAAAATGTATACCAGTACCTTTATGATATTATTGAAGGCGTTGATGTAGCACAATTTAATCATGGAGATTGTATCGGGGTGGACGGCGAAGCCGCTGATATCGCGATGGATTTGGGGTATGAAATTGTTTGTTTTCCACCTTTAGAATTTATCTTGCGTTATAATCACAAGTCTGATATTATCCACGCTCCCCAGACCTACATGAAACGCAACAGGGATATCGTTGATAATTCTGACGTGATGATGGCGGTGCCGTGGGAGATGGAACACCAGAGCAAGGGTGGAACATGGTACACTTTTGATTATTCAATAAAGAAAAAGGTTCCTATTCAATTATTCTTACCAAGAGAAGGAATTATTTTATGACACAACTCTATTCGTGTGGCCTTATTTTTGATGAACCAAAACAGAACGTCATGCTAATCCAGAAGCGCCGTCCAAAGTGGCAAGAAGGACTTTTCAACGGCATCGGTGGTCATGTCGAGGAAGGGGAAACCCCGCTAGAATGCATGTATCGTGAGGCCAAGGAAGAATCCACCATTAGTAGTAAGGCTTTTTGGAAATATTTGGCCGTCTACAAGACTTCCACCTTTGAAGTTCATTTCTTTTATACTCCAGATCATGATCTAAATATGATCAGGCCCTTGACGGATGAGCAGCTTCATGTTTTCGCCATCAAGGACTTGTTCAACCCATCTTATTATTTTTACAATAATTTGGCTCCGAATATCCGGCTCCTGATTGAATTGGCCATGAATAATAATGATTTGAAACTACCAGTAATTTTGGAGGGATGATGAAAAATTGGGGAACTTGTCACGTCGAAGTCTGTAAAGAACTTCTATCTTGGATGTTGACAATGAAAGGCTGGGTGATTATAGTCCATGAAGCTAAGTGGACCGGCGAGACCCTTTCTTGTGGTGAGATTTATTATGTCAATCTCGGTTCCCCACTTCTTGAAAAAGGCTACCATGGGATGATGAATTTCGTCATCCTCGATCCTAATAATTATAAGCTGCGGAAGGATCAGGATACTTAGAATACAGAAATTTTCACACAAAGAAAGAAATAACATTGACAAACAAAATTAATCTGAGTGTGGACCAGCAGGAAGCACTGAAGGCCATCAAGAAGTGGATTAAGACGAAGGAACGGTTCTTCCTCCTTCAAGGCTTCGCAGGAACCGGGAAGACCTTCCTGACCAAATTGATAGCCCAGAGTAATATCCCGAACCTCTATTTCAGCGCGACGACGAACAAGGCCTCCAAGGTGTTGGAAAATAATCTTGGCGTCTCCGTCAAGACGATTTACTCCCTGCTCGGCCTAAAGATGGAAGAGCGGGAAGACCGACTCGTCCTGACAAAATCTGACAAGCCAATCTACTTCCCCAAGGGCTCGATCATCGTCGTGGACGAGGCTTCCATGGTCGGTCGAGAACTTCTAAACGTCATCATCTCCATGCCTGCCATTCGCGTCATCTTCGTTGGTGATCCGGCGCAGCTTCCTCCGGTTAATGAAATATCAAGTCCAGCGTGGAAAACAATTGATAAGGAGAGTAATAGAGCCATTCTTCGAACAGTCATGCGGAATGATAATGAGTTGCTGAATATGGCGACTGAAATCCGCGCCTGTCTCCGTGAAAAGAATTATATCTCTCCGATCCGGCAGGATGTCAGCGCCGAGGGTGATGGTGTCTTTCTTTTTGATTCGAAGAGAGAATTTGAAGATCATCTTTTGAGTAAAATTAGAAGTGTCAACTTCAATGAAACCAAGGTCATCGCATGGCGCAATGATACGGTTAATTATTATAACACAATTATTCGCCGCAAGTTGTTGTTCACCCAAAAGTACGAGGCTGGTGATATTATCCTGATCGGCAAGCCTGTCGTCAGGAACGATGAATTTATCGCCCACACCGATGATGAATATATTGTCGAGGAAGCCACCAATGAAAATTATGTGGTGATCGATGATATTCATGATATCGAATATTGGGAATTGTACGTTAAGAACAACAATCAGGAAATTATTTTGAAAGTTCCTGTTGATCAAGACGCATTAAATGTGCTACTATCACGCAAGGCCATCGAAGCCAAGAATGTCAGTAAGGGCGGAAAAAGAGCCGCATGGAAGGAATTCTGGGATTTGAAGAATTACCTCGATGAGGTAAGATATGGATATGCCCTGACGGCGCATAGAGCCCAAGGTTCGACAATAACCGAGTGCTACATTGACCAGCAGGACATCCTCTGTAACCACAAGTCACAGGAAGCCTTCCAGTGTCTTTACGTTGCGGCAACGAGACCTACAAAACGCATCTATACGTTCTAGAAAGGAAAGAAATTGCCTACACCTAAGAAGAACCGCCCACGTAAGGGGCGTCGGAAGATCGGCTCCAAGAAGCGCCGCAATCGGAACAAGTGTAAGAAGTAAAAGGATTAATCATGGAAAAGATTGTTAGATTGCTCTTCGGATCATCCTTATATGGGACAAATACTCCCACAAGCGATACAGATTACAAGGCGGTTTATATTCCCACCGCCGAGGATATTCTTCTGCGTCGCGTCAAGGAATCAATTTCTTACTCTAAGGAGAAGCCTGAGTTTGAGAAAAATTCTTCCGCCGACATCGATGAGGAAATTTACAGTCTCGATAAGTATCTGAAGCTTGTCGCGGAAGGTCAGACGGTTTCTCTGGACATGCTCTTCGCTCCGAATAATTATATTCTTGAACACTCTCCTATGTGGACTCGTATTCAGAATAATCGGAAAAAACTCATCTCCCGGCAGTCCAAGGCCTTCATCGGCTATTGTCGTCAACAAGCCAACAAATACGGCATCAAGGGCTCCCGCGTCGCCGCCGCTCGTGATGCGCTTGAATTTCTTAACCATCTTGTTAGTATTTTGGGAATGAATAAGAAGCTGGGTGATTATGCCACCAAGATCGACGTATGGGCCAAGGACAAGGAATTCATCAAGATCGTGGATATCCCTCTGGCCAGTGGTCAGGAGATTCGTCATCTGGATGTATGTGATCGTCTGCTACCCTTTACCGCCTCTGTCGGAAGCGCCTTCTCTGTGGTCGAGAAGATCGTGGACGGGTATGGAAAGAGGGCTCTACAGGCCGAAAAGAATGAAGGCGTGGACTGGAAGGCATTATCTCATGCTGTTCGAATTGGGCAGCAGGCGGTGGAGCTATTCAGAACCCATAACATTATTTTTCCTCGTCCCAATGCTCCCGAACTTCTAAATATCAAGAAGGGATGGCTTCCATACAAGGAAGTGTCTGAAAAGATTGAGGAATTGTTTGTGGATGTCGAAGATGCAGCCATGAAATCTACCTTGCCTGAGAATGTGGACAAGGCGTGGATTGAGGATTTTCTCCTTGACACCTACGGAAATAAGGTATATTATTTTCATCAGGCGCAAATGAACCGCTGGTAACACAAGGATTATTCATCATGGGTCTTTTTGATGCAACACCGAAAGAAATCGGCAACGGCCTTCTGAACACCAGTATCGGTAATATAGCCGGTAAGGCTATCTTGTACTACATTCTATTTCGTGTTATAGGTCTTGTTGTGTTCTTCGTTATACTTTTCATCTTCGCGGGGATAGGGGCTTATATACAGTCTAAGGATTGTTATATAGGTAAACCCGACAATCAGGGTGTCATACAAGAACAATGTAGTTATAAGTACCCTCATGGCTTCATTCCTCCGAATGAACAGTGGCGTTATAAATCAATTCCTCCGAATGAACAGTGGCGTTATAAATTATAAATAGGCACAAAAGGGTTTTTTATGCTTGCTTTCCTACTCACGCCATTCGGAAGAATTGTTGGATATGTTGCCGGTGGCATCATGTTGGTCGGTCTCGTATTTGGGTGGTATGAACTCAAAATTCACGAGGCCAAGAAAGAAGCCTTGGCATCGTTTAATCAGATGCAGCTTGAAGAAGTCATCAAGGAAAAAGACGCGATGGCGGCGGTTAATAAAACCCTCGCCACCAATCTCCAACAGCTTCAGGAACAGAATTCTGTCCTTGATGGGAGAGTGAAAGAATCTGCCGGTATCGCCAATGCCGCAGTTGACGCCACAAAGGACGATCAACTCGATCCAATCTTTAACCAAATTTTAGGAAGTCTAAAGGGAAGAAAATAATGATTAAGCTTACAATCGCCGCGTTGATTATTGGTGTGTGTCTGGCCGGTTGTGCCACGCCACAGCCTGTGGACATTAAGGTGACACATTATGAGGTTATCATGCCTCCATCGAATCTGTTGGCCTGTGGGTCAGTCAAGCTTCCAGAGAAGTTTAAGTCTAACAAGGACGTGGCGAAGAGCTACGTCAAGCTTTGGAAGCATAATCAATACTGTCACAACCATGCCGTGGCCGTGCAGAAGTATCTTGATAATGCTCAGAAGGAAACACAATGACGCCTTTTGATTTCTACACCAAGATGGGCGAATGGATGAAAATTCGAACTTATGATGAATTTCATAAGAAGATGCTCGATGAACAGTGGCATTTCTTTAGGCGTTTCGAAACTGAAATGATCCGCCTTCTCAAATAAGAAAGTTTTTATGGGACTTGATGATTTTGAGGTCATCTGTGACGCCACGAACAATACACAAGAGATAATCGATAATCGTGAGTTGCGGATCGATACGTTGCTGATACCAGAAGATTCTCGTTATGAGATGACGTTCATCGTGGGTAAGGACGGGGAAATTACTGACTTCGCTATCAAACAATTTGCGATGTTTGGAGGGCGTTGGTTTAGATTTGAACTTTTGGAGGATTAAAATGTCTTATAATGTTGAGTCGATTATTGAAGAAAATCTGGATAAGATTGTAATCAATAATCCTGATAGTACAAAGCTTGCCGCATGGCTCGTAGGTAAATGCATCGCACAGGACATCCTTTCAAATACTTGTGAAGGTAGAAATGAGTGGTCACCATACGACAGATCACGTCTTTTGCATGAAATCTGTAAGGTTCTTTCTGAAAAATTTAATGAACCTATCTTGCTGAAGAAAGAATTACTCCATAAAGAGGAAGAACACGATTTTTATTACATTTGAAGGCATAGACGGTACCGGAAAGAGTACACAGGCCAAACTTTTGGCTTCTTACCTTGAGGCACAGAATATTCCCGTTCTGCTAACTAGAGAGCCGGGCGGCTCCTATATCGCGGAACAAATCCGTAATATCATTATCAACAACGATCTGGACCAATATACGGAATTCTTTCTTTTTTATGCCGCTCGTCGGGATCACATTTTAAACACGATCAGGCCAGCTATCGACGCCGGGAAGGTCGTTATTTGTGATAGGTTTTTTGATTCCACCGAAGTCTACCAGCAGGATGTAGATATTAATCTGCGTCGGTCAACCAAATGGAATTCGATCAAGGTCGAGACTGGTAGCAAAGAGTGGTATGCCATGCCAGATATTACCTTCTTGCTTGACATGCCCGTCAGCGAGGCCCTAGAACGTCTTAGGATTAGAGGAAACCTCAACACCTTTGACCAACGTCCCTTTGAATTTTATGACAAGGCAAGAGGCGACTTTCAATCTCTGTGGGCTAATCAGGATCGTTTCGCCATGATCGACGCGAGTAAGGATGAGATGGCCGTGCATCAAAGTATCATTGAAGAATATGAAAAGAGGAAAAAATAATGGCGATGTTAGACCCGACAAAACTTCCTGATGAAGGACTGTATAATACACTTCTGAAGTCTGCTCTTAGGGATGCCCTTCGGGAAGTGCTTATGAAGACGGCCACGGAGGAAGTCGAAAAGGTTATCAAGAATGCGGAGTCAGACTTTGAGACATCGGTTCGGGCATATCTTGACCATTCCAGCTATTCTAAGATCGTGAATTACAACATCAAACTTATCAAGAAGGATAACAAATGACTTACGAACCAGTCAAAGTGTTTGAAGACGAATGGCAAGAGCAAAAATTCGATACCTTTCAGAAACAGATCAAATTCCTCAAACAAAAAGAAGAATTGATGGTCAAAAATTGGAACAATAATCCTGATATTTTTGAATTGGAAAAGGTCAGATTTCAAATTGCTGTCTTGATATCAGCATTCAAGAAATTTAAAGAAGCCATTCAGGAGAATGTAGAATACAAAGAAGGCTTTTCAAAAAATATAGGAAAGAGATTATCATAAACATGAAAACTAAAATTGGTATTATTCGTGATCATTCCGGCTCCATGCAGTCGTATATCACAGGAGCCATCAACGATTACAACCTTACCGTTGATAGTCTGAAGTCTTCCATCGACAAGAACCACAAGGGTCTTGTGACTGTCGTGGAATGTGGCGTGGCCGTCAACTTTAGAACCATAAATCGCGTCATCATCAAAGACGAGAACGTCGCGACGCTTAGAAATATTACATCCTACTATGCGAATGGTGGATCGACGCCGCTTCTAGATGCCATTAATTTGATGATTGATACAATTTCCGAGGAAAACGAGAATAGCGATACCGCCTACCTGATCATGGTTATCACTGACGGTGGAAATAATGTTCACGGCGAAATAGCCCCACAGGTTGCATCTCGTATCCGTCATCTCCAGTCTACTGATAAGTGGACTTTCGCCTTCCGTGTTCCCAAGGGTTATGGTTCATACATCACCAATCTTGGTATTCCCGTTGGCAACGTCATCGAATGGGAAGTCACCGAGAAGGGTCTTCGTCAGTCCACACAGGTTTCGACACAGGCCACACGGGCTTATTTCAGTGATCGTACTCGTGGTCTAACCAGTTCTAGCTCGTTCTACACAGACCTTTCGAATGTCTCCATATCTGAAGTCAAGCGTAATCTTGATGATATCACCGACAAGGTTCAAATTCTATGGGTTCCTGAGAAGTATAACAAGACTGAGATTCGCGACTTCTGTATCGAGCATTTTGGAGAATATAATATTGGTTCGGCATATTATCAGCTAAATAAATCTGAGAAGGTGCAGGCATCAAAGAAAATTTGTATCAAGCATAAGAAGTCTGGAAAGACCTATTCTGGCGATGATGCTCGTGATCTTCTAGGCCTTCCAACGGATCGTGAGGTTCGTGTCTCTCCGAAGGATCATGGACAGTATGAACTTTTCATTCAGTCCACATCAACAAACCGTCATCTCGTGGGTGACACTCGTTTACTTTATTTTAAATAGGAGAAAAAAAATGAAATATATTTTTCACGTTAGGGTCGATAAGGGACTTGACAATGATCAGATAAACGAGCATCTTCGGAATTTCCGGGATGACGTGGATAGTAAGGAGTTTTTCGAGAATTATGACAAGGTTTTGTATGTTTCTGATGAAAAACAAACTTGGATTGAAACCGTACCTTCGGATTTCAAATAAAAATCTTATGGTTATATGTCCTAATTGTCATTCTCAGACGCTAACATACAAAGGTCAAAATACTAAATTAAAAAGAATAAATAGAAATATGGAAGAGTATGAGGGACGGCTCCCTTCACCGACTTGAAATCGGATGGTACGATGAGTAATCGTATGGTGATCGACACAGCCACTCTTCCGCCAAATTTAATGGAAATGACAAGCCGAGGGGATCGGCAACTGTTTGCTAAACAGATTGCTCTCGAAAGGGAGTCCATGTCGGATATGGGTGTTTCCGCCATCTATGAGAATACGGTATGCACAGTAATATGGCGTGAAAGGCTAGTTGAGTAGCGTCAAGTGAAGTTTGCAAGGCTCCATACCTTACGATCCAACCATGGAAATGACGTAAGGTGACAGGTTCGACCCCTGTTATTCTCTTCTTTTAAAGGATTTTTGTCATGAAACATGTGAAAACATTCCTCATCGATCTGGCCATCATCGCCGGTGCTGCCCTCGTGATCTGGATGACACGTAACCCTATGGTTGCATTCCTAATTTTTTGTGCTTGGATTGATCCAAAGGCGTTTAATCAGAAATTTCTCTAATTTTTTAAAAATATCCGTTGACATCCCGATATGAATGATTTATATTCATATCATCGGAACAACGGAGAAACATCATGGCCTACGACGAACAACATGACCACGCCGACCGTTACTTTCCCGCGATTGAGGGCTACAAGATGGCCAATGCGAAAAAGAGCAAAGCTGCACGTTGGATGGCCGAAGACGCCACCCGCGCCGTTCTGGTCGAGAAGATGTACAAGTCTTCTAACAGCTTCATCAGCACCATGCTGACGAATTATGCCGATTGGGGCTCCCTCACCGCTGGTCAGGAAGCTGCCGTTCGTAAGATTTTCGCCAAGGAAGACGAGCGTAAGGCGGCTTGGAAGGCTGCTGACGCCGCTTCGGTCTTCGTTGGTGAGGTTGGTAAGCGTCAGGATTTCACCCTCACCATGCAAAACCACTTCTCTTACGAGACTGACTTCGGTATGCTCCATATTCATATCCTTAAGGACGAGGCCGGTAACGTCGTCGTTTACAAGGGTTCGAAGTATCTGGAAGCCGCTCGTGGTGATGCCGTAAAGGGCAAGGCGACGGTCAAGGATCATTCGGTTCGTGAAGGCGTGAATCAGACCATTGTCTCCCGTCCCAAGTTTGAAAAGGTGGTATAATATGGATAATAAAGAAAAACTCATAAACACGGCGGGTATGATTAAAACCCGCCTCGCTATGAGAATTATCGAACAATCCTGTCTCTCTGATAAGGGAGACAGTTATTGGGAAATTGATAATGAAATCAATTTTCTAAATCGTCTTTTGACATTCATTCGGGGAGAATAAAAATGACCTACGATCCTGACAACTATTCAACAGAAAAATTGCTTGAATATGCCTATATGATGTTGAGTCTCGCAAGGCGTGATCAAATTAATAAGACTCGCAAGAACGATTGGCTGATCGATAATGAGTCGTTTGATCTTATTGGTGCCAAGCTTAAGAAAATTAAGGAAGTAAAAGGAATAATTTATTAACTTCCTGCGAATAGATTTCCTAGACCTTGGATTGTATTGGTGGTCACTCCTTGTGCAACTCCGGGAAGGGAAGAGATGGTGTCCATGACGCTCTGGGGCTGATTGGCCGACCCTTCCGCCGCCTTGATGGCAAGTGCCTTCCTGCCGTTCGTAGGAGCCTTCAGAAAGGCCTGATTCGTTGAAAACTTCTGAAGCGCCTGAGTCAATATAGAATTATCTAAAACAGATTTTGGAAGGTGGGTATCGAGCGTGGTGTTAATTGCCCCGGCGATGGTCGGTAGAACACTCGATAGGTTTGATAGGATGCTGGCAGGCGTGATCCCAGCACCGAGAATGCTCTGCATTCCATTATTTTGAAGTTGTTCTAAAAACAGCGCGATGATGGATTCGAGGGCAGAGGCCGAGACGGAACCGTTCTGTAGCAGCGGTAAAATCATATTAATTAAAGACTGGAGAGACTGATTCGTCACGCTATTCATGGTGTCGGAAAGAACGGGCGTCTGACCCATGTTCATCAGGGCCGTCGATAAGACGCTCTGGGCCGTGCTGGATAGGGTGGCACCCGACAGTCCTGCCGATAGTGCGTTGATGACTGTGGAGGCTCCTAGCTGGCCAGAAATCGATGATAACGCCGATCCCAACATGTTCCCCATCGCGCCTTGAAGTCCCGAGGTCGATCCGAGGTCGGAAATATCTTTCATCTTAATAAATGATGAAATCGCATTGGGAAGAACTGCATTGAGATTCTGTGGATCAACAGTCTGAAGCTGCTGAAGAATCGATCCACCGATAGAAGTTAATGATGCTACGGTGGGAATACTATAGAACTTTGTCTTCTTACGGGCATCCTCGGTGATATCCTTGCCATCGGAATCATTTTGCTCGGTTGGTGTGTAATTTGGATATGTGATCTTGGTCTGGTCATCTGTCTTAATATTCTGAGTGCTTCTGGTCGAGAAACCATTATCAAATATTCTCCCACCGGGAGGCGTAGAATTGGTTCCTTGTTTTAGAGATTCCGATCCTCCTGTTGTTTCTGTACTACTTGCGTCACCAGCCTTGGCGATGGTTCCCATCATTATCGGCTGTTGTTGATCCCCGTCGAGGAAGACCCCAAATACCGTCGATCCGACGATCAGGCCGACAGGAATCTTGCCAATTTTATTATGTGCTGCCGAAGTTATATTTTGTAGAGGTTTGACCCATGGTAGAGCAGAATCAGGAATATTAGTCGCATCGTCATGCAGGCCATGGATTCTAACTTGGACACGACCCTCCTTGTCAGGGTCCATGACGTTGACGACGACGCCCCACCAATGCCTGTTATCAAAACCAAATGCTCGTTCTGTCATAAAATCCTTCTTTTTTGATATTTATCGCTTGACATAGAATCAAAACCATTTATATTGATCATATCAACGCGGAGGTTTTTTATCATGAATTATCCACATTATGAAATTTGGGGCGGCTGGAATGATGTCTACGGATATGGTGCCGAGCCCGAGCATCTGGAGGATTGTTTCACCCTTTCGGAGGCTATTGAGACGGTGAGGGAGTATCGTCAACATTCTTATCAGTATGCTTTCATCAAGAACAAAGATACTGGCGAAATTCTGGAGGAATATTGAAATGAGCCACATGGAAGATTTCGCCAAGGTGTGGCGTCGAGAACAGATAATCCGGCGATTCGTTGAACATTGCCTCGCCCTCATGCTTATCATTACTATTATGATAATTTTCGCAGGAATCATCCAATATTTTGGTGGGATTGATACGCTTTCCATCAATGATTTTTTTATGGGGTTCAAGTGAGGGTGCCATGTCACAACATTTTCTTGATTACATACCTTTCTTTCCGCTTCCGGTAGAACTGCGTATCACTGATCCGGCGACGCTGGCATGGATGCATAAACAATGTCAGTCGGTGTTTAATACGCCAGACGAATTTGTTTCTTATAGAGAAGTGATGCAAATTCTGGCGTCGGCCTATAACTTGGGTGTCTACGACGCGGTGTGGGGCGGAAAGTTTCAAGAGAAGGCGAAGGTTCCTTCTGTTTCTCCGATGAAAGAGAAAAAAGTGGTTGACAACGTTTAAAAATGATTTAAAGTGATATTGTTCAAATCATAGGAGTATGTATCATGGGAACCAGAAGTGATATTATTGTTTTGTGTAAGGATGGCGTCTGGCGTCGTATTTACTGCCATTGGGATGGTTATGTGAGACATAATGGTAAGATATTATTCGAGAATTATAATTCCACCAAGAAGGCCGAGAAGCTGATCGGGCTGGGGAATTTGTCGATTCTTGGTCCGAAATGCACCAAACCCAAGGGGCATAGCTGGGAGAATAAGGTTGACGGCTATTGTGTCGCCTACTTTAGGGATCGTGGTAATGAACCTTGGGAAGATGTCAAGGCTTTTGAAGCCGAGACTCTGGAATATATATGGCCTATGCCCGACTGTTGGACGGAATATGCCTACGTTTGGGACGGAAAAGAATGGAAGGTTGGTTATTCTCAAAAAGGTGTCGATACTCTAGAATCTCTAAAAGAGGCCATTGACAATCTCTAAGAGGGAGAGTAAGATTACGGAATTGCCAGAGTCGCTATCTGGCTGGTCCTGAACACAGGTAGACGTGTTCTAGGACGAGATCGGGAACTACCTCGGAACCGCTATCTGGAGGGCGGGACTTAAATTAATGTTAGGAGTGGAGGGACGAGTAAAATCGGTCTCGTTGAAGCTAGGCATAGCTCCAGAACTTATTTGGAGATGAGATAGGAGCCCTGAATGTGTGTGATGACATGCATTTATCTACTGACCGACAGGCACAGAGGGGTATATTATTCGCGTGATACCGCGAGTCTCCCACATACTTTTTAGAGAGGATATAATATGAGATTTGATACAGAGTTGGCCGGAATTTATAAAAAGTTTTACTACGGTGATCATGTCACTGATGAAGAACTGGAAAAACTTCGTGTTCTGTTTAATCGTTTGACTAATGATCTTCTGGTTCTTGGACCTGAATATGCGATGGCGCGTAGAGAAATGCTCAGGAATCTTTTGAACGTCGAGGATTACATCAGAAACAGGAAAGATAAATAACTTTTTGGACTTGTAGCTCAGTTGGTTAGAGCAGACGCCTCTTAAGCGAAAGGTCGAGTGTCCGAATCACTCCAAGTCTACCATTCCAGTCCGTTAGCTCAATGGGTGGAGCAAGGAACTTTTAATTCCAAGGTTGTCAGTTCGAACCTGACACGGACTACCAACTTAAAAAGGATTTGAAATGATTAGTCTACCTCTCATTCTCGTGTTGCTTCTTATACATTGGTATGGAGACTTCTTTCTCCAAAATGATTGGATGGCACAGAATAAAAGTGTTAACAACGAGGCGCTGGCAGCACATGTCGGTGTGTATACCCTGATATTATTTTTGGGTATTTTTATTTTTCGTTTTGGTATAGACACAAACGATATTCTCCTATTTGCCTTAATAAATGGCGTCATCCATTTTGGTGTTGACTTCATCACGTCTAGGGCATCGTCATATTTCTATAAGAAAGGTGACAGGCATAATTTCTTCGTCGTCGTGGGTCTGGATCAGACGATTCATTTTCTTACCCTGTTCGTCACCGCGTATTTTATTCTATAAATAACAAATGTTTAACTTCTTCAAAAGGAAAAAAATGCACTACGTTGCCCGATTCGTCTTCGATGTAGACGTTAACTATCCACAAGTCTTCGCCAAATTCATGTTTCGAAACGTGCATGTTAACTTCATCGAAAAGATTTCGCCGCCTAATCAGGCCGAGATTGTGCTGGGTCCGTTGGAGGAAGAGACGATTCGAGTCTGGCAGGAGACATTTCGAGGCTGTGGATGTCCTTTCAAGTTGTACACGGCTCCATGGGATAAGGTAAAGGATACAAATTATTTCCTATAAGGGTTGACATTGTATGCAAATTCGTATATTGCATATAAATAAAGAATTGGGGAATTCTTCTAACAGGACTAGGAAAACTGGCCTTCAACCAGTGCAATGTCGGTTCAATTCCGTCATTCCCCGCCATTTTTAAAGGATATTTGTCATGAAAACGCGAAACATGATTGCCAAAGACCTTCGAACTCCTAAGTACAAGATGCGGGTGGTGAAGTCCAAGAAAGTCTATGACCGTAAGAAAATGAAGGATTAGTGATATGAAGATTTATGTTGTTTACCGACAAGAGTTGATTTACGAGGAATTTAAACGTGTGGATTTAAAAGGCCTTCCATAATGAGGCCGACGCCAATGCATTTGTTGTGGAGTTGAAAGAAAAACAAGCAAAGGATGTTCTGAAACACAATGAACTTATGTCAGAAATGATGGAAATTCAGAATAAATTTGTATATGACAAGTACGGAAAGCGCATAAATTATGATATGTTTGATTGTAGATATTCAAAAATTATAGATGAAAACCGTCTTCTTACACCTTCTGAAGACTTTTACGAGATAGACGAGATAGATTTAGTATAAATAGAATACACTAATCGCGGGATTGGTATATGGATTGTGCCTTAGCCTTCCAAGCTAATGAAAAGAGTTTGAATCTCTTATCCCGCTCCAAACTTCTGTCATGCCCTGATAAGGCATCTAGGGGAATCTTCCCGGCAGAGGATAAATACTTGGGTGGTTCCTCTGTGCAAGAGGATTAAATGACAGGTGAGCCCTCTCAGCCATCATGCAAGATAGTAGCTAGATGTTCCTTCTGATCCGTCACCTTAGTAGAGGCTTTGTGGATCATGGATATCTACCCCAGTTCATTACTGCTCTACTAGGCGTAATGAATGGCATTGGTAAGAGGGGTCGGCATACTTGGATGTCAAGAAAGAGGTAAGCACACCAGTTTACCCCACCAAGACTTTTTCGGCGCTGTAGCAGAGTGACCCATGCGCTTGACTGCAAATCTTGAGACCTGAGTTTGATCCTCAGTAGCGCCTCCATTTGACAAAGCCTTAGAAGTCTGCCATAAATAGAAGTGTTAAAACCCCCTCCCACATAAGGAAATGTAATGAGACTTCTAGCCGCACTTGGATTTATTTTTGCTCTCTCTACCTCTGCCATGGCTGTAACCTATACTCAGGATGTTCCTGATTGCAGCAGAAATGCAGACTTCGTTAAAGGCATCGAGAAGAAAGGTTTCGAACCTGTCTTGGTCATTGCGGATAAGCTGGTCAAGGATAAATTCAGCATCTTCTTCAACTTTAAAACCAAGGAGACGATGGTCCTTTCCGCATCCACCGAGACCGAAAAGGTTTGTGTCATCTCTTACGGCACAACGGAAATAAATTCTACCATGAGTCTCGAAAAGTTTCGTAATCTTTTTGATTCAATTATTGCTGATGATAACACGGTGGCCCCAAAGTGAAGTATCTTATCGTCTTTATCGTCACCGCCGTAGCTCTTCTATTCGCCTATGGGGCGGCTTTTGGAGAAGAAATAAGCGACGTATATCAACGGGTGTCTCCCGCTGTCGTCACCATCCATGCACCACAGTTGGATATTCCTATTCTGTGGACACAGATGTCTGATCTGGATCATATTGTCAATGAAATCATTATAAAGAAACATAAAGAAAAGGATGTTCTTCTTCCTTTTTCACCGCACAAGACTGGTGGTGCAATCGGTTCTGGCTTCATTATCAGCACCGATGGGCTGATCATCACCAACAATCACGTCATTCAGGGTTCTGGTAATAGAAACATAACCATCGTCCTTGAGGATGGATCGGAACGTGACGTGGAAGTAGTAGGATCGGATAGAGCAACTGATATCGCCGTTCTAAAGATTGTCAAGAGCGAAACTGATCGTGAATTTCCTACCGTCGCCTTTGGTGATAGTGAGAAGATGAAGGTTGGTCAACAAGTTTTTGCCGTGGGAAGTCCCTATGGAATTAATCATACCCTGACGGCTGGTGTCATTTCGGCTGTTGATCGTGAAAACTCCGAAGGTCTGGATTCGCCTTTCGATGATTCACTTCAGACTGATACGCCTATCAATCCCGGCAATTCTGGTGGCCCTCTTTTCAATATGAATGGTGAAGTCATCGGGATTAATCAGGCCATATATTCACCATCACATACTTCTGCCGGTCTTGGATTCGCCATCCCTTCTAAGTATGCCAAGGTGGTGGTGACCGAGATTATCAAGACGGGAAGATTCCAACAGAAGCATATCGGCCTTGTCATCATCGAAAATACAGAGATGTTGTCGCTTGTGGCCGGTGATACCTTCTATAAGGGCATCAGGCTTCAGGGGATCATGGATGATGATCAGATTCTTAACCATAACGATAAGCTGAAGGCTGGTGATATCATTTTGAAAATTGATACGGTCAACATTTCTACTCCTGCCGCTCTTATCAAGGAAGTCGCGATGCATAATGTTGGCGACAAGGTGAGCCTGACACTTCTACGAGACGGAAAACTCACTGTTGTCAATGACTTAGAGATTCATTAAAAAAATAAGTCCGAAGAATGTATACGTTTTTCTGACAAAGATGAATTTGTCCTAAAAATGTTACATTCTTCGGACAAATTCGTTCGAATTCATTTGACAAGTTTTTAAAAATCGCCTATAAAGGGTCATCGAATCAATGATAGGAGATTTTAAATGTCAGCTTCTTCCAACGCCTCCATGATCGAAAAAATCAAGAAGCTTCTCGCCATGTCGAAAGACGCCTCGGTCACCGAGGAAGAGGCGATGGCCTTCATGAACAAGGCTCAGTTGCTTCTCGCCGCCCATAACCTCGATATGTCGATGGTCACCGAGGAAGCCCAAGAGGCCGACATGGCCACCATGGACAAGACCATTTACGAGACTTCCTATGGTCATATCAAGTGGCGTCAGACCCTCATGGGTGTCGTCGCCAAGCTGTTCTTCTGCAAGGGCTATATCAGCACCAGCACCGAATATGGCAAGACCGGCAACCTGAAGCGCGTCGCCAAGTTCGTCTTCGTAGGTAAGGAACATAATCGGGCCATCGCAATTTCGATGTTCGAATATCTCGAAAAGACTGTAGTTCGTCTTTCCCGCAAGTTCTCGTCGGAGGCCACGCAGCGTTATCACTTCGAAATGGGTTGTGGTCTGCGTCTGACCCGTCGCGTTTACGACAAGATCGAGGCGGTGAAGGCCCCGGTTACCCCGGCTGGTGAGAAGTCCAACCTTCCCGCGTTGTATTCCACCGAATTGGCGCTGGTCGAGGAATTCCTGTCTGATACAGAATTCATGAAGAAGCGTAAGCAACGCGCCACTTCCCTCAATTCGGCTTCCATGGCCGGTCATAACGCAGCCAACACCATCTCCCTCGATAACCAGTTGGGTGGCGGATCACGCTCCACTGGCAACCTTCCCGGTGCCAACAAATTCCTTCTCAAGTGAAGGAATTTGTGATACACTACGAAAATCCGAAGTATGGAATTTCAGGATATGAAACCATCTATGCTTCGGATATTCGTGAGGCCAGACAGAAATTTATGGATATCAGCAAAGGGCTCACGATCTATATCATAAGGATCGAGGGTGAGCATATGGCGGCAAACACATATTGTGAGTGAGCCTAAGATGCGCCGTTCAGATCACCCTTAATACACTCAATGGAATCTGTATATCTTGGATGCTGTTGGGAAGGGCCGATATTCCGACACATCCTTGTGACCAGATAGTTACCCGCAATCTGTGGGTCGAGGGGTTGTGGTGACGTGATATTAATCATTTCGGGAATTTTTAATTGGATGACATCCCCGGCCTTGACCAGCGCGTCACCATTAACCTTGATCTTCACTTGCGTCTGCATAAGATTTGAAATATAACCAAGCTGATTAGGCGTCATCGTATCGATCCCGGTGAAGGGACGGCTTGCGGTGTCAACAGGGATCATTGAAGTTGATCCATACTTGTTGCCATACTTCGCCGTGAAGGCCGATGAATTGAAGCCGCTGGTCGGTGGCGCGACATCCTTATATTGATAACTTCGTGTTCTGATATTATAGGTCGATATCCGCTGCATCAGTCCACCCATCGAGATTCTTTCGGTCGAGGAAGCAATCTGTGGAACATCAAGTGCGATGATGTTGGTGCTGGTGTCGATATAGAGAGAATTACCTACAGTATCCTGATGTAAGAAGGTCTTTATCGGCCCCTGTTGAAGCATTCCTTCCATCGTTTTAAAATACATCCCCAGAGCATTTTCAAAATAAAGAAATGTTGATGATGGATTTGATGCCGACACCGCGCGGCGTCTCACCATGTCAATAGCCTTAAAGGGATCGTAGTTCGGGATCATGATATTCTGGGTGCCGCTCGTTGATTCTGTCGAGAGAGACTTACCACTCATTAAAAATGTCCTATGAATATCAGAAACGATGGAAGCGATATCGGTCTGATAATTCTTTTGAACGAAGTTCGTCTTGGCATACATCGTCTCTTCGCCAACGCCATGCAGGGTGTAGATTTTTGACTTTGTGGAGCCCTCGCCATGTATGTTGGTGATCTGATCAAGGGCGAATGTATATGACGCCATGGTGCCTCCGGGAGCCCCGAAGGTGGTCGTCACGGTCTCGTCTCCGATGATGTTCATGTTGCCCAGCGCGTCGTTAACGTCGAAGACGGTAATCTCGGCAATGACATTAGGCACGAAAATACTTTCAAAAACTTTCATGGTGGCAAACATCGATCCGAGGTTTAAAGACCCTCGGGGTGACGACATCGTTAGGTCGGTGATGAATACGTCGCCGGGATTATAGCCGGGAATCATGAATTAAGAGCCTTCTGCAAGGCGTCAGAAACTTGGGTCTCATATCCACTGACCAAAATGTTCAAAACCTTATTGCTTTCATTCATATTCGTTTCATAATCGAAGACGTAGACAGGACTATAAAACACATCCTCTTCTGGTGGAATGGTGTCGAAGGATAAGATGGTCACGGCGTTGGCGTTTGGAATAGTTATTAAGGCATTGGACTGACTTCCCAGAATCGAGAAGGCAGCGGCATTGACGACCCCGTTGGGGAGATAATATCCCGAGACGTGCTGAATATTCAGAACATTATTTGTGCATACCGCAACCTGTCCTGAGCCCACCAGATTGGCACCATAATTGATGGCGACGATTTCATTGTTGATGAATTGTGGGATTGTGTTGGAGAAATTAAAAGAAACCAAATGATTTGTGTTGATCGTCCAATCTTCCTGAATCCTGCTGTAGCTCGTTACCGATCCGAATCCGTCAAGATTCGGCTGATAATATTTCATAAGCGAAGGGTCGAGAGCATCAAAATACGCCACGCTCACACGGTCGGTGTTTAAAAACCAATTATTTGTATAGTACATGATGGTCTGGGTTGTCAGAGGAATGTTGGTGTACTTCTGATACATATAATCCTGAAACTCTTCATTATTCATATACCACTGGTCATAGGGATCATAGATTTGGTTCGTCAAGAACAAAACCCACTCCTGATAGGGGTCTTGATAATATTTTCTGGATATCTGATCGGTTCTTTCATTATTATTGATAGTCACAGGATAATAAAAGAATGGATTCAGGAGGTCAGTATTGGATATGACGGCGCGTCTGGTGATATCCACCACAGGCATCCCATTATATGAAGTAAGAGGGAATTTTGAAAAATATGTATCCATGATTTGATTAACCGTTAGCCGATGGAGGAATTATTGTTGTTGTCGTTTCACTTGTAGGCGGCAAGAAATTTGGATCAGTCGTATTTACCATATCACGCTTAAGGAAATACTCAATTTCAAGAAGCTGAATAGTGAATTCAATAGCCGATGGCGCATTGGATGATCCGACAAATGATGGCGTCGTGCCGGGGGCATAGTTAGCGATGGAATCCTGAATCACACAATGTTTAAAGCTGTAGACATATCCTTGGGGAATGATCGTCGGTCTAACCACATCGGGATATTGTAATAGTGATCCTGCGGTGGCCTGATTTGTGTCAGGAAGCTGATGATATTTAAATTTGTTGATGATATATTTTATCGTGTTGGATTCCTGAAGATTATTAGGCATGAATTTCCAAATGAAAGTATGTCTTTTAAATGTTGGGGCGGTGAATAAAACCGTGAGATATGGGTTGACAGCGAGACCGGATGTCTGGAAGATTCTGTTGGCGGCATTACCGAGTCCAACGGTCTTTCCGAGAGTATTCAAGATATTTGTTGCCCCACCAACGGCCCCGGCCGTTCCAGCGCCATATAACGCTGGTCCAAGAGACTCTACGGCCGACGCCATCCAGTTGGCCTGATTATTCCTATAGGAGCCCACCATGCCATCCAGCGCCGCGCCTAGGGCGGGATTTGTTGGGTCTGAATCCACATAACCGATGCTCTGGTGATCCACGATGTTCGTGGGAATGGGAAGGACGATTGTTCCGAACGGTTTTGTAAAAACGTTACTGAAGATGGTCGGTCTTTGATATTGATAAAAATCAAACTTCATACAGAAGTCGTTGTTGGCCGATGATGAACTTAAAAGATCAGTAGGATATACTGTGGTCTGAGAATTAGTATAATCTGTTGCGTTTGTTGATCCCGAAAGACTATATACCTCTGCTGCTGTCGCCACCAGCGCCGCAGTTCCAACGGCAGCGGTGATGACACCAGCAATCTCAAGGTCATTTAATATATTTGTTATAAAGGCCAAGTTCGTTCCTTCTGATAAATATTACAAACATATTTATTGGAAAGAATGAATGCCCAGATATCATCAAGGAATGTTCAGGGCGAAGAACCCACAGAAATATAAAGGTGATCCTTCAAACATCGTCTACCGATCCTCATGGGAATTAAAACTTTATATGCAGTTCGACTCCCGGCCTGATGTCTTGGAGTGGTCGTCGGAAGAAGTTATAGTTCCTTACATCTCTCCCAAGGATAACAAGAAGCACCGATACTTTCCTGACGCCGTGATCAAGATTCGGGATCGTAACGGAGTTATTAAAACTATCATGGTCGAAATAAAACCCTTCAAACAGACTCTTCCACCTGTCAAGGGAAAAAGAATGTCTAAAGGGTTTATTAACGATGTTCTGACCTACGCCATCAACGATGCAAAATGGAAATATGCACGAGAATATTGTAAATCTCGTGAATGGGAATTTCAGATAATAACAGAGAATGAGCTAGGCCTATAGTGCAGAAATTTTTCCGTACTTCTTCTTCAGTTCTTCATATTGAAGACGCTCTTGCTTGTAACGGCGCTTTTCCAAATCCTCTTCCTGAGAGATACGAACTTTCATCTGTGCGTCGGTCTCAGGAATCTCCTGAAAAAGACCGAGATATTTACTATCATAACTATCATTATACTCATTGATGGTGCAGTTGTCACCATATTGCGCCTTCAGTCCTTGTAGATATGTGATGGCCTCGTCTAGGCTCTTCATGTGAAAACCAAGCCATCCGGCAAGCATCACTTCTACATACTTTCGTTCATAATTTACCATTTTAAAATACTCCCAAAAAGTGTAAGATAAGACAAAACAAAACAATCGAAAACCAAATTTGGTGGTTAGTCATCGTCATTCAACCAACCTCCAACATAATCGATCTGAGGCCAATAGTAAACAACTCGATGATGACCCATGGTGTCTTTTTTCCAACCATCTAGATGATGAAAATCCATACTATAATCTCGGCCTACGAGAAAGCCGATTTGCATCGGGTTAATGTCTTCACCGAAGATGGCGAGGCATTCGGCCCCATACATTCCACGACCTGAATAGGACCGAACCCTGAAGTCATATTCCTCGGCCAAGGATTCCAGCGCCACCTGTAGAGGATGCTTTTCCATGATATTATTCCTTTCACCAATGAATAGAAATCAAGTGAGAATTGTCATATTCATCACCAAATGCATTTTTATTTACATTTACGATGAACCCAAGTTTTTCAAATTTCTCCCGAAGAGAAACAGCCTCTTCCTCGGAAAAATACATTGCATAATGAAGAACTCGATGTCCACCCTTTCGCCACAACGACCATTTGCTCCTGCATCAGTTCGAAGGTGGAAGGCTTCTTCGGCATCAACTCACGTATGTAACTAGCACGATATTCCATTTTAAATCTCCTTCTCAATCGATTGAAGTGCGGGGTCCACCCTTGATATATCCGGCAGCAAGATAGCTCTCCACCTTGTCGGCGTCTACTCTGACACGCTCATGTTTCTCCTTAGAAATCATCCACGTCTTTCCGGTGTTGCCATAAAGGGGTTGATCATGTTTGGTGTCGGAGAAGGTGAGAGAGGGAGACGCAGACGGGGCGAAAGAGGGGAAGACGACGGGAATGGGTTTGGGAGCCTCCACCACAGGGGCGGGAGCAGGCTCAGGAGACTTCTTATTCAGAAACTCCTGAAGCTTGGCGTCGGCCTCTTCCTTGGTGAGGCCCATGAAATGGTACTCGGTCGTTAAGGCGTTGGCCTTGTAGGAAACACAGACCAGATTGGTGTATCGAATTTTTGGATCAGGCATTTTAAAACTCCTTGTGTCTGACACTTCTAAACGAAAAAGAAGGCCACGTCAAGCGATAAATATAAAAAAGAGGAATGATTTTTTGGTATCAAATACAACATCTAACACAAATGTTCGTCTACCCAGCCTAATGTTGCCGGGAGATTATCCCTACGTCAGATTCGAACAGTTTCGAGATGGATCATGGAACCGTGTCGATGAGACGCCTAATAATGAGTCACAGGCGATGGGGCATAAGCTAGGAACCTTCGAAGAGGTTGACAACAGCGCGGGTCACAAACACCTTAAGATGGGTCAGAGTTTCAACTATTCCAAGCTGGGACATACTTCCACCGTCGATCTTAATCACCATAATAAAGTTGGAGGCTCCACGGTCTCTCAGGTCACTTCCGACCACCATAACGAGCATGGTGGGGATAAGTGGCAAGCGGCTGGTGGAGACACCACACAGGTAACCAAGGGTACCCATTACACGCATGGCACGGGTGCTCATATTCATTCGACATCCGGCAGCGTCACGTCAGATGTTAATGATGGTGATCAACATCATAATGTCATGGGCGACAAGGTTACCTTCATCGGTGGCGTCAAGTATGAAAATGTCAACTCCGAATTTGGTCAGTACACAGGTGGAAACTATGACGTTCTAGGTCAGAAGAAGCTTCAGCTTACCTCCGTTGACACCATGACGTTGAATAGTAATAATTATATTCAACATAACGCCACCGCCAACCATAATATCACGACGCCCAACGCCTACGCCAACGTTACCTTCTACTTTATGAATAATATTTCTGGCAACACCCTGCTGGTGGTCGGCAACAGCGTGACAAACACCCAGATTAATTCCACGATGATCATCACGCCAGCAATTATGATCGGTGATCCTGTTCAATTTGTCAATACCTCCGTTCTAAATATCGGCCAGCTTGGTGTGATGGCCAATGGTTCCTTGGGAACACCGGGGCAGTCTCTCGCCTCTAATGGTAATGGTGCCTTTTGGACAACCACAACCATCTCGGCTGCTGGGACCAACACCAATATTCAATTTAATCAGGGAAATACATTTAACGCAACGAATGCATTTTCATTCGATTATTCTACAAATACCGTAAATATAAGTAATAATTTATCAGTTAATAATATAATTTCGGTATCAAATTCTATAACTATTGGTAATTCTACTGTTAATGTCGTCATAAATTCAACATCATCTTTTGGAACAGGAGATGTCACAAATACATATCTTCAGGCTCTTCTGACATCAGACCTAGCTGATCTTGATGGCGGTACGTGGTAAAATAAATAATTAAAAGGAAGTTAGATGAATATCGCCAACAATCAGACCATCACCAGCAAGTTAGGAGTTCTCTACTCCGACTTCACCGATAATTTCCTCAAGGCTCCCTTCTCGAATGATCTGGCCAAGGTCACCAATGAAAATTCCGTCAAGCAGTCCATCAAAAATATTGCCAGAACCATTCTGGGGGAAAGACTTTATGATGAGACCATCGGTCAGTCTGGTAACTATGGATTATTTGGATTATCCGACACGCTGACAGAATCCGTCGTCAAGCAGACGCTCATGGATGCTATCGGCCATAACGAGCCTCGCGCCGCCGTGCTTGGCATCACTGTCGATTCACAAACCATCCCCAATGCCCTCAGTGTGGTGATTTACTTCTCTATACAGAATGCTCCAAATCTTTCCGTCACGGTTATTTTAACAAGGGTGCGATAATGAAATATTTAAGAGAAATTGTTGATGATAAAAGCAGAGCCTCAACTGTAGATCATAAAATATCTAGTCATTATGACTATGAATATCCTCATTTTGGAGCGATTAGAGACTATCAGAAGTCTCGTGTGGCCCGAGCCATGAATGGTTATCATTGGGCGAAGCATCATGGGGAAGAATATGAACATGATGACTATACTAATCATGAGTTACACGACAAATCACAGGCTCTTGATGCCGCCATAGCAAGTCACAAGTCACCCACAAGCCTAAAAGTCTATAGTGGAACCAAGATCGACCCAAGGGAGCACATGAATTCTGGGGGTATTGTTCATCATCCTGCCTATCTTTCTACCTCATTGAGGGAAAGAGTTGCACATGAATTCGCCGGGAATCATGTATCAAAATCAAATCTTGTGAAACATATCATGAAAATTCATGTTCCCAAGGGTCATCCTACCGCCTATGCCGCGAATTTAGGATTATCGACCGAGAGAGAGATGATCCTGCCTCGTGGAACAAACTTAAAACACATCAAGACAGAATCCAAAGAAACAGATTTTGGAACCATGGTCCACACCCACCACATGAAGGTTGTATGAAGCAATAAATATCTATAAAAAGAAAGAAGATATGGCCAACACAAATATCACCCTCACGAGCCTTGATCCTGATACCCTGAAGGCCAATCAAATAAATTGGCTCCAGAATCAGTCTATTTTCCGTGACTATGATTTCAGCGGATCGAACATGAACGTGCTGCTCGATGTGCTGGCGCGTAACACATTCATCAACTCTTTCTATATGAATATGTCGTTCTCGGAACGTTTCAATGATTCGGCCCAACTTCGTGACAGTCTGGTCTCCAAGGCCAAGGAACTGAATTATATTCCTTACTCGATGTCTTCCGCCTCGACATCCCTGAACATCACCATTCAGGCAAATAACATCAACACATTTGAAATTCCTCGTGGCAGTATTTTCAGTGGACAGAATTCCAACGGATCATTCTCGTTTGTCACCGACCAGAACTATGTGATTACCTCATCCAACAATAATTTCTACTTCGCCAATGTGGTGATATACGAAGGCTATAACAAGGCCGACATATTTTCTGTGGACAACAGCGTCAACAACCAACTATTCACTCTTTCAAGCCCCAACATCGACACCAATTCGCTCTCCGTCTATGTCGCGGAAAATGCCGGATCGACCAACACAATCTTCACCGAGGCCAAGAATCTTTATGGTCTGAATAGTAATTCACATATTTACTTCCTTCAGGCGGCTTCATCTAACAACTATCAGATTCAATTTGGTGATGGCGTGATGGGATATGTTCCTCAGTCTGGTTCCACCCTCGTCGCCACCTATCGCGTCACCAATGGCGCGGATGCTAACTACGTCAACATGTTCTCACTTTCATCTAGTCTCTCTGCCTATAATGGCGGCTCGACTTACTACGTTTCCATCACGCCTTTAAGTTCTTCCTCGGGTGGATCATCGGCGGAATCAATCGACTCGATTCGTTTTAATAATCCTCGTCATTATCAGACGCAGGAAAACGCCGTTACCACGAATAACTTCAAGACTCTGGTTTTGGAAAATTTCCCGTCTATTACCGACTGTAGCGTCTACTCAGGCGGGATCACGACGACAGGGGTGCAGTTCGGTATCATCTTCATTGCGCTGGTGACAAACAACGGCAACCCCGCCACCGCCGCTCTCAAAAATCAAATCCAGACTTTCATTCAAAACTATGACATCATAAATTATCAGGTGATGTTCGTTGATCCTTCTATTCTCTACCTTCAGGTGACTTCTAACGTGCATGTGGACTTCACACAGTCAACCATCTCGGCCTCCGACTACAAGACCGTGGTCTCGAATAACATCATCAACTTCTCCAGCAACAATCTTCAGAAGTTCACCACGCCATTCAGATATTCAAAGCTGGTCCAGAGTATCAATGATATCGATGAATCCATCCTGAGTAATGAGACTTCTATCATGATGCGAAAGGATGTAAGCGTCATCCTCAACACCAACGCCTCGGCTACTGTCGTCTTCAATAATCCCATCACCGCCATGGCGTCGTCGCCTTTCATGATGGGATCAAATACTTATGTGCTGACGGATAAGATTGTTCCCAACACGCCTTCCTCATTGGTTTATATCATCCAATATTTCTCCAATAACGCGGTTATAAATCCGACCCAGATTGGCACGGTCAACTATGCGAATGGCTACATAAATATGACCAACATGAATATTTCTGGATATCCCAATGGGTACACAAGTCTCTCGATCTACGCCACGCCACAGAATCAGGATATTTACCCTGTGGGAAATGATATTATCGAAGTGGACTCCATCGGTGGGCTCTTCATCAACATCGCGAATAACTGATGACCGAATTAATCACAAACCAATATATTCCGGGTCAGTTCCCTGCCTTCTATCGTGGTCCTGACGGCAACACCTTCGTCTCCTTCACCAAGGCCTATTATCAGTGGATGGAGTCGGCCAACAACGTTCTTTATCATTCTAGAAAGTTGGGCGAATATAGTGACATCGACACCACGCCCGATGATTTTGTACAATATTTCAAGGACGAATATCTCGGCTCCCTGCCCAACAATCTCATGGTTGATACGAGACTTCTAATTAAACATATTCAAGACCTATGGAGAGCCACAGGAACCAAGCGTGGTTATGAGTTGCTGTTCAGAATTCTCTTCAACGAAGATATCGAGTTCTATTATCCCGGCCAGAATCTTTTCAGAACATCCAACAACACATGGGTCCAGAAATCCTATATCGAGGTCACCAACAATCAATTCCTGCCAGAGATGGTTGGTTGCACCATCTATTCCTCATCCAGCCTCGCCACGGCGCTGGTGGAAGATTATAACCTCATCACGCTGAACAACAAGGTTATCAATGTTCTGACGCTCTCCAACGTGGTGGGCAACTTCAGATATGGTGAATATGTTCTCTCGGTTGATCTTCCTCAACTCACAACTTTCAACACGGCGACAATCATCGGCTCTCTCTCGGCTATCTCGATTGATGATGGTGGTGGTCAGTTTAATGTCGGTGATGTGGTCAATATCACTGGTAGCGGTGCCTCGGCCCTAGGAAGAGTCGCCTCGATCCATTCAGAAAATGGCAAGGTGGTGTTCACGCTGGCGGATGGTGGCGACGGATTCTCCGTTAATGCCCAGATCACCGTGGTTGGTGGAGGCGGATCAGGCGCGACATTTTCCATCGGAAATATCATCGATCAAAAAGTTTATTCCATCGATACGGATATCATCAGTGGATATTATAACACACAGTTGGATAACTCGGCCGAAGGCTTCACCCTGAATATTTCCAATGCCTCGGCCTCCTTCACCGTGGGAGAGGTCGTCAACTCAAACGCCAACGGCATCTATCTTGATTTCGCCTATACGGTGGGAAATGCTCTCACCAATCTGGAAACCCTCTCCAACACGTCTCTCGGCATCAGTGGGCTTCAGGTCATCGCGATTGACAACCCTTCCTATGTGGCGCTTACAGGACCACAGACGCAGCTTCTAAACGCCAACCTGATTAGCGGCGTCTCTCTGGTCGGCTCTTCATCGGGTAATGTCATCAGGGTGAATTCGGTGGGCAATCTAATTAATTATAACGCCAATGGCACGGTGACCTTCGCCAACACATCCACCTTGAATATTGATGTCGCCAACGGTTATTTCCTCCCCACATCAAATGTCCATGGTCAGACTTCCCTCGCCCATGCCTATATCAATTCCACCGTTAGAGACACCAATTGGATTTTCCCTGGTATTTTATTAAATTCTAACTTTGACACACCAATCAATCTGGCCCTCACCTATCAGACAATTGTCGCCGGTAAGATTTCTACCCTGACCCGCGAGAGTCCCGGCGACTTCTATACGTCAAGCCCAGCCGTGACCATCGTGGAGCCATTGATCTTCCAGATGCAGATTCCCGATGGTCATGGTGGTTATCTTGGTGGTGACGCCAATGTGGTTGCGACGGCGAATAATCTGGCAGGAATCATGACATCTCTTCAGGTGGTGGATTCTGGTTATGGATTTCAGCCGGGTGAGCCGGTGTCGATCTATGGCAACGGTCAAATCTACGCACAGGGAACGGCCATTGTCGATGGAACAGGCAAGTCACAAGGATATTACCTCAATAATCAGTCCTTCACTTCCGACACCACATACCTTCAGGATTCATTCTACTATCAGACCTTCGCCTACGAGGTTCAGGCTCCACGCATGTTGGATACTTATCAAAAGTTTGTTAATGATATCATGCATCCTGTTCAGATGAAATTATTCGGTCGATACAAGGTAAATGATTATCAACAGACCAACACAGGATTGGTGCAGCCATGAAAAAGCTTAGAGATATCGTAATCAATGAGATTGGTGACTCATCCTATAAATTCACCAACAAGTCATACAAGCCTGATCAGTCAGACGCCTACTTCAATTCTAAGAATGGTGGTGCATATAACGCCTTCATCAGAAATATGAGCCACCCAAAAAATCATGTGGCTGATGTATACTTCACGAACGATTCGATGGATTCGATGGATATGACTGGCACCGAGGGAAGACACGCCCATAAGGTATTCAGCACGGTCAAGAACGTCATCAGGCAACATCTCAAGGCGAATCCACAGATTACCCACCTAAATTTCACATCCAAGAATGATGATGGTGGTAGGACCAAGCTTTATCATGCGATGGCCAAACACATCGATCCTGACTATCAACATAGTGTTAGTAATGGTGAGACACAATTCAATATAAAGGCGGATAAACTACGATGAAAAAACTCAAGGATATTTTAAACGAAGGTCCATGGGATGTGTTGCCACATAAGGATGGGAAGATTTATATTCTACATCATGAACTGGCGAAGCATTACTCCGACATCGACGCCAAGAGCATGGATTTGCCACACAAAAAAGCCTTGGATGCCTACACCAATAACTCTCGGACCATTAATGATTACCACTGGAAGAAGGCCAAGGGTAGCAGGGTTCCTAATGAAAACATTGATGAGAAGTCACGGGACTTGGATTCGATCATTCATTCTCATAAGACGCCAAAGAAAATGGTGGTCTACTCAGGGACCAAGCATGATCCTCGGGAGATAAAGGATGAAAATAATATTGTTCATCATCCATCTTATCTTTCTACCTCATTGGATAAAGGTGTCTCCAAGCAATTTGGTGACAGATTAGCAACAAGAAAAGGTGAGATGCTTCATAGGCATGTGCTGAAGATTCATGTTCCAGAAGGTCATCCCGGTGCCTATATCGCCCACTCTGGTCTGGCACTAAAGTCTGAGATGGAATTCATGTTGCCTCGTGGCACCAATATGAAACATATCAGAACAGAGACCAAGGTCGATCCAGAAGAAACCATGTGGAGAACCACCACACATACCCACCACATGGAGGTCGTATAATTCCTCTAATAAATAATCAAAAAGAGGATTGATTTTGCCAGTATTAACAGAGAAATTTTTTGTAAATAACATTGAAAACTTCATCAATGACGTGAATAGTCCCAACTCGGCCTATTACTTCTTCGTCGGTGGCACGATCCCATGGCCCAACGACAGCATCCCTCCTTCCGCCCAGAATGATTATCAAAACTTTGAACAGGATATTTTTCATTCTATCGTGTTAGGCAAGCAGATCACCAACAACAATATTTCCTTCCTCGTGCCACAGTACACATGGCTGGCCAACACCGTATACACACAGTATGATCCCAATGATGCGAATCTTTTCAACAAGCAGTTTTATGTTCTGAATAATAATAATTCTCTTTACAAGTGTATCGACAACAATAATGGAGCACCATCAACTGTTCAGCCACTTATTACTCCTACTTCAGGCACATTTCAAACTTCTGATGGTTACAATTGGAAGTTCATGTTCACTATTCCAACTAACGCTAATACTACATTCACATCTAATAATTTTGTTCCTGTTGTTCCCAACACATTTGTTTCCAATAATGCTGTTCCCGGCACCATAGATATCACGCGCATCGTCAGTGGAGGATCGGGGTATCAGGCGTATGATCAGAATTATATCACATCTGTTGTTGATCAAAATACCATCAAGATTGGCACAACAGGCGTCGGAATTGATGGATATTATGTGGGATCATCTATTTATTTGAATGGGGGGTTGGGGGCGAATCAGCTTCGTCTCATCACATCCTACCATGGTGGAACCCAGACTGTCGGCGTCACCCCGTCCCTTAATACTTTCATTAATTTATATCTTGCACCCGATCTCCTAGGAAACTTTATCATTGGCGAGTCGGTGATTCAGAATGTCACCTATGTTTCCTACATATTCCCACAGGGATATTTCAATGCTGGCGATACGCTGCTTCAATCCGACACTGGCGCGTCAGGCGTCATCGAGACTTCCAACTCAACGACCATCGCCCTAAATCAAACTTCAAACACAAACTTCAGCGCCAACTATCCATTAGTTGATACCGTCTCATCAGGATCATTAAAGGCCGGTGTGGTCTCGATCACCGCAACCTCCAACGTCGTGACAGGGGGAGCCGGGGCCAACCTTCTCACCTATTCCGTCAACAACTTCATTCAGGTGGGCAGCAACACCTATAACAATGTGCGAAGAATTACCTCGATCACAAATTCGTCATATGCGACGGTATCGATTCCTTTCAATAATACGTTGGTGGCCAACGTTCATTATAACATGTCCTTCGCCGCCGAACCCGTCTCTTCGACATTATCGACAGCCAACGGCGTGATCATCCAGACCAATCTTAATTCGATCATCATCAACTATGGCAACGTCTCGTCCAACAGCCTCTCATTCATCCTCGGTGAGACGTTGAAGGAATATAACGCCAATGGGGTCGATCAGAGTACAAACGCCATCGTCTCCTTCGTCAACTCCACCGCCATGGTTCTTTCATCCATCAACGGTGTGGTCAACAACAATCTATTTCTTGTGGGCCAGTCTTCCACCCTGAAGGCACAGGTGCAGAGCATTTCTTCATATCCTAATATCACATTGGGAAGTTCTTTGGGTCAGTTTATCTCTGGCAACAAGGTCCAGTCATATTACGCCAACGGTCAGGTCTCGGGTAATGCGACATTGCTGTCCTCATTCTTTTCGCCATCGGGTCTGACTCAGTATATCATTTCTCCCACGGTAAATTTCGTCGGTGATGGAAATGGGGCTCAGGCCTATTCGGTCGTCAACACCGCATTCGGGGCTAATTATCCCATCTCTGATATTGTCATGATCAACACAGGACAGCAATACACCAACGCCAGCGCCTATATCTCTTCCAATGGTCTCTATGGTAGCGGGGCCAACATCTATCCCGTCCTCTCACCTGCGGAAGGCCATGGGGCCAATGCCTATTCAGAACTAGGGGCGAGATATGCCGGTATCGCCGTGACCATCGATACGGCGGCAAACGAAAATTATTATTATCCTTCGATGGGTCAGTATCGCAAGGTGGGAATCATCAAGAATCCTCTGTTCTTTGACCTTTATGTCAACACGGATAATGTACATCGCTCATCAGCAAATATCACGGTGTCGGTGTCGAATAATTTCGTCAATGGGGAAATCATCTATCAACCATCAACCAATTCTGCCGGTCTGGTGAAAACTGCCAACTCGACCTTCCTCGAATTGGATAATATCAATGGAAACTTTGTCTCCAACACATCAAACTCATCGGCCAACAGCACGGTGCTGGGCCTGAAGTCAGGAGCCTCAAGCAGGCTGCTCACCTTCACACCAGAGCTATTCAACTATATCGCCAACAATCAGGTGGTGAGGGGAACCAACAATTCCGCCAATGGCCTTCTTTCGGAGGTCGTCACCAACAATCAAATCAGACTGACGGCGGTAGGCGGGAAGTTCTCATCCAACCAGCAAATCTTTGATTCGACAACCAACGCATACGCCAATGTGATTTCTATGGCGATTGCGAATGGCACCATCGACGCCACCACATCCTTTGGTCAGAGATTCAATCAGACATCGCGTCTCACTCTTTCATCCAACAATCTGGTCCTGTTTCAGGTGGGAGAATTCATTAATCAGGCCGTCACCAACGCCAACGCCTTGATCCTTGACACCACGCATGATGTTGATCTTTCTTATACACCAATTACAGGCGTGATGAGCACAGGTATCGTGGTGACTGATGCGAATTCAGCCGCGACGGCCATCATCAAATATGCCAACACCACCTATCTCAAGCTGACAGCCGTCAACGGAACCTTCGGTAATGGTCATACCATCTCGACCATCACCGCCAACGGCACCGTGGGCAACGTCTATACTGTTCTCATCGTCGGTGATCTTCTCAATCAATTCCCCTTCCAAGTCGCGCCTAACACCATCACAGGAAATACTTCCGGGGCTCAAGGTCTGGTGCAAATCGCCAACACGATTTCCTATCCTGATCTGATCAGAAATACAGGTGATGTCATCTATCTAAGTTATACCTCGCCCTTCACCATGACGGCGAATTCTAAGTCTTCATTTAACCTCACGGTGCAGATGTGAAAAAACTTCGCCATATCACAGAGAACGAGGATCATCTAAGAAATGCATGGTGGTGGCATGGGTCGGCTTCTGGTGACCTGAGAGGCGGAACATCAGGCCTCCACCTAGGAACCCATGAGGCGGCTAAGGTTGCCCTCAATGCCCGTATAGGCATACCAGCAGAAGGCACATGGGATGGGACGAGAGAATACGGCAAGACCAAACTAGCCGGGAACAGAACACTAGAGAAAATTGGACCATACACAAAGTCTGGTCATAATTGTCATAAGATGGATAATGATTACTTTCCCCATGAGCATCCCGATCATCCTATTAAATATGACAATGGGGAAGAGATGCCGATGAATGTCAGACCATCGATTAAACCTTACGCCATCACAGGGCCAATGACCAATACCAAGTATTCTCCCCACTCTGATAGTAAGGCCAATGGTCTGATGAAAGGATCACTGAAGAAGGGTAACGCCAAGAAGGGTTATTTTTATAAGAATGATGGCGAGGATGTTGGTTCTATTTCAGCCGTGGTGCCTAATGGAAGTCACGTCAAGGAGTTGAAATGAAAAAGCTTAGTCTCATCCTAGAAACAAATTGGAAGTCTCAGGCCAAACCAAAACATCTCAATAATACTCTCACTCAACATTACAGCAAGTATAATGATGAAGATAAAGACATAATTCATCATTATACAACAAGTTCAGAAGACATGAATAATTATGCATGGGAAAGACATCAGGATAAGAAATATCCTATCAAAATAAATCATGAATCTAATCAGGAAGACATGGATGCGGCACTGAATAGACACAAGACGCCTCACAAGCTTTCTGTCTATTCCGGTATTAAATATGATCCAAGGAATAAAATGGATTCCAAGGGTGTGGTGGAGCATCCTGCCTATCTTTCTAGTAGTCTTCATAAACACACGGCCAAGTTCTTCTCTGGAACAGATATCACAGATAAAAATGTTGTCGGTCATGTACTGAAGATTAATGTTCCCAAGGGTCATCCCGGTGGTTATGTGGAACATCATACTAATAACCCCGGCGAAGAGGAATTCATCCTTCCACGAGGAACAAAGCTGAAGTATCGAGGTACACAGACACATCAGGTTCCTTATGGGGGTGTTATTAATCCAGCCACGACGGTTCACGAACATTCAATGGATATTGTCAAATGAAAAAATTAAAAGAAATACTCAACGAGAAATGGGAGACTTCGCCACCCAATACTATGAATCTTTACAGAAAGGCGAAGAAGGCAAATGACGAATTAAGAGATCATTTTAAATATGATGACTATAATCATACAAAGGCGTTGCAAAATTATTCGAATTCTTCAAAAGAACTGAATAATTATCATTGGAATAAAAGCCAGAATTCATCGAATGTTTATGTTAATAGAGATAATGAAGATGATACGAAGAAGATGGATGAGGCGATAAATCATATCAAGGCTCATCGTGATATTCAGGTATATTCAGGAACACGCCATGATCCTCGAAAAATAAAGGATAAAGATGGAATTGTCGAACATCCTGCCTACTTATCAACAAGTATAAACAGATCAGTCGCGGAAAACTTCGCCAAAAGAAATGATAGACAAAATATGGAAAAATCCACGGTAGGACTTCATGTGAGGCATCGTCATCTTCTGAAGTTTACAATCCCTAAAGGGCATCCTGTCGCACATCTTGATTATGGTGAGGATGAGATGGTGCTGCCTCGCGGGACGAAACTTAAACATCTCAGGACGACGACCAAAGTACATACTGTTCCTCCCGCAGATTTTGATGGGGCCGAGACTCTTGAATATCATAATCATACCCACCACATGAAGATAGTCTGATTTCTTTACAATAAATAAAACATATTGTAAAGAAGAAGGAAAATATCTTGGGAACCGGAAATTTAGATACAAATTTAAATCAGTCACCTTATTTTGATGATTTCAATGCAAATGCTCAGTATTACCGTGTCCTCAACAAGCCGGGATTCGCCGTTCAGGCGCGTGAATTCAACACTGTTCAATCCGTCCTTCAAAATCAGATCGGCACCTTTGGTCAGAACATCTTCGTCAACGGCACGATTGTCGATGGCTGCAACATCACCTATAAGTCAAATCTCGCCTATGTAAAGATGAATGACACCTATGCGAATGGGGCGGCGCTGACCATCGCTGACTTGAATGGTCTGACAGCCGTAAGTAATTCGGGTCTCAAGGCCTATGTCAGAACATCTCTTCAGGGTTATCTTTCACAGTCGCCTAACCTAAACACCCTCTTCGTCTCATATTTAAACTCATCAACATCAAATGCCGCCATCAAGGTATTCCAGAATGATGAAATTCTAAACTTCGTCACGTCGGCCAACCTCGTTCTTGGTCAGGTTCAGGTTGCCAACACAATTTCATCAGGTAGTTCCAACACTACAGGCCTAAGTTATGCCGTGGCTGTTGGAAGTGGCACCATCTTCCAGAAGGGTCAGCTTCTTCAGGTCGAAAAGCAAGAATTAATTATCGACACCTATGACAATCAACCAAATAATATTTCTGTCGGCTTCCAGTCTATTGAATCCATCGTCACATCCTTTCAGGATCAGAGTCTTCTTGATAATTCTCAGGGAGTTTCTAACTATTCGTCTCCCGGTGCCGACCGTCTGAAGATCGTTCCTACCCTTGTGACTCGTCAGTCTACCTCAATTTCAACAAATAATTTCTTCTCTATTGTGGACTTCGTGGCGGGTCAGCCTTCCATCGTCAACTCAAATACCGTCTACTCAACTATTGGCGCGAAGATGGCGGAATATTCTTATGAGACAAATGGTAACTTCGTCATCAATCCCTTCAATGTCAGAACATTAATTAATTATACCTCAACAGGGGCCATCGACACAAACAACATCAAGCTAGAAGTTGATGCCGGTCTTTGTTACGTCAACGGATATCGTATTCAAATCGTTGGTAAGTTGCTCGGTGTTCTTCCCAAGGGCAACACCGTCAAGAATGCGCCTACCCAGATCGTCACCACGCAGCTAGGTAACTATCTTCAGGTGAATGAATTTGCTGGCGTCTTTAATCCAACAACAATTCAGTCCATCTCATTGAGAAGCGCAGCAGCCTATGCGGTGTCGAACAACCTTTCAAAGGGCATTCCCGCCAACTCTATAGTGGCTCCCGGCGTCGAAATTGGCAAGGCCAACGTTCTGTCCGTAGAATATGACAACGGTGTGCAGGGGCTTAATACGTGCGTCTACGACCTATATCTTTTCAACATCCAGATGAATTCGGGGCAGTCATTCTCTTCCGTTCGTTCTGTCTTCGCCAACAATGCCGGAACCTATGGACTGGCCGACGTTGTGCTTACCGCTGGAACATTCTCACTTCAGGACTCGACCCTCGGTGCGATGGTTTATCCTTTCAATCAGAGTGCCATCAAGACTCTTCAGACAAGTTCTAACACCGTTGACACACAATTTCAGTTCGTTCAGTCATCAACTGTCAACTTCTCCAACACAGGTCTCGTCTCCGTCACCGTGCCTTCATACACTGGTGGAACCAACGAGCTTCCATTTGGAACCGGAGCCCTAACCACTCCCCAGAAGGAAAACTTCATCATCGTTGCTGAGGGCAATGCAACAGGCGCGAATCTCGCCGGTTCAGTCGCCACATCAGGTAACGTGGTCACAGGAACCTCGACATCCTTCGCGACAAATCTTTATGTTGGGGCCTATATCCAGCTTGCCAACTCTACCGTCAACGAAATCAAACAGGTTGCCGCCATTGCCAACGCAACATATCTGACGCTGACACAACCAGCAACCAACACATGGGCTGGTGGCAACGTGGCGCTTCAGTTCCTTGGTGGTCAGCAGATTCCCATGGCGCTTGGAAACACTTCCATCACCGTGGGCAGCACGACGACTTTCACAGTCAACCTCAACAATAATCTTTCAACAACTCTTAACGCCTCGGTGCTTTATCCTGTGCAGCGTATCACCGCCTCACCGGCCAAGAAGCGCCTTCAGACTTCTGTCTTCGTCAAGATCAACCTATCAAACAACGTCAATGGGACCAAGGGACCATGGTCTCTCGGTGTGCCTGACGTATTCGCGGTTTCTAATGTTTGGTATGGTTCATCCTACGCCAACACCAACCCATCGATCACAGGCCAGTTCCATCTCAACACAAACCAGACAGACGAATATTATGGTCTCTCCTACCTGACACCAAATGGGGCGGCTCTCTCCAACACAGAATTTCTTCTCGTTCAGTGTGAGGCCTATCAACAGGACGTTTCAACCGGGGCCGGATTCTTCTCAATTGATTCATATCCTGTTGATGACACTGGCGTCACCGCCAACTCAATCTTCACGCAGGATATCCAGACCTATACCTCACAGGCCAACGGTTCGACCTTCAACCTAAGAAATAGCGCCGACTTCCGCATCTATGCCCAGAACACGATTCCCTATGTCTCCAACGCGGCTCTTGCCGTCTCCAACACGGTTATCGTCAATCCGGCCAACACGCTGTCATTCTCGACAGGAAATCTTTTCATTCCTGTCAATGGGGCCGAATTTGAATCTTCTCTTCAATATTATGTCGGAAGATATGACGTTGTTGGGCTGACACAACAGGGAAGTATTGTAATAAATTCTGGTATTCCTTCAGAAAATCCTGTTCCGGCTGGTGATATTCAGTCGGGTATGACCTTGGCAACAATCTACGTGCCGCCATACCCAACGCTGACAACAGATGTTGTCGATGTTAACAATTCTGACGGTAATCCTGTTTCAAGTCTCGTCTATAATACCAACAGAAGATATACGATGCAGGATATAGGTGTGCTTGATCGTCAGATTCAGCAGGCCACATATTATTCGGCCCTGTCGGTTCTTGAACAGTCTGCCCAGAATCTTCTTCTTACAAATCAGTCTGGCCAGACGGTATTCCAGAATGGTGTGCTTGCCGATCCCTTTAATGATTTCAGTATTGCCAACACACTTGATCCCGCATTCAATATCGCCATCGACGGCGCTTCTTCCGAGGCTCGTCCTATCTTTAATCAGTTCCTCGTTAATCTAAATTATGCAAATAGTGCAAGTACAAATATTGAACAATCTTCTGATGGACTACTGTTGACTCTTGATTATACAGAAGTTAAGCCATGGATTTCTCAGCCTTTCGCCTCACAGGAAAGAAATTGCGCCGAAAGTATTCTTTATAATTGGGCAGGAACAGTTGTATTGTCTCCATCTGGAAACTATATGCCTGACGTTACGGTAAATCCTGCCGTCGTTGTTGACCTAAACTCATATTCAAATTGGGTTGATCTTGCCAATGCATGGACAACTCAGTGGGGAACTTGGAACGAAACTTCTAGTACAACATCAAAAAATACATCCGTGGTTGGAACCACAACAACCACAACAACATCTCAGGCCAATACATATACACAGACCGGAACCACACTTTCTATGGCTCCTGTAACAAGTACATATAGTTTTGGTAATGTTGTTACCGATGTTTCACTTCAGCCATTCTGTCAGGCGCAATTAATTAAATTCTATGCCAATGGTCTGAAGCCAAATACACAGGTATGGACTTATTTCAACGACAAGTCTATCTCACAATATTGTGTACAGACGGATTCAAATTATAATATTCTTCCAACGTCCACGATGATCACCGACGCGATAGGTCAACTCTGGGGATATTTCTACCTTCCCGCAAATACTTTCTATACAGGAAGCATTAATTTTCAGATTATGGATATTTCTAATCTTATTACCCAAAGTAATATTATTACTACTATTGCCTCATGTGAATATCAGGGCACCAACCTTGCGTATACGGTGAACAACCTTACCCTACAGACGACAGAACCACAGATTTCCACCACAACTGTTTCTCAGTCTATGGTTACCTATGCCAATAACACAACAGTAACGACGCCACAAATTATTCCACCAAATCCGGGTAATGCTGTTTGGAATGGTACTTATTGGTTCGTTGAACATGAACCAATTGCTCAGGCATTTTCTATTCTTTCAACAAATCTTCCACAAAACGTGCAAGGTGTGTATATTACATCTCTTGATGTGTTTTTTGCCGCGACTGATCCAAGTCTTGGAATAACTGTTATGATCAGAGATATGGTTAATGGATATCCCGGTATTGATATTCAGCCGGGTTCTCAGGTGCATGTGTTGCCAAGTCAGATAAACACATCACAAAATGCTTCTGTGGGAACGAATATTTTATTCCCTGAACCCGTATTCTTGGCGTCAGGATCGGATTACTGCTTCGTCATCATTCCTGACGGCGCAAATCCTAACTATGATCTGTGGACTGGCGTCATTTCAGGAACCGATGTCTTGACAAATGCTCCAATTTACACATTGAGTTTTATTGGTGATATGTTCTTGTCATCACAGAATTCTACATGGACAGCATTTCAGAACGAGGCCATCAAGTTTAACCTTAACATCGCTGACTTCACCGCCTCTCAGGGTGTGGCCGTTTATAATAACGACGACACGGATTATTTGGAAGTTTACAGCACTTCAAGAGTTTTCACCCTTGGGGAACCTGTTTATTATTCCAACACCGTGATTCAGGCTGCTAATATTTCTGTCTCCAACGTCTCGACAACGGTTACAGGAAATACGACAGGCCTGCTTGCCAACACAAAGATTTATCTATTCAGTAATACAAATAATTCTACGATGGTGGCCAATGTTAACTCGGTGACGACAGGATCATTTGTGATCAACACGGTGCCTATCTTTACTGATAATAATTGTTCAATGGGTATGCTTACCTCAAATGGTGGTCTGACTGGTATTATCAAGACTGTTAACAGTTCTGTTATCAGTGTCGGAAATTCTACCGCCAACTCGACGGTTTACCTTTCAACAAATAATGGGATCATCATCGGATCACGTTCTCTTGCCTCTGCGGCTATCGCCACCCTAAATGACGTGCCTTATGACACCTTCATGCCTAAGTTTGCGGTGTCGATTCCATCCGTCACAACTTTGAACTTCACCATGAAGGGTGTGGCAAATTCATTTAATTCATATTCTGCCGACCCATCCCAGACTTCACTAACTTTCGGTCAGTCAACAGATTTCTTGGATAAAGAACGTGTCGTCATGTCGAAATCAAATGAAATGAGATATAATTCAGGAAATAAGTCACTAACCGTCTATGGCAACATGACTTCGACCTCGCCTTATCTTTCTCCCGCCATCAATAATGTGAAGTCTGGGGCTCTCTGCATTCAGAATCTCATCAATGGAGAAGATTCCAACAATGACGTGTTCACTTCAGAAATCACCAACAGTGGTCAGGCCATCGACAAGTATATTTCCACCACCGTTACTCTTCTACAGGGGATGGAAGCCGAAAATCTGACAGTCTATTTAGGGGCATATTATCCTGCGAATACTTCGATCTACTGCTACGCAAAACTTTTGAATCAGTATGACAATGATCCATTCTCAAGTAAGTCATGGACACCTATGTACACGACTAACCTGACCAGATCATCACAAATTAATAATCAGGATTTCAACCAGTATATCTTTAACTTCGCCAACAGTCTTCCTTCTGGAAATGCCTTCCTCAACACGGCATATCTAAACGGAGCGAATAATGGTCTGGTTAGTTATACATCTAATTCTGGTGTTAATTATGCCACATTTGATACCTTCGCCATCAAGCTGGTGCTTCTTTCAAATGCCGGGTCATATCTTGTTCCACGGCTGACCGACATGGTGGCCGTCTGCACGTCGGTTTAAAATGAGCGAAGAGCCTCGATATTATCAGGTGGAGGGTGAGCCCTCCCTCGTTCGGGATACGCAGTCTGGGGCCATTCTAAACACCAATGTAGAGGCCTTCAACGCCTATAAGAAGCGGCGCAGCCATGAGCAGAAGGTGCGGGATATGGTCAACGAATTTGAGACGGTGAAGACCGACCTTTCTGAAATTAAAAATCTTTTGAAATTGATATTGACAAACCAGACCACCTAGGTTATTCTGCCCTTCTAATTCAGGGTTATCTCGGCGTAAACGGAATTCAAAGAATGGTTTTGATTAAATTCAAGGCAGCGGGTATGCCCCGTAAAGCCAACCATTTGGGGTGGTTCGATTGCCACGCGCCGAGCCTTATTATAACGACGAAGGAGATTTGATATGCGCGATGAATATGAAGTCCAGTGCATCAATATCCGTCCTGATTTTATGCAGGAATGGACATTTGTCAACAGCAATAAACACGAGAACGTTTTTCTTTCCCCTCATATTCAATCCTATCCCGGTGCGAAGGTGGGCGACAGGGCCATCATCGGTCTCGTCAAAATCATGGGTGGGAAGAACTGGAAAATTGTAATTAGGGAATCCAAATGAAACTATCTTTTAAAAAGAACCCTAGGGAGGTAGCTAGTCCCAATCCTTTCACCACCATTAAGGGGGATAAGAAACAGGTGGGAATTATTTATCCCCCATCTCGCTGGAATAACGACTACAAGTGGACCATCAGCCTTGCCTGTCCCAAGGATGCGACGGGGAATGATCCCTGTTGTTTCCGTTGGATGAGGGTGAAATACCGTTTCGACAAGGAAGCCGAGGCGCGTGAGTGGCTGAAGGTCAATTGGGATCGTATCATCACCACCTATAAACTTCACCAATTTGAGGATTGATCATCATGGAACATTCACAGGCCGAACGACTTCTGTTTGAACACTTCGAACAGGAATTTCTTCTTGAATCTGCCATGGGTGGCGCATATTTGACCTATGCGCCATTGATCCATCTTGCCTTCATCCATCCTGAACGGTATCTTCCGAACTATATCGCGGCGCTGAGAGCGGCTATCATCCTGATGGATGAGAAGCCGTGCCGCATGTCAGAGGAATTCGACAAGGCCATTCTTGATCAAATCGATGGATTCATACCCAAATCATAAGAAGGGAACTCTCCACAAATCTTGATTTTTATGTTACCAAGCAACATTTTTCTGGGATATCCAGAGGCGTCATCGAATTTGCCTCACCTATTCTTAAGATTGAAATTGATGATGAAGAGGAAAGCACACCAGAATTCTATAATAAGATGTTTGATGATCTTTTCGCCAAAAATGTCACCATGGGATGGTCAGAAATCAAGAAGTATAGAGAAAAAACTCTACAAAAAAACAAGGAGCAGGAGGAACGGCAACTCTTGGTCACACTGAAGGCGAAATACGAATGAAATATTATGTCATAGATAAAGTCTGGTCTCAGACCGACAGGGATACCACCATTGTCATGGCTTCATCCAAGGAGGATGCTCTTAAATTTCTTTCCGAGCAGATGAGTGGATATGCCTTTCTGGACTTAGTAAGAACTTATGACGGAAAGATAAGAAAAGCCGTTCAGTCTAAATAAATAAACATAAAAAGGAAAAGATAGGCCTCCGCAAGGGGGCCATTTTTTTGTCAAGATAAATAACAATAAACAAGAAATAAAAAGGATTGTTTATTGTCTATTACAATTTCAGAAGTTTCCAACGGCCAGAATTTTGGTACGTGGTTAACCAGAACCAACCAGCTTACTGATATCATCTCGTCCAACGTTGTCACGACCGATGCGTCGGCCAGTGGATCATTGACCACAGGTAACGCACATGTCAACGGTTATTTTGGCGCTACCCTCGTTGCAGTCGGGAACTCTATTCAGGGTGGAACGATCAATGCCTCGGCCAACCTCTATGTCACTTCCAATACATTTTTCAGTCAGGGTCTTACTCCCCTAGGCGGAATCTATGGTAATACATCTGTAGGAAGTACATTCAACATCTCGACCAACAACCTTATCATAAATAATTTCACAACGATTGTGGGCAACACCAACTTCGCCAACAGCATGGTGGTAAATTCATCCATCAACGCGACTGCTGGAATCTATGCATCAAATACGTTCGTCGCAAACGCCACCCTGATCGGCTTCGGTAATTCGACTGTCAACGCTACCCTTAATGCGACATCTCTTGCCATTGGGCCTAATACCGTCGCCAACACCACAGTCTTCAAGGTTCTTGATGCGGGGTCTTCGGCTATCATCAACACGACGGCGCTTACCCTTGGTGTCAATGTCATGATCAACACATCTTCTGTGTCATTAGGCAACTCGACCGTCAACACCATCATCAACAGCACGACTTATGTTTCTGGAAACACCACGGTTTATACAACAAGAAATTCTACGACCGATATTTTCGTCTCGCCTCTATCCAACACGTCAGTCAACTCCACTGGCGTCGCCGTCGGAGCAAACCTAGTCATCAATCCCACAACAATCACCTTTGGCAACTCGACCGTCAACACGACCGTCAACTCATCATTCTATTCCTCAACAGCCAACAATGCCCTGACTGCACTTATATCAAACAACTCGATCAACTTTGGTGGAAATCCTGTCGCCTTCTACGCCAACATCTCTTCTCCCGTTCACACGGCCTCTGTCGCCGTGGGAGCCAATGTTGTTGCCAACACGACAACCATCCTTATCGGCAACACGACCGTCAACACCGTTATCAACAGTTCGTCAATCGCTACCATCTCAATCACATCCAATACAATCACATCCAATACAATCTCATCAAACACAATTACAACTAACATAATCAATGGTGCCAACCTCGTCATCACTGGTAACGGAATCGTTACAGGATCACTTACTGTCTCTGGCAACCTGATCTACTCAGGAACCACAACCTCAACCGGCAACAATAATCCAACTCTAGATAATTTTTATTATCTAGGCAACACGACCAATCGTTGGATCGGTGTGTTATCGTCTCTCACAGCCAACAGCGCCTCCATCGGTAACTCCACCGTCAATACCGTCATCAACAGTTCGTCAATCTCATCCAACACAATTATAACTAACACAATCAATGCGTCTGGCAACGTCAGCATCCTAGGTCAGGTGACGGGTAATTCTGGATTCATCGTAACCAACTATGATCAGAATGGTGCCAACTTCAGAATAATTGCTGGAAGCTATGGAACCATCCTGAGAAACGATGGAACCAACATGAGTTTCCTACAAACCGTGTCGGCCAACGCCATCGGAACATGGAATGCCTTCCGACCATTATCATGGGCTCTTGGTACAGGCGCGGTGACCATCGACGGAACAGGCGTCGGCGTATCATTCGGAGGAAGTCTCTCGCTTCCAAATACCGCTGCCATCACCATCGGAAACTCTACAGTCTTCACAACCGTCAACACAACCAACTTCACAGGCACCGCCAACAATTCTCTATATCTTGGTGGAACCGCTGCGGCATCTTATCAATTAAATTCAACGCTGGCTGCAAACGTGGCGACAATGGCATCCAACAATGCATCCTTCCTTGGTGGAGTCGCACCCGCCTCTTATCAGCTTACCGGAGCGACTCTGATTGCCAACGTGGCCACCATGACGGCCAACAACACGTCCTTCGTTGGAGCCACATCCGCCTCCAACGTGGTTTCAAATGCTCAGTTGGTTGCGAATCTAACGGCCTATCAGACTGTTTCTGGTATGGCTGCTGCTGTCTTGCCTCTTACGGCCAACAACACTTTATTTGTAGGTACAACTTCAGCCGCTAATGTGGTGTCAAATGCTCAGTTGGTTGCGAATCTGTCCAACTATCAGACTACGGCTGGCCTTGCTGCCAACGTTCTCGTTCTCACTTCAAATAATTCAAATTATCTGGGTGGGGCGGCTTCTGCTGCCTATCAGACTGTCGCAGGACTTGCTGCCAACGTTGCCATGCTTCCATCAAATAATGCTCTCTATCTGGGAGGAACTGTTGCCGCATCTTATCAATTAAATTCCACGCTGGGTGCAAACGTGGCCACCATGACTTCAAATAACTCAACCAACTTTGGTGGACATGCTGTTGCCTTCTACGCCAACGCGACGAACTTTAATGGGGCCTTTAACGGATCGACCATCAATGCAAGTAGCACGGCGAATATTGTCGGCACCATAACAGGTGGGGCCGGTATTATATCATCGGCATATGACGCCAATGGCGCTAACATAAGAATGATTGGTGGAACCTATGGTGTCATTGAAAGAGTTGATTCTACGAGCTATTATGTCCTCCTTTCAAATACCGCCGACACCTATGGAAGTTGGAATACTCTTCGCCCACTCACCATCACTCTCGCCACTGGCGCTGTCTCCATCGACGGAACCGGGGTCGGAACCACATTTGGTGGCAACGTTGCCCTTGGAGGAGGATCATTGAATGTTGGTGGCAACATGAATTTAACCGGCAACGGCTTCGTCAATGGTCATATCCAGTCATTGACCATGACAACCACAACCGTAAGCGCCAACTATGCCGTAAGTAACACGGATATGGGAACCGTTCTTGTGGTGAATTCTAGTAACAACGTCTATATCAATCTTCCAAATACACTTCCGACCAACGCAAAACTTCTTATTACAAGAGTCAACACAGGAAATGTTAATATATCTAATGCTGTCGGCCTTTCTCTTGGTTCAAGAACTAACAATTACAACATTCTTAACCAATATGGATCAATTTCTCTTTTCGTAATAAATAGTTCATGGGTAGTCGTGGATGGAAACATCTAATGATCAGAGAATTAAATTCATCCGACAAAGATGGTATTCGGACCATACTTAAATCACGTAATCATATCTTTACGGGGCATGAGTTTGATTTTAATACGTATCTTCCGACCATTACTTCTGACGCACACTTTAGAAACGATATGTTTGTTAATTTAGGTTTATTTGAAAATGATATTCTTGAAAGATTTGTCTTACTCTTCAAACTTGGAAACCTAGGTATTACTGTATTTTTATGTTCAATGAAGAAGCCAAAGAATAATATTGGGTGGGATAAAAATTATGATCTGTTTGTCAATGAAATTATAGAGACACACATCAGAAGAGGCGTCGATGTCTTTTATTATCTTTCTTCGACGGGATTTAATGATGAAACAAAGAACGAAGGTGTTCCGGCATTCAAAAAGTTTGATGTGGAAGTCTTCGATCTTAAGGCTGGCGACATAAATTATAATGGTCCAAATAAAGAATTTGTTGAGAAATATGTCATAGGTAGTGTTCCCTATAAGGAAGACCTCTATATAAAACAACTCACGCTTAAGAAGGACATTGTATGACGGTTATTACCTTCACGGCGAATTCATTCTGGACTGTTCCTAATGACTGGAATCCCACCAATAATACAATAGAATGTTACGGGTCTGGTGCTGCTGGTGTTACACCCGTAGGTAATACAAGTGGGGCCGGTGGAAATGGTGGAAATTATGCCAAAATTGTAAATTATTCGACCACCGTAGGATCAAATTTAAGTGTTGTTGTTGGATCACAAGCATATTATAATTCATTCTTTGTGAATACTTCTACCGTGATGGCGACAGGCGCAGGCGGCTCTGGTTCTGTAGGCACGACTATTTTGACGGGTGGTTATGGTGGTGCTGGTGGCCACGCTACTGGTGGTGGTGGTGGAGGCGCTGGCGCTGGCCCTCTTGGTGGTGCTGGTGGTGCTGGTGGTGATTATACTTATACATCATCATCAAATTCTGGTGGATATGTTGGTGGTGGTGGTAGTGGTGGTAGTTCTGGCGGCGGTGCTGGTAGTGGTGGAGGCGACTAATTATGTCTAACAATGGAAGTACCGGAGTTTTATATGGTGGTGGTGGTGGTGGCGGTGGTTATAATTTAAATGATGTCATAACAACTATTGGTGGTAAGGGTGGAGGAACCACCAACGCCTATACAACCACGGATTTTGCGGGTGCTGCTGGTGCCAATGGTCTTATCATCATCACATATACGCCTGTTACCGCGCCTACTGTTACATCCGTTAGTCCAAATATCACCTATACTGGTAATATGGTTGTAATTAGTGGAACACAATTTATAAATGTACAGAATGTTTACTTTGGAACCATCGCGGCTTCTTATAGCGTCACCAACTCAACATCCATTAGCGCTACGGTTCCTGTTAATGTTGCCGAAGGAACTCTTGATGTCATTGTTCAGAATTTGCTCGGGACAAGTGCCAATACCAGCGCGGATTTATTCACATATCAGACCAGTTCTTATAGTGCCGAGTTCATGAATTTCGCCTTCTAAATAAATAGTCGAAAGGAGAAATATCATGCAGATCACCGACCAGATGCTAATTACCATCGCACCACAGGCCAATAGACAGATCGTCGCCGGTCTCGTTCCATATTTAAATCAGTATCTTCCACAGTATGGGATCACTTCCCTGCTTCGCATGGATCATTTTTTTGGTCAAGCCGCTGAAGAATCCGCTGGCTTTAGGACTCTTGTAGAATATGCCTCTGGGAGAGAATACGAGGGCCGTGACGACCTTGGTAACACCGAGGATGGTGATGGACCACTCTTCAAGGGACGTGGCATCTTCCAGCTTACAGGACGGGCTAACTACGGCACCATGAGTAAAATTCTCGGTGTCGATCTTGTTGGTAATCCAAATTTGGCTGCAACGCCTGAAATCGCCGTCAGAGTGGCATGTGAATACTGGAAGACTCACAACCTCAATGCCTTAGCAGACCAAGACGACCTAGAGGGCATCACCAGAAGAATCAATGGTGGCGCGAATGGAATTAACGACCGTGAGATTTTCACGGATCGTGCCGACAACGTTTTCAGTGCTCTCTTTCCAAAATAGAGCTTGACTTCCTAAGCGCCTTAGAATATCTTCTCCAGACCAATTTCGGTAAGGAGAATGTATAGATGAATTATTTCCAAAAAGGTTTCCAAATTCGTGATGCCATCTTTAACCGCATCTCGGAAGTGATATCAAACGTCAAAGAAGACACTTCAGACTGCCTTGAACAGGAAGAAAGTCTCTCTAATCAGGTCGGTATTAGCCAACAAGATGCTGCCACCCTTTTGTATTGGTCCATAGAATTTGGTGCTTCTCCCCCTATGGAGGATATAATCGAAAAAATAATGTATAAGTATCTCCGTTGGGGTGAGAATGATGTGTCTGGTGTCAACTCTATGCCCCAAATCGTCCTCTATTCCAATGCCCAAGGAAAGCACTTTTACGAGGCAGCTTCACTTCCCGAGGCAGAGCGTTTCAAGAACTTCCTGCTGGCCCGTCCCGACGAATGGAATGTGAAGATCGTGGCCAATACGGGAGAGTGATATGTCCGACACCATCATCCAGAGTGATCTTCTTTCCATCTTCATGTTGATCTTGGGTTTCAGCCTCATCTGGATCGGGAACCTAAAATGAAATTAAAGGGGCTTCGGCCCCTTTTTTTTATAAAAGGTGTTGACTTACCAATCTGAATGATTTATATTCTGAATATCAACCACGGAGTACACACCATGTTCAACGATTGGTCTTCCACCAAGTCCTACGCCAACGAAGAAAACCTCAACAAGGCTCTCACCAAGCTGGGCCTCGACAAATTCAATTCCCTGCACGTTCGTACCCCGGAAGGCCGTTGGACTGCCATCTTCGGGAAGAACTTCATGGGTGAAGACTTCATGATGGCCTGCTGGAATGGATTCAAGGTTCTGGGTTAAGGGAGAGCAACATGTTCAAAAGTTTCAGCCTTCAAAGAAAGTTTTCTGATGGTTCGGTTGGGAAACTTGGCGTCGCGGTTCAACACGACGACTATAGATGGAAGTTCTATCCGTTGGTGGCGGGACGAGACGCCAGCCGGAAATATCACCCCACTTTCGAGGAATGTCTTCCTAAGTGGATTGGTTATCCCGACCGATGCGAAAGTGTCGAAATAATTTAAAAAAAGGTTTGACACTTCAATACAAATCATTTATAACCACAACATCAACAAACGGAGAATTTAAAATGAATTCCATCTTCAAAATCGCCATCGTCGCCAAGATCAACGAAATCGCTGCCGACGTTGATGCCAAGTTTCAACCCCGCGAGAAAAATGTGATCAACCAGATCAAGGAATTCCGCGCCATCACCGGTTTCAAGCTGAAGGACAGCAAGAATATTGTGGAGTCCTTCCATCATCTCAAGAAGATTGAGTCTGATTATGGGGATGTCTTTGAGCATCATAATGCAATCATGGGTTTTGAACGTCTCGTTGGCGATATCGTGGCTTACAACTTCGATCAAATTAATGTCGCGAATGATGTCAAATCCTATACCCCTCCCTATGTGGAGCCTGTCGTGCCGCAACTGGTTCTCTTCCGTATGAATAACAAGGCGCGTTATTACAGGGCGGATTCGAAGAAGGAGGCAGAAAATTTCTGCGTCTTCATAAATCAGGAGGATGGATACGTGGATACGATCATACCCGATGTCAAAATTTACTAATTAAAAATTAAGGGGGGCTTCGGCTCCCCTTTTTTTATTTTAATGGTTGACACCGAAATCATAATAGACTATTATTCAATTCATAGGGGGATGGCCTCCTAAATATGAAAACTAAAGAAAAGGAAATCTAAAAATGAATAAGCTTTTGACTGTTATTGCTCTCACTCTTGCTCTTGGTTTTAGTGGCGTTGCTGTCGCGAAGACCGGAAGCGCCACTGGCACCAGTGGTCATACTGCTGCCACGGCTCCTGCCACGGCGGCTACTCTGGGCCATGGTTCTGTTCGTAAGTGATCTAATCACTTTACTAAATGAAAAAAGGGGGGGGCTTCGGCTCCCCTTTTTATTTGTCATATTCCTTTAAGATAAATATATAAAATAAAAGGAATATCCATGGTCCCTACATCACGAGAACAATTCGCCCAATTTTGCCTCAGAAAACTTGGAAGTCCCGTTATTCAAATAAATGTTTCCGAGCAGCAAGTTGACGACGCCATCGACACGGCGCTGTATCTCTATGCGCAGTACCATATGGAAGGGTCGGATAAAACTTATTACAAATATTCCGTCAGCCAACAGGACATCACCAACCAGTATATCACACTTCCGGCCAACATCATAGGTGCCGTGAGACTTTTCCCTATCGGTGATGCACTGAACACAAACTCCATGTTCAACATGCGTTATCAGTTCATCGTAAATGATTTGTATAATATCTCCAACGTCTCGCTGATTCCATATTACATGGTGATGGAGCATGTTCAGTTCCTTGAGCAGATGCTCGTCGGCCAACAGCCGATTCGTTTCAATCGTCATAACAACATCCTTTATATTGATATGGATTGGGATCAGGTTGTCGTAGGGGAATATCTCTGCGTCGAATGTTATGGCATCCTCGACCCTGCCGTTTATACTGGCGTGTTCTCCGACAAGTGGCTTCAGGATTATTGCACGGCGCAGATCAAGGAGCGTTGGGGATCGGTACTAAAGATTATCCCCATGGTGCTTCCGGGTGGAGGCAAGATCGACGGCCAGACCGTCTATAATGAGGCCAGAAGCGACATCGATATGCTGGAAGCCAAGCTGGTCAGATCGTTCTCGATCCCTGCTGGCATGATGATCGGATAATTTAAATGAAAAGATTAAGAGATATCATCGAATCCCAAGAAAAATACGATAAAGTCAAGACTCTTTATGATAGACCGGGAACACCGGGAGAGAAGGCTGCTGCCAAGGCTGCGATGGATCGAATGAGACCACCTTCCGATAACCCAAAGGTTATTGCTGCTCCTACTGCCACCACTATTCCACATGGATTCTATTGTTATCATCCTAAAGAAAAGAAATATTGGGGTCCATATAATCATGAAAAGGATGCGTCTGATAATGCATCAGTACGTTATCCTGCCAGAGTAGTCTTACATTCTTCCAACACAAATACATGGAGAGAACGATCAGATCATAACAAGCCACATACTCTCGATCCTGATGCAACGTTTCCTCATCTGGATAAGAAGTATAAGTAATGGCACTTGATAACTATCTCAACCCATTTTTTAATAAGTTCGACTACAAGCCCACGCAGGACTTGTATCAGGATTTGATCGTGCAGGCCATCGCCATCAACGGGCATGAGATTTATTACATTCCTCGTAACATCGTCAACTTCGATAAAATTTACGAAACCGACGACCAGTCTATGTATAATACGGTGATCCAGTGTCCTGTTTATATCGAGAGCGTCGATGGATTTTCGGGTCAGAAAGATATCTTCACCAAGTTTGGTCTGGAGATTCGAGATCAGATAACCTTGTCGATGGCGTCAAGAACCTTTGATCGTGTCATCAAGCCGATTACAAACCAACCTCGACCCATGGAAGGTGACCTTATTTACTTTACACTTAATAAAAAAGTCTTTCAGATCAGGTTTACAAATAATAAAGAAATCTTTTATCCCTTGGGTGTTCTTCCCACCTATCAGATGACGCTTGAATTGTTTGAATATTCCGACGAAACCTTCAACACCGGCATCCCAGAAATTGATTCTATTCAGAATGTTTCAAGTCTTAACGTCTTCGATTATGTCTACACAACAGAAGATGGAAAGATTCTTACCGATGAGAATCTTAACAGAATCACGATCAAATCATATGACACCGAGGATATTGATCCTATCACCGATGATGACGACCTAAATAAAGAAATTATTAGTATTGCTGATAATTCGGAGACCAACGCCTTCGGCTTTGAGAACTAAGGAGTTAAAAACATTCTAAATCAGGATTACTTCTATTATAACACAATTAGAAAGTACATCGTTATCTTCGGGTCGATGTTCAACGACCTCGTGATTAATAGAACAGACACCAACGGAAATCTGACCCAGATTGTCAACGTCCCTCTTCAATATTCGAAGAAGGAAAAGATGCTGACCAGAGTGCTTTCTGATCCCAGCATCAATCGAGAAGACGCCATCATCCTTCCGGCCATCTCATTTGAGATTGAAGACATCAAGTATGATATCAACAGAAAATTCAACACCATGGGGAAGAATTCTTTTAATTTATCCAACACGACCGTCAGCTACTATAATTCCGTTCCCTATGATGTTCGTTTCAACCTTTATGTCTATGTGAAAAATAACGCGGATGGCACCAAGATCATCGAGCAGATTGTTCCCTTCTTCACGCCTGACTTCACGATAAGGGCGGTTCTCTTCGCCGGTATGCCTTCTCTCGACGTTCCCATCATCCTTGATGGTGTGGCTCTTAATGATGAGGACAATGAAAAGCTGGCAGATCGAGAAATCATCGTGTGGCATCTAGGATTCACGCTGAAGGGAAACTTTTATGGACCTCAGAAGACTAGCCCCGTCATCAACTTTGCCAACGTGGCCCTCTCTACATGGGGCGGAAGCACCCCCTCAGAAGATAGTTTTAAAATGTTTGGCATGGATGATTTACCTTCCGCGCCATTCACCAACATCATTCCAAATTCCATATCAATGCCAACCATAAATAATTAAAAAGGGAAGATGATGGTTGCCAGTATAATTGTCGTATCAAATAATGTGACCCTCTCCGAGGGCGAGACAGATTATATTATCACCAACGGATATCTGACAAATGCAGCCTCCAACACATTCATGAGTAATACAAATACTTTTGGTTATAACCTTACGTTGATCGAAGGAAATAATATTGTTTCCAACACCTATCTTCAATCTGTTCTTTCAACGCTGACGATATCTATTTCAGACATTGACGACGGAGGCTTCTAAATATCCTTTTAAATAAATAATAAAAAAAGGGAGATAAACTGTGGCAAATAATCTAATCCAAATCTTACGTTCTAATACGACGGCAACACCGGGTTCCTTGGCGAATGGACAACTTGCCTATACTTCGAACGGTGACGTTCTCTACATCGGTTCTCCCGCCACAGGAACACCAGTAATTCCTATCGGTGGTAAGATGTATCCCGGTATTCTTACCGCCAATGCGATGTTGGTGGCGAATGCGACTTCCGGCATCAATAATCTTGTCACAGGAACTTTAACCCTTCAGGGCAACGCCACCACTTCCGGCGTTATTTCGGCCAACGGCGGCGCAGGAACAGCCGGTTATGTTCTGACTTCTGGTGGTGCTGCCGCCAACGCCTATTGGGCTACGCCTACATCAGGCGTCGCCGGTTCAACCACTCAGGTCCAGTTTAATAATGCCGGTGTTCTTTCTGGTAACGCTGGTTTCATCTATGTTCCCGCCACAAATACCGTCACTATCGCCAACACCATCGTCGTCGGAACCTTCACGGCCAACTCAACTCTCGCCAATGTCGCGGCAATTAACGTCATCGGTGCTGTCAATACGGCCACGATATTCGCGACAACATCAGGTAATGTAGGCTCCAACCTAGGTTTCAACACCACAGGACTGACCATTCTTGCCAACGTCGTTGTCTCAGGAACCGTCAACACGACGGCCAATTCTATCATCAATGGTAATTCTCTCTCGATCAATTACTGGAATGGTAACTCCACCGTCAACACATATTCAAACGCCTTCATCAACGCCACATCATTCATCATCGGTAACTCCACCGTCAACACTGTCGTTAATTCTACCATCTTCGTTTCTGGAAACAGCACAGTCTACACGACAGGTAGTGCTTTATCAGATGCATGGATCGGCGTCAACACAAATACCGTCATCAATTCTTCTGCGGTGTTCTTTGGTAACTCAACAGTCAATGCGACGATAAACTCCACAACCTATACAGGATCGGCAAATAATGCGGCTTATCTTGGTGGTGTCGCTGCGGCGTCTTATCTGGCGTCTACGGGAAATTACACCTTCACAGGTAATAATATCTTCGGTGGAACAAACACGGTCGTTTCCTCGAATCTAACGGTTTCTGGATTCCTCTACGCCTCGAATAATGCCCTAGTCTCCAACGCTACCCAGCTTTCGATCACGGCCAACTCAACCTTCGCGGTGCCTATCATCGCCAACTCTCTCACCCTCACCACGGCGCTTTTGGCGACTTCTGGTGGTACTGGTGTGCTTGGGTCTGCGTATGCTGCTGGTGACATTCTTTATGCCGCCACGGCCTCTCCTACCGCGCTGACGAGACTATCCGTCGCCGCCAACGGTCAGGTGCTCCAAATCACCAATAACCTTCCTGCTTACGGCTCTCTCGACGGCGGAAGTTTTTGAAACGAATACTTTTCTAATAAATACTCCTAGAGGCAACTTTAGGAGTATTTTTTTATGTCTAAATACGGATTCGTTTACATTTGGAGAGACCATAAGCACGGTCGTTATTATATTGGCTGTCATTGGGGATCGGAAGATGATGGATATGTGTGTTCTTCATCTTGGATGAAGCAGGCATACAAACACCGACCAGAGGATTTCAAAAGACGTATATTATCTCGTGTATACACGAACAAAACTGACACATTTCTTAAAGAACAAGAATGGTTAAATTTAATAAAACCAGAAGAAATACGTCATAAATATTATAACCTACACGTAACTGTTGGACATTGGACAATGTACCCCGACAAGGTAAAAACTGTAGGCGATAAAATATCTCTTTCCCATAGAGACGATCCAAATTGGGGATCATGGAATATCGGTAAAGTTATGACAGATGAAACTAAAGAAAAAATTAGGAAAGCCAACAAAATCCAATTTGAAAATGAAGAACAAAGAGAAATGCGCCGTCAAAAATCCAAAGACTTATGGAATGATCCAGAGTATCAAGAAAAACAAATGAAGAGAAGAAATGTTGAAGGATTTTATAAAGGATTTACGGGAACACACACAGAAGAAACAAAGGAAAAAATCAGAAAATATAAGAAGGGACAGACTCCTGTAAATAAGGGTAAAAAGATGTATGAAGATCAAATAAATAAATTAAAGGAAGCGTGGAAGAGAAGAAAAGGAATATAACTTGGATCAAATCTTTATCAATACCTACATCGAAAAGACGATGGCGGCTCTCGTGGATTATATCAAGAAGGATATAATGTCACAGACTCAGGCCGAGATTTCAAATCAGCTAGTCCAGACCTTACAAAATGAAAACAATGATTTGAAGAAACGTCTATCCGACCTAGAAGAAAAGATAAATAAAAAGAATAAAAAAGAAGTACATACTTCTACTGAATTTTAATGTTTAAACATACCTAGTATATACTAGAGTTTTGAAAAGGTCTATATATGGCGCTAACAATTGACGGCATTTCTACGTTTGGTGGTAATTATACCACCGGATGGGGAAGTGGCACCGGCACAATACCTTCATTTATAACGTCGTATAATAATGACCTGATCGTCGTTGTTATCGGCATAGAATGCACGACCCTTGGGCATTGTGTTGTCTCTAACGTGACAGCAACGGGCCTTACATTTACACGCCGTAGTGCTCTCTACATGGATGATGTGGTAGGGTTCTTTGGCAAAGAATACACTTCTCTCGAAATTTGGAGTGCTCAAAAGGCAACATCGGGTGCAGTTGGAATAATTACTGTCACATGGTCTGGTCTAAGCTACGATATTGGAGACGGCATTGCCTTTGGTGTCAACTATGATGGTGTAAGTTATCCTGTCTGGTCAAAAAATGTTTCCCTTCCCGCCACGGCTTATCTGTCATCAGGTTCTAGTTATCCCACCGTAACGGGTATCGCCACAAATACTGATGCCTTGGTATTTGGGTTTATGCATACAGATAGCTTCGGCACGTCGCAGAGTGTAGGGACAGGCATGACATTGATCGGCTCCAACCTCGACAACACGGGGTCCTCCACAAATGAATTACTCATAGAATATAAATCCTATACAGGGACAGGGGCTCAGAGTGGTCTAAGTGTCGCGGGTGGAACTAGTGTTCAAACATGGACGGCCATTGGTGACGCCATCGAAACCCCACCGTACCAATATAATGATGACTATATTGCAAACATGTTCTTATTCTTACAAATCTAAGGCAAACATATGGCAAACAACGTAATTCAGATCAAGAAAACAACAGTATCAGGAAGGCCTGCAAATTCAACCAACACGCCTACCCTCAACATCGGTGAGTTAGCCCTCAATCTTCCTGATGGTATTCTTTATTCCACCAACGGAACGACCTTCTTCACTATTGGAGCCAACCTCACCAACCTTAACGTTACAAACCAGATCACCGTCAATGGCGCTGTCGGAACAGCCGGTCAGGCGCTTCTCTCTGGTGGTGGGACGGCAAATGATTATTGGGGAACCGTATCTGCAAGTCCCGGAGGATCGGATACCCAACTACAAATTAATGAAAGTGGAAGTTTTGGTGGGTCTGCTGCCCTGACGTTCAACTATTCATCCAACGTTCTTACTGTAAATGGCGCTGTTAAATCAACATTGCTTCAGACCACAACCCAGACCGGAACCGCCTATACGACGGCCAACACAGATTCAGGAACATTGATTCAGTGTACAAATACTGCGTCTGTCACCATCACCATTTCTAACACTATGCCTGTCAACTCCAGATTCTTAATTACTCAGGTTGGAACAGGTATCGTCACCGTGGCGAATCAGGTTGGTATGAATCTTTCATCCCGAACAGGCAACTACACCATCGGGAACCAGTTTGGAACTATCAGCGTCTTCATCGCCAACAGCACGACGGCCATCATAGATGGAAACATTCTAGGAACAGGAACATTAAACGTCTTAAATATTGGTAGTTCAACGCCTAATACTCTTATCAACGCCACCAGCGTCAACACCGGCACATTTTCAGTAGGATCGACATTCACGGCCAACTCCACATTGGTCAACGCCGCTGCCGTTAATGTCACAGGTGCAGTTAACTCTGCCTCTCAAACCGTGACTGGTTTGACCAACACCAATACCCTTAACGTCACAGGTGCGGTAAATACGGCCACGGTATTTGCGACGGGCTCAATCAATGCTGCATCCGTATTTCTTGCCAATTCTACGGCGCTGAAACATGGAACAAATACCTTCACTCTTGGAACCTCAAGTGTAGCCGCCAACGGCTACACCTATCTTCCAAATGGTCTCTTGATGCAATGGGGCCATTTAACTTATGGTTCCATAACATCAACGATTAGCTTCCCTATATCCTTCACGATCAACTGTTATTCTTTATCAGTAATGAGTTTTAATTCAACCTCGGCAAATTTTTATATTGGTACATTCACAAAGGTTGGTGCGAGTATAACATCAAATGCTTCATCAGGGAGTTTTCTCTGGACGGCAATCGGTAGCTGATCTGATATTAAAATAAATAATAAAAAGGCAAAAAGATGACAGACAAAATAATTCAAATTAAAAGGACAACTGTATCAGGAAGAGTCGCAAACTCCACTAATATTCCAACCCTTAATGTTGGTGAGTTGGCCATCAATCTTCCTGACGGAATTTTATATTCCACCAACGGAACGACCTTCTTCGCTGTTGGGGCCAACCTCACCAACCTGAACGTCACAAATAATATATCTGTCAACGGCTCTGTTGGAACAGCCGGTTATGTGCTGACTTCTGGTGGTGGAACGGCGAATGATTATTGGTCAGGCGTCGCCGGATCGGCTAATAATTCAAATTATCTGGGCGGAATTGCCGCTGCATCTTATCAATTAAATTCTACCCTAGCAGCTAACGTCGCCACCATGACGGCCAATAATTCAAATTATCTTGGTGGTGTCCTTGCGGCGTCTTATCAGACAACGGCAGGATTGGCAGCTAATGTCGCCACCATGACGGCCAACAACACATCCTTTGTAGGTACAACTTCAGCCGCCAAT